AAGCCGCCGGTCTATCCGGTTCTGGCATCTGCTTGCCCATGGAACGTTCAAGAGGCTTTGGCTGTCTTGGCAATGGAGAAGGCACGGATTTATGTGCCTTAGAAGGTTTCCTTGCCACAACGTCTTGGACCAAAACTTGCGGTTCGGGAGTCTGAACTGCAGAACCAGAAAGCTGATACTTGCGTAATGCAGTTTCAACAGCTTCTTCTATCACATTTCGGAGTTCCGTTGAGGAAGGACGTTGTTCGAGGCTGACGCTCTCAGGAACACTTTGAAGAGAGTTCAAAAGCGCATCTACGATAGTCGGTGTCCGCTTTCCATATCCTGCGTTTTTCAGAATATCGTAAGCCGCCTTCTGTTTCGGGTCTGTGAGGTCAAAAGAAACCGGAAGTCTCACCCGATTACCCTTGTCTTGTTTCGATGATGCCAAGGTGTATCACCCCGCAATCAACGACTTTCGGCAGCCAACCTGCTTTCTGCCATCATTTTGTAGCCAACTGCATTGGCGCGTGGGTCATCGATGAACAGATAATCATCACGACCGAGTTCGCTCTCGATAACGGGACGCATCAAGATAGAGCCGCCACCGATGAACACGGGATACGACAGCGTCAGGTCAACGCCTTTTTCTTTCAGAGACCGAATCAGAGTGCGGGCATAGTTCTGAGCGGTCGTGTGAACCACATCATTGAGTTCTTTGCCGGGATTGTAACCGCAGCGCAGAATGTTGTCGATGGTATAGTCGTCCACATCCAGCTGAAAGCGATTACGGACCGCACGTTGAACCTCATCGTACATCTTGATAACGCCGTTGTTGAAGCTCTCACAGAAAGCCATATCAACCTGACCACCACGACTGAACTTCACAACATCGGTGGTATAACCGCCAATATCAATGATATAGGTATAGGCTTCCGGGCGAGCCATGATTTTGGACATGTAAGGTGCAATCGCGGCAACGCCCTGCGGGAAGACCATGACACGAACGATGCGGATTTCAAAATCCACATTGTTGTAGGTAAACACCACACGGCGACCATCACGACCAAAATATTTATCGTACTCCGAAGCAAGGTCGTGAATGTGAGTCGGAGGAAGGCCCATCGCAAGGCACACATCCTGCTTGACCTGCTTCTGGCCAGGGCGTACATACCCCATCGCCATCATCTCTTTGGCAATCGCAATGAGAGTCAGAACGTAATAGGACCAGTCCGTCGTTTTATTGTACATATAAGGGATACGAGACTGAGTAAGGGTATAATAGTTGCCGTCAAAGAGAAGCGTATCGGACTTTACTGCCGGAGGAATTGCACCGTGACAGATAAGACCCGAATTGAACGGCTCAGTGTGCGGCGTCTTGATGTTCTTGTTGCCGGTATCAACAGCAATGACCAACGGATTCATAAGCAATTCATCCTCCCCTTAAACATCTTCCCGGAACGCCAGATAGCGAGCCGTTGCAAGTGCAAGCTGTGCATACTCGCTGTGGATATCCCGGTTTGTATCAAACTCAATGCCGATACTGGTCATAGCCTTCCAGGACATCTCGATGTATTTGCGGCAAATCTCGGACTTGCCGTTAATAAGACGGCGAGCGTTCTCTTTCATCGCCTTGGAAAGTTCCGGCTCCGTATAGACGGTCACAGCATGGATATCATGCTCTTCCAGAATCCGGAACATCTCGATAGCGCCGCGCAGCGCATATTCCACTTCATCGGCTGCATCTCCGCTGTAAGAGCTCTGAATCAGATTCTTGCCGGTATCAATGCACAGACCAAACGCGCCATACTGATTGTTCTTGTCAAATCGGGCATACAGGAAAGCATTGGCTTCCTCATCGCCCACAGGCTTGACATCGCTGGAAGAGCTTTCTTCCTCGCTGAAATGAGGAGCGCTCATGCCGCTCGGCCATTCTGCTGCTTCATCTTCCTGAGCCAATTCTCCCTGCGCCCCGTCATCATCCGACATGGTATCCGGCATAACAAACTGTTCGTTCGGAATCTCCGAAGAGAAAGAATCCGGAGCAGCAGGGGCTTCAGGCTCGTTCTGAGAGAAGCTCAAAGAGGTTTCAATCGGCTCATCATCCCCCTTGACAGGCTCTGCAGCGTCGTTTTCGATATCGCTCAGGTCAATTTCAATCCCATCGTTTTCGGGCTGAGAAACGCTCTGAGCGGCATTTGCGTCAGGGCTCTTTGCACCGTCCAGAATGTGCTGGAATACGAGGGTGTCATCTTCCTGCTCATTGTCCAGGGAAGGAACGTCGGCAGGCGTAGGCTGCGGTGCCGATGCAGGCTGTGCAGGTGCAGCAGGTTGCGCAGAGGGCTTGGCGGCAGCTGTCGGGCTCTGGGTTTTATTGCTGCGGCGGAACAAAGTATTGATAAACGGATTTCCGTCCGTAATTTCATCCATCTCCTGTTCCTTAGTTTCCTTCTTTTCCTTCTTCGGCTTGGCAGGCTGCTGCATAGCGCCGGGGTTTCCTTTCGGAATCATAACTTCCGGCTCGTAATCGTCATCGTACACGCGGTACTTCTCAACAGCGGATTCCTCCACCTTCTTTTTCTGGCGTTCCTTTTCAGCTTCCTCTGCGGCTTTTTCATGTTCACGGTTTGCTTCATTTGCGCGGTTTGCTTTCGATTCATCCAGCCGAGCAAACAAGCTGTTCAAACTGCGGTTCTCAGACATAATTCATAATCCTCCTTCTCAAACATTCGGGGCTTGAGTATTAGCTTCAGCACTGGGCCCAACTTTGGGCTCAGCACCAGGCATTGCATTATTGGACATTGTCTCACTGCTCACGACGCTGGCACATACCGGAACGGTCTTGTCAAGATTGACAGCCTGCTTCAGGCAAGTCGGCCAAACGCAGTAGTCCTTCGCGTCACAGCGCCACGGGCAGCTCCGTTCGGCACATACGGCGCGGACCGTTTTCTTTTGAGCAGCCACCGTAAATGCACCACCAGGCGTTGCACGAATCTCAGAGCGTCGCCGGTCAATCAACTTATCGATGCCACGCTGAACAGCTTCCGGAGTAGTATTCAGTGTAGCTGCAATGTCTTCAACCGAATGTCCTGCCTTATCCAGTGAATCAATCTGGCCGAGCAAAACTTTCGTCATCTTGGGATGTGTACGAAGCGGTTTATTAGATTCCATCAATAAAAGCCTCCTGATAATTTATCGAGCCAGGCGCTTGAGGCGCTTGTAGTAGAAGTACTTCTCTTTCCAGGGCATGTTCTGTGCCTTGAGTGGGGACTGAGCGAATTTGAGGGCTTTCAGCATTGCTTTCATCTCTGCGTCCTCATTGGCGCAGAACAAGCCGATGGTTTCGGGCAAAGCAAGGCTCACAGCAAAGTCCAGCATACCGGTAGCAATCCCGCGCCGTTTATAGGCGTTCTCGACTTTGATAGAGTCGATATAAAGATGTGTCGTAATAGGCAGGACCATCGCAACGCTGTCTTTCGGGTCTTTGTCGCACAACATCTGGCGTTCAGCATTTCGGGCACAGAGATAGTTGATGGCAAGCTGCTTGTCGGGAAGCGGATTGGCAGGAGTAGGCCAGATATCCGCCATCGTTCCCTGCTTGGTCGGAACCTGAAGGATGTCTGCCATCATTACAGCAACTTGAGCCGTTCCATCATAGACCTTAAAGGTGACGGCAGTATCGGAAAGAAGATTCTGCTCACCGAGTTTCGTGCCCCGGTCCTGATACAGAGCACTACTGCAATCTGCAACAACCACAAGCTGGTTCAGGTCCTTATCCACAATCGTGATTTTCTTTTTCATGGTTTTCTATCTCCTTTCCCTATTCATTCACAGCAGAACTTGCGCTTCGAGCCGGTGAACACAACCACCATTGAGGGTCGCATACCACCGGCAGGGTCCTTCGTTCCGTTCTGACCATACTTTGCATAGGACGGCAGCAGGCGGTTGGTGAACTTAACTCGTTCCGGCAGGAAATGCACCCGAACGCCAGGCTGGAGATAGATGTGTTCCTGAAACCAGGCAGAATCAGTCGATACCGGCAGCAGCATGACAACGGTCGTGTTCTTCTTCTTGCCCTCAGCAGCACCCTTCGCAACCCACAGGCGCAGATTTCGGGTCCCGCTCGGAGGGCAGCAATACACGACATTGCCGCGCCAATCCTGTGCAAGACCATCTTCCTTCTTAGTGAAGAACTTCTGGCACTTGGCATTTTCGGGGCGGGCACAGGCATCCAAAGTGAAATGATAAACGCGGTCAAGTTCCTGGAACAGTTCATCCGGGGTTTCCCATTCACCCGCAATGGCACTGCTCACGCTGCTGTTGACGCTTTTGGTGGATTTCATAAAAACCTCCTTGTTATTTTTGAAAAGGTACATTGTAATTTGTTCTTGTGACACCGTTTTTTGGATGCTCTCGAAAAGACACATTTGCTTTCCAGAAACAAGACAAAAAAAAGAAAAGGCAGTCACTTTTTTCAGCGATTAACGTGCTTTTTTGCCCTATGTTTTCATTATCTTTGATTCGCACATTTCCGCAACAATATTTATGAAAAATTAAAAATTGCCCCAGGATTTTTCGTCCCAGGGCACGGAAAAAGTCACATTTTATTTTTTGGAAGGTTCATACCAGCTCACATTCTCACCGAAACTGTAAAGACCAATACCAACGTCGAACGCTGCATCGTCTTTGCCCACAAGATATACCTTGTAGTTGCCGACAGGAAGAACCAGGTCACTGTATGCGTCATCAATATACTCAGCAATAATCTGTTTGTTGTCAGTGTGGATGAACAGAATTTTGAATTCGCCATTTGTGGTATCAACGGTCGTATAGCAATCAACGAGGGTGGACTCGTTCTTGACATCAATATCAAACGCTTCAACGGCTCCTACAAGCTTATCAGCGCTTGCCGTGAAATCAAAAGACCCGTCGCCCATCACATAGCTACCTTGATACCCGGTCGCAGAGTATGCCGTCCTTCCGGCCGCAATCTGCTGCGTATCATCATACAGAGAAGCCTTATCCACACATCCAGTCAGAACCATCATGGTGCAGATAGCTGCAAGGAGCAGTGCTGCGAACTTCTTGATATGTCTCATCATTCATTACCTCCCACGCTATCCTGGCTGGAATCGGCGTTGTCAGTGGCTTCTGCGGGCTGATTTTCAGTGTTTTCGTTGGTGCTTTCGGTATCCTCAGATGCGCCAAAAGTCAGCGTCATGTGTGCGGTTTTCGGTACAACATTTACCGTCATTGTTGTCTCAAGGCCGCTGCTGTTCGTAACCTTGACCTTGCTGGTGCCGACCAAAATGCCCGTCACTTCACCCTTAACGTTGACGGCACAAACCGAATTGTCGGTGTTCTCAAACTCATACAGGCTGTTATCGTTATCCGTATCAGGGTCAGGAACATCAGTATAGACATGAATCGTCTTAGTCTCTCCGATTTCGACTTCCAGGTTGTCGGCATAGAGCTCTTTCGGAGCCTGCTTGACCTTGAGTTTCACAGTCTTGGACACACCATTATCTGCCGTGATAGTGACCGTGGTGGTTCCGGCTTTCAGAGGAACAATCTTATTGTTCTCCACTCGGGCAATCGATTCATCCCCCACACTTACCGTAACTTCACCCACATCAGCCGTTTCGGGAATTGTGGTGTATTCGGGATTCACTAAATTGTTATCAGTAGTAGTGATAATATCATCCATCTCAAAGCCTTCAAGCGGAGATACGACAGTCACTTCCGCGCTGCAGTTCAGCTTGTTATCCCGGCTATAGATATTGATTTCCGTTCTGCCAGATGAATTAGCAGTCAAGCGCAGCGTGTCATCCAAAGATGCAACGCTCGGCGCAAAGCTCTCAAATGTCATTCCTCGATGTTCGAGAAGCTGCGTGAGCTGGTCTCCCGTCACCTCAGTGCCATTTTTAAGAGTTCCGGTCAACTCAATCACGGTGCTTTCACCGAGCTTCAAATCTATCGTTTCCGGCATCGAAATCGATACCAGCCGATGCTCACCGCATCCAGCCATCAGCAGCGCAGCGACCACCGCAACGCAGCCGATTGTGACAATCTGTTTTAATCGTTTCACAGTTATACATTCCTTTCTTTAAGGTGTGATACTATTCAAATTGGTACTTTCATACTTACAACTCTATTATCAGCAAATCGCACGAATCCGCAACGGGTGGTTTTTAGCGGAGATTCTTTCAGATATTACGCGAAAAAAAGCAGCCACTCCCGAAATTGGAGCAGCTGTCATTTGGTTAGAGCCGAAAGCCGTTTGCATTTCGAGTGCGAGTGAGGTATAATGGTAGCAGGAAAGCAGACGTCATTCTGCTGGTGGACTGGCACCTATAATCCGAGTGAGATGCAGAGTACAAAGACCTGTCGGTTGGCGAGCAACGATAAAACTCGAAAGAGATGCAGGACATAAGGGCCTGTCGGTTGGCGGACAACGATACAAACCAGTCACGAAGGGACATCGGACAATACCACGGTATTGTAGGCGTTCCTTTATTTTTTGCTCAAATGCAGGTAGGGCGAAGCAGCAAGCACAAATAAAAAGAGAGGGCAGCCGATTTCTCGACTGCCCTCAATTGTTGTACAGAAGCGACCATCAGGTCACACTGGGAAGGTCATTTTGCGTCTTTGAGCCACGGCTGAGACTGCACTTTCTCGAAGTCCGCATCGTTCGGCATCACGCCACCGTACGGAGCAATCGTGTAGGTCACTTTCGTGACCGGAGTGCAGACACCGGATTCATTCACATTACCGGTTGCAATGTAGACTGCCATAGGCACCTGCATTGCGCGGCCAGTGATGTTGTTGTTGATGAAATCGCCGGTAGCTTTCGGAATGACCCAAGCCGTATCGCTATGGTCAATTGCGTTATCACCCTGAGTCAGGACGGTATCGCGCAGACGCATGTACAGCTCGCCACGGCGCAGACGGTTCTTTGTCATGTCGTATACCGAGTTGCCATACTCGCCGTCAGGGTAGTACTCCATGCCAGGCATATCACGCATCAGCCAAGGACCATTGGCCTTGATATTCTTGATTTGGATAGCCACAGTAGAGTAGTTCGTGATGCGGTAGTTGGTAGGCTCTTTGACCTCACCACTTGTGGTGTTGCCATACATACAGACGTACAGAGGAACCGTAGCCTTCAGCAGAGCCGGATGCACATACAGGCCGCCATCATGGATAATCAGCTCGTAGTTGCGGACCGTTTCACCATTCGGGTTAACGACCGTATGAACATCCAATGCAGGACCACTCTTGGTGTCGGTGTTGATAGTTACCAGATACGGAGCCAGAAGCTTGTGGTTATAATGGCAGAAATCGCAGGTCTTATCCTCGTAGTTCCACTCAAAATCATCATCGGTGCTCGTACCATCTGCGTACAGAGGCAGGGAGCTGATGGTGCAATCGGTCACAAACGGGATATTGGTCTTGCTTTCCTTGACATTTTCCTGCTTACGATAATCGTAGGCATCCACAAATTCTTGAGTCAGGTTGGAGGGATTACCGCCCGCAACGTACAAGACGCTGCTGACTGTATCTTTCGCCTTGAGCTTTGCATCCAGAATCGGAGTGGCGTCAACGTCGCTCACGACATCAATCAGATTTGCATCATCATCTTCCATCTGAATGTTCACATGGAAGTTCGGGTTCTCGTTGTAGATAATCTTATCGCTGTCAAGAACCGTCACATGCAGCGGACGCGGGTCAACGACAAAGCGGCCATTCAGAACCATGACAATATAGTTCTTCAGAACGGGGTAATTGGCTTCAGTCAAGCCAACATAAGTTAACGGATAAGTGCCAACAGGAGTCGATTCATCAGGAACAAGACTTTCATGACCACTTACCAGAGTCTTGAAATAAGACTTCTTGTAGCTCTGGTCCAAAGTCAAGGTATCACCCTGCACCAGACCATCGATTTCCAGCCAGCAGCCTGCAGAAGCTGCAGTACCGTAACCGTAAGCCTTCTTGTCATGCCAGGGCTTCTCCCCTACGCCGTCACCATACAATCCACGCCAACTTGCAACCTGTGCGGTCAGGTTGGCGCGTGCGATAGCGCCGGAATACTTCTCCTTTGTGATACGGTAGTTCTTGGCATCCTTACCAGTCAGTGTCGGATGAGCATCTGCCGTAATCGGATTCTCGTCCAACTCATAAGGCCAGTTGGAGCTTACCGTGCCATCTGCATTCAGCTTCTGGCCAGCATCCTTGGTCTTATAGTTGCCGGGAAGGGTTTCTTCCTTAATCTTAACGTCATCACCTTCAAGCACGCCATCAATCAGGATATCCTTAATGGTGGCTTTGGTCGTGCCGTCATAGTGTTTGACGTTGCGAGGATAGGTCGGGTCTTCCAGATAAATACTGTGAACGTACAAATCCAGAGGAGTGATAGAGCCAGACAAGTCTTCCTTCTCAATGTAGTAGTTGCCTGCGCTGTTGCCAACGAGAGAGAGTTCACTGGTTCGGATGACGACATAGGGACCGCCAGCATCGCTGACATTCTTGCCATCAACCGTGTAGTTACCAGTCACCGTAGTGGTGCTCAGCTTCACAGTGTTCTCGTCCTTCGCAATCAAGCCGCCAGAAGCAATATGAACATTTTCCAGAGTTGCCTTGCTGGTGCGGTCGTAGGGTTTATCGCCAGTACCGATAATCGTCAATCCGCGAGGATAGATATCGAACTTGACGGTATCACCAATACCGCTCGGACTGCTGCCGTCATAAGTATGACCGGGGTTCGTGTTTTCGTAGCGATATGTGATGATGTAACCCGACACCGTACATTTTGCTGTTGCGGTATAGGAACCGCAATCGGAGCGCGGATACTGGTTCTTGTCCGTAGACGCATCGCTTGGAGCCTTCGTCAATGTACCTTTACGGTTAGCATAGACGATAGTGGTGTTCTTCACGATATTGTCCATATCGGTAGAAGACAGGTTGCCGGAAACGCTGATGGAAGCTTCATCGGGGTTGCCATCATACAGCTTATTGGCTGCAGTGATAGTAATGGTTACATGCTGTTCCTCAATACCGGAATCGGGGTCGGTATCTTCGTATGCGGTATCGAAAGCATTCTTGCCGTTACGAGAGAAACGAGAAACAGAGGATTTGACCAGCTCAATGCTGGAATTACCAGCCTGCTCAGAACCGGAACCGCCGCCATCATTGCTGATGTTGACTTCCAAGACCTGAACCTTGTGTCCACCTGCATCAGTTAGAGTAGTACCAACGCCTGCAGCCCAGCTCAAACCGCCATTGCCGTCGCGCTTACAGCTGCCCCAGCCATCTGCATTGGCGAGCTTAGAGGACTCGTTAGCGTAGCCGCCGTACCAGCCGCCGCCGCCACCGCCAGGGCCTTCAACACCAACCTCAGAAGAACCATCAGTAATACCACCGAGGAACATAGAGAAGTCGCCGCCAGACATACCTTGGCCAAACGGACCACCGCCGCCAAGCTGGCCGCCCCAGACATGCAGGACGCCGTTGTTATCGGAACCGCCAGTAGCATCGCAAGCGCCGTGCTGGTTAGCACCACCACCGCCTGCAACAGCCAGAACATACTTCTTAGCCGTGTTTTCATCGCCGTACTCAGCCAAACGACCTGTGCCGATGATGCCGACAGCCACGGTAGTAGCACCGCCGCCAGAAGCGCCCTTCAAGCTCCAGTGAGCGTAGCGCTCCTGCATCATGATACCGCCGTTACCACCGCCGTTGTAGCCGCCCTGGACCACAACTTTTGCGTTAGCATCGGGGCTCGATGCACCGTTGACGTAGTGTGTCGGGTCATGAGAACCAGCACCGCCGTTGACGAAATAGAGCGTCGCGCCCTTTTCCGCCTTGACGCGAATCGTGGTCTTGCCGCCAAGCGAAGTGCGTTCGGGAGACAGACCAAACTGGTTATCAGCGCCACCGCCTGCACCGTTCAGAGTGATGATATACTCACCGGTATACGGAGCAGTGTACATAGAATAGGGTTTCGAAGTGCTGTTGGGTTCGGAGTAGACCTGAGAAGAGGATGCACCGCTGTTCTGTTCATCAATGTAGAAATACACCTGGTCCATGTTGGCCTTTGTGGTCGGAGCATCATAGCAGATGTAGTAGATAGCATTACGCCAGAACCATTCCCAAGTTTCCTTCGGAATCGTGTTGCCGCTCTTAGAACGGTAAGCGAAGCCTTGACGCTTGTTGACGAATTCATCATCCGTCACCTTTTCGAAGAGGTCCGTAAAGCACTTACCGTCAGAGTTGCGAATCTTGTTATCGATAACCACGGTATCGCGGGAATCGATGCCGGAACGGTTATTTACGCCATTCCCCGCGATGAAGTAGGTTTCCATGTAACGCAGACCATTCGGAGCGATAATTGCCAGGTCTTTGTAGTTGTAAACCGCACCGCCGTTATTCAGAGCTGTGTTGATTTCGGAAATTTCATTCCGCAGGGTCGAAATGTCCTTTGCGCTGCCATTTGCAGTCGTAATAGTATTACGCTTCTTCGTAGCTTTGTTCGGAACATTGGCCTTAATGGAAATGTTGTAATCCAGAACCAGTTCAGCGCCGTAAGAGGACTGGCTGATATCCTTATACAGATGGTCTTCCGGATTGCTGGAGTTCACATCGCGGTCGAAGTTGTAAGCATCGGTAGCAGCAGTGGTATAGGGCTTCATATCGGCGCTATCCCAGTTCTGCATGTACTGAGCTTCAGCCTGGCAACGGAAATAGAAGTGCGTATTACCGTAATCCATCGGGTTGGTAGCGTTATCAATGTACAAAGACACGATAGCGTTCCATTCCGCATAAGAACTGTTGTTCAGGTCCTTGGATTCAGTCGGGTACATTGCTTCCAGCTTAATGTAGCCGCTGAACTTATTGAATGCTTTGCCGCTGGACATGAAACTCTTTTCAAGTTCAGCCACTCGGCTGTTCAGTTTGCTGATGTTGCCAATCTTCTTGCCAACATCGCTGTACTTCAATGTGACGGCATCACCGACATCCTTGAACTGAGAGAGGCTGCCGCCGCCTGCCACATCACTGTACAACCACTTAATGGTGGGAGCACTGTCTTTATTACCGTAATAGGTAATCTTTGTAGTATAAATGGCCTTGTTATCACCTGCTGCGCCATAGGCTTTACCACCCTGGCCCAGTTTATCAGGATTGATAGCATCCAAAGGAATTTCCTTCGGGCTACGGCCATTATTCGGGTTGGAAGCCGGGGTTGTCCATGCAAGGTTGCCGTTGCTGGAATCGTAGTTATTCAGCAGCAGAGACTGAGCCTTCAATGGCGTCATCTCAATGGGCGGTGCATAGATGATAAGGTGACCGGTACGAGCCTGTGCAATATCGTTTGCCGTGGTAGTATCGGTGCTCATGGTATGCCCGGTAGACTTATAGGTGAAGACACAGCGGAAATCCGTGCCATCCCAATCCATCGCTGCATTCGAGAGTTCCAGTGTGACGGTGGTGTGCTTATTGAATGTAGATTTACCTGCATTCATCTTCGCATCACTGCCGGTGAAGGAATCCGGAATCCAAAAATCGGACGGATACCAGACACCGCCACCCAAAGCATCGTTATCATCAGTTTTCGTTACATAACTGATTTTGTACTTAGAGGACGGGAATAGAGTGGAATCACTACCAACCGAAACCCAGTTACCGCTTGCGTCACGGTACTGAACCTCATAGGTCAGGCCATCCTCGACGCCCTTCCAGTAGAACGCATCGAAGGAGAAGGAAGTGCTGCCGCCAACGGAAATACGGCGGTCAAAAGCCTGCTCGATGTACATCGGGCGGATTTCAACGTCAACATAACCGTTACGGCCATCTTCAGCCTTGTCCATGCTGGAATATACCGCGCCGCTCAGAGTGTATTCACACTTGAACTGAATACGGTTTGTGGTGTAATCCAACTTAGAGTAACTTACAGAGCTTGTCGTATAAGGCAAGTCACTGTCCGTTGCTGCAGTGAACGTCAGGCTGTTAATCTTGCCACTTACCGTACCGTCTTCGGTGTCGAAGGAAGTGCCAGGATTACCGATTTTTACCCAATCGCCAACCTGGTTGTCAACGGAAATCGTGCGGTAATACCACACAACGTCAGAGGCTTTCAGCTGCTCGTTATAATAGAGCTTGCTGTCAACCGTCTTGTTGACCGGACCTTCCCAGTCCTTATAGTCATCAATCGGGTCAGCGGTTGGGGTCATCAGCTGCAACGGATGTGTCTCAGTGTCGTTCCAGAAATGGTTCGGTACGTCAACTGTAATCATGCCAAACTGAGTGACCTTGTTGCCGCTCTTATCGATGACATCGGCACGCATCATGCCAGTGGTCGGCAGGTTCGAGATAACGTATTTGCTATCGCTGTTTACAACACAGTTATAGTCAACGCCATCGGAGCCATGAACAACAACTTTGTAACCGGTATAATCGGTCACGCCATAAGAGGTCGGGAACAATGCATTCAGGTCACCAACAACACGGGCAACACCGGTGATGCGAACATCCGGCTGATTGTCCAGCTTCAGAATCGGCAGCGTACCTTTGGTCATATCAGAACCAAGGTTCCAGCCGTTGTTCTTGCCGCTGGTATACATACCGTTTGCAGTCACGCTTGTGTTATCAAACACGGGCTGATTGTTGCTTGCGAGCTTGACCTTATAAACGTCTGCGTTCCAGTGACCGGAGAAGTTCTTGATGGGCTTCCAGCCTTCCGGCAGAGTCAGGTCATCCGTCAGCTGATAGCAGCCATTCAGCGGATACCAGAAAGTACCGCCATTCTGCAAAGCGGACAGAACCTGCTGTGCGTTGACAGAGGAAACACGAATCACGAAATGAACATCTTCCTGGCCATTCTGCTGTGCCGCACAAATCTCGCACTGTTTACGCTGAGAGATGTACATGACAGTGTTGGCGAACAGAGAAGCTTCACCATCGGTGGCTTGGTTGGTCGGAAGGTGACCAATCTGGTTCATCAGGAAGTTGCCAGTACCAGACAAATAGAAGTTACTTGTACCGAACCAAGTACGTCCGGTCTCTTCATCCGTAATAGTTTTGGTGGTTGGGTTCGGATTGTAGCCGAACTCAGCGCCTGTTACGTTGCCACCTGCATAATCGACCCAAATAGGCCCAAAAGCAACCTGAGAGTTAGAGTGCGTTTTAGAAGCTGCAATGGTTCGACCTGTAGGAACATCATATGGAAAGTTGGTGGGATTACGGTATTTGACAGTACTCTGAGCCTGAGAATTGGAGTAAGGCTTCAATTTTACACTCAGCTGGTCAGAACCGTACATAATACCAGCCTTACCGTAGGAGCTGTGAGAACCACCAGTGGACAGAATCATCGAAATAGCATCGGTCGGAAGGACTGTACCAGAATCGATGTTGCCGCCGTTAGCACCCATCAGAGCATTCATGTTCCAGTGACCGTTATCAATGTTGGGAACACTGTTCAGAACATAATAACGGGTAGAGGTATCGTTCTTGTCAGGACCATACCGGCCGCCTTCGTAGTAATCACGAGAGCCAGGGTCAGTATAACCAGCTTCATGGGCATCATACCAGGAACCAGCATAGGCATACATTGTATCGTGGCCGATACACATACCGTAGCCCTGGCTCAGGAATGCCTTGATAGCATAATAGGCTTTACCGGAAAGGTCCGGCTCTTGATTGACGCAGACACCCCAGCCGATAGAGTCAATTCGATAATTGCCCTCGGCATCCATCATATAACGGTCAGGGTCTTGGTTAAAAGTTTCAACCTTAATAGAAAGGACCGTAATATGCTGACTCATGTGGCTACCATTATCATTCTGCAACCAACCGTTATCAGTTACATAGTTGATAAAGTTTGCATACATACGTCCTGCATCAGAAACCCAGGGATTCAAGAAAACAACAGCATCCTTGTACTTTGTGCCGGATGCACCAGTGCCATAGCCGCCATTGTTGCGAAGCACAGCCGTGTAAGCAGGAACATTAACTGCAGTGCCAGTCAGATTCCAGTCGTTGCTGTCGTTATGAGGACGAAAATAGACGGTCTGACCATACCACTCAGAGTTGACTTCAAGTTTGTCACCATCAGTCAAGGGAAAGCCCATGTATTCGCGGGTAGTACCAGTCGGAAATTTATTATCATCCAACACATTTGCCGTAAAGTGACTCGTATTGAAAGACCCACCAATCTGCGTCCAATAACGGTCAGCAGTGGCTTTGTCGATTTTGCCAGCATTGAACCATTCGGTAACCTGGTCGTACATGTTTTTGGTGATGTACTCGTAGTTGCCGTTAAGACCCGTAATCCACTGGTTATCCGAAGAAATGGCAATGCTGTCAGCGGAGCGAGAAGAGAACGTGTCTGCCAGCATAACAACCGTATCAGGCATGTTCTGAGTAGCAACGTCACTGCTGTTCTCGTCTTCCGGCAGGCTGACGCTGAACTGAACCGTCTGGAGAATGATATCTCCGGCCTTGTCCTCGTCAGTCAGCTCATTGCCCAAATCTTCGAGAGCCTTGAAGTTTTCCTCGCGGTATGCTTCATCGGTCACAACAATGCGGCAGCGATAGTTGGCGGACAGGTCATCTTCCGTCACTTCAAAAGTGTAGGTAGATTCCGTTGCACCCTCAATATCCTGCCATTCGGTTTTTAGGTTTGCAGTGCTTTCATCGGAAAATTCCCACTTGCCGTCATCGTTGAGATGTGCGGTGTAAGTGCTCTCTCCGTTAGAAGCATAGACTTCAACGGTGCCGTCTTTGGTATTGGCAGCGGTGATGGTGTAGCCATCCAGAACGAAGTTGGGAGTGTGGTATGCAATCTGGACATCGCTGGAATCAGCACCGATTTCATCGAGCGCATCGACTACAGCGTAGTACATCTCGCAGCCTTGCCAGACATAGTCGGGACGCTCTTCAAGGACGGTGTGCTCTGTGGTATCTTCGATAACGAAGTTGTACCAGGTAGGCTCGTCCTCTTCGTAATTGTAGAGAGCCAACGCCGTATCAACAGCAAAGTTCTGTTTGCGCTGCCACTGATAGGTGACGGATACATCGTCACGATTCAGCAGAGCATCCAGAGTGATAGAATCGCCAACATCCGCAGTCAGTTTATCGCCGTATTCCGGCGTTACTGTCTGCAAACCGACGAAAGTGGGTTCTGCAGTTTCAGGAGTAGAGACTTCTGTGTCGCTGGCATCCGATTCAGAAGTCTCTTCCCCATCCACCACATCAGACGTTGCATCCTGAGTAGTTTCATCGTTAGAGTTGGCATCCTCATACGATTCATGCGTCAGGTCCACAACATCCGTGATAGTCGGCGCGGAAGTGGCATCAGAGGAGTCGGCATCATTTGAACTACCGGAATCCACCGCATCTGCCTCTTCCGCAGCCGGGGCATCCGTAACATCGGTCGAAACAGAGGCGCTGTCTCCGGTTTCGTCTGCGAACGCAAGTGCGGTCGTGGACATCATCGAAAACAGCATGCTGGCGGCCAATGCTACGGAGGTCACTTTTTGCATAATTTTCTGCATAATGCGATTTCCTTTCTGTACAGCGGCGTTTTTGCAGGCACTTTGGCTGAGCGCCACGCTTCAACGCCCCTGCACGCATTGCTTTTTGCTTCCGTACATTTTCTATCATATGCGATTCGCAAGCCTTGGCAATAAGCCAGAAAAACAAATTTCGCGGAAAGTGAAAAGTGACTTTTCAACGACACGAATAGAAAAAGAAGCCGTACCTTTATGGGACGGCTTCTTCTTTGCATATGGGTCTTTGTGCAATTACGACAACGTGGGGAGGAAAGCTTGTGAAAATTAGCAGTCAAATATATGGTATATTATTTGCAAGAAGTTTTTGAAAGGCTTAGGCATTAGCTTTTCTTTTGAAACGGGCTTTTTGGGGCGGAAGAATATAAAATATCATTTTTCCATCTTTCGCCTCCCACGCCCGAACTTGCTTTCGTGCATAAGGTAGGAATTTATTGTAGTCATCAACATCATCAATCGCGTATGTTCTATCGTGGACGCGGTCAACAAGCACTTCACCTGTTTTAATGTTGACAATGGCATAGTCGGTGTACGGGTCCGTACAGCAGAAATTGTCCAGCAAATCGTGCAAAGTTATCATAATAGTCACCTCAAATTACAAAGGAGTTGTTAATCTATGGCAAAGTACACAGAGGCGTTCTGCGTCACCACGGGCAGCATGATTTCTATCATGCAGATGCGTAGTGAGTACAATCACGACCCCGCCATTTATGAAAAGGTCTACAAGGGGCACTTGTTCTGCCCTGGCTGCCAGGCTGTCCCACTAACAGTAGTTCATACGAACGGGCAACTCTATTATCGTGGGCACCCACATGAGGAGCACGCCGATGGCTGTTGGTACGCATTGGATGAGAGAGTTGTGAAGAGCGTTACTGAAATTAACGGCGATAGTGAGGAGCAAGCTCTTTCTCAGCTTGACTCGCTCTTACGTGCCACATTTAATGGCAATCAGCAAGCTGCCAATGCCAGGGCTGCAAACCGCAATGCAAACAGAAGCAATGCTCCTGTTGTGCATCAGCAGCAAGAGGCCCGCAGGCGTCTCCCTCAGTGCCGTATTGAAGACTTGCCTGTGCGGTTAGCAACAAATGATAGCCCCCAAGAAATTAGCATTTATTATGGCAAAGTGCTTTGCGAGGTTGTTAACGCCAAGAATCCTTACAACGGGGTTGACATCAAGGTGCTAATCGTAAAGGATGCAGTAACAAAGAAAACTATTATGGGGCTTACAATGTCTTTGACTGTTTGGAGCCATTTTACAACCGAAACGCAAACATTACTACAAGCAACACAACGACCTGTCCATATTGCATTTCTTGGTGTATTTACATCATCGCAAGGCAGGGACTTGGGATTACCCTATACGTGCTATCTCAAGACTTCTACATACTTGCAGGTTTTGAGAGACTAAATCACTAACGCGATGAAGCGTGTACTATCTGTTTCCACACGCCAATCCGACAAGATGCGTTCTGCAAGCGCTTTATCTACATCTTTCACTAAGCCTTCAAACAGTGGGACAACATATAACGTATAGTTCTCCGCAATGGCAATTTGCTGCGTAGCAGGGTCTTTAGCCGTTGCAATGAGTTCTTTAAGTTTTATAGGTTTCATTAGCTCACCTTCTTTATCTTTTATTGTAGTGGTATCGCACATTTTGGCAAAGGTGTTATAATACACAGATGTTATTCTTTAAAAAAGAAAACTCGTAGCAAGAAGACTTGTTGCTTCTATACTACGAGTTTCTATATTACCAATTACAGAATTTTGGTACTATTAGCACCAACCAACTGCGTGTTCTTCCGGAGGGCAACCATTGTCGGTGGGAGTGGAAATTACAGGGCCACCCCATTCCCAACCACCGCTGCCGTTAGGCTTGTTTTCCGTACTGCCGCTATCCCCACCGCTCGGTTGAGACGGTTCCGGGTTGCTCGGCTGTTCCGGCTGAGGGTTAGGTGCAGGCTGAGCCGGTGTGGGATTGCTTGCCGGGGCAGAACTACCCGTACTGGAGGAGGTATTACCCTTGTTGGAACTCTTGCTGGTGTTCTGCACAATTTTCTTGGCCTGGACGGTCAGCTTGTAGGTCGCATTCACCAGGCTGCAAGACCTGAACCCTGCCGTCTTTATCGACGGTGGCCACCGCCTCATCAGTAGAAGCGTAACTCACCTTCACGTCGGTGGCATCAGCCGGGCTTACAGTTGCCTCGACAGTGGTTTCATTTCCATCGTTGAGCTTGACGTCAAGGTTGTCGGGAACGGTGATGTCTTTCGCGGCCACTTTAACCGTAACCTTGCAGACAGCACTCATCTCAGAATCCGTGACGCTTGCAGTGATGTCAGCTTCACCTGCAGAGACAGCAACCACCATGCCAGTCGCATCAACTGTCGCGACACTCTCATCGGAAGAAGTCCATTCGACCGTCAGTTTACTTGCTGCTTTAGCGAGCTTTTCGTCAGTTTCAGCGCTTTCACCGGTTGCAGCAGTCTCAGGAGTTACGGCGGGTGCTTCGTCGGTGCCGTACACAACAGGCAGGGTAATACTTTCACCCTTCTCCACCATCGCAGACTCCGGAACCGCGATGTTCGTGATTTTCACGCCGCACCCTACCAGGCTGAGCGCCATCGCAGCGGCTGCTACCACTGCTAAAATGATAGTCTTACGTTTCATATTCAATTCTCCTTTACATCCCGGCGTCTAGTGCCGGGGCCACATTCAACTAATAGGTTCGACGTCAGCCCTACGCAGCTTTGGATTTCGTCATCGACGATGCCGTGGACTCTATGCCGCCTATCCTTCTGTACAATTGCATAATACCATTTATGTGGTAATCACACAATACGAACCTCGAAAAGTTCACAGATTGTTAATGCGGTCTATCGAATACCTTTATTTTACCGACACTGTTTTGCAAAGTCAATTACATGATTAACAAAAAGCAATAAATGCTTTTATTGATTATGACGAAATATGGCAAAAAGAAAGCGCACAGGCTGGTATAGTTCATAGAGGGACGGTTCTTCATGCAAAAAAGAAAGCGTACAGACCGGTATAGCCTATACGCTGTTATAATGATAGAAATGTAATTGTATTAGATTATTTCCGTCCTGCCTTACGAACAGGGTGCATCACTCGCATTTCAAACTTTCAAGGAAAGAAATTGCTTCTTGTACAGTAGAAAACGTTCTGCAATTCTTACACAGCCAGAGATTGCGCTCGTCTGTATCCTCCAGACCTGGCATCCCTTCTTTTAAGAGATTCTGCAGTACGATTCCCGCATTCTTCACTGCCGTGGGATAATGTTGGGCAATGCGTGCCGTAGCGATATAGTTCCCCTTCTTGTAAGTAGGTTCTTCTTTTATGACTTGTCGCAGCATTTGTTCTTTTTCTGGAACGGTCAATACCGGAGGGGCAAACAACCTGTAATGAAGCATCAACCAATACTCGATGCATCCAGTTGTCATTAGCAGACGAACTCTAATCTGTGGCTTTTTCCGAAGACGTCGCAAACGCTTGATGATTTCCAGTCGTTTGCTCAAGTTATCTACATCTTTTTCTTCTACATCAAAGAAAAACCAAATCTCATCAAACACATCTGAATAATCCCGGTATTTAGGGTCTTTCTTAAAGCGATTATCTGCTTCCTCAAACAAGCCGGTAGATGATGGACGCTTGAATACCGCAACATCTTGAAATTTACTTTTAAGGAAATCGGTATATGCCTGTTCACTTTCTCCTTCACAGAAAACACAGATACTGACCTTGGACTTCTTTAGCTTGCGAGCCATCATTCAACCTCCTCAATTTCGACATTGGGAGTCGCGCCATATTTTCCGAGGAGATAGCCCTTGCGGACATTTTCGGTCGTGCGAGTGGAAAAATCGCTGATGCTGTAGAGTTCTGAAGTACCATTTTCTTTGTCCTTGTCCACAAAATACAACTGGTCCTTACGAAGTAATTCCATGCTCAACAGGTCAGTGTTGTGTGTCGTAAAGACAATTTGTGCTCCATTCGGGTTTGTCTTTTTGCTCTGGAATTTGGCAACAATAAACTCTACCAGAGCAGGATGCAGTTCTTTTTCGATTTCATCTACCAGCAAAAGGCCACCCTTTAACAATACAGACTCAATCGCGGGAGCAATGGCCATCAGTTTTCTTGTGCCATCAGACTCGTCTGCCAGCTCCATCGAAAACATATGGCTTGTTCCGTCCTTGTTTTGGCCTTGATGCATGGATGTTGCGTTAACCTGCCCCATCTTGAGGCGTGTTTCCGAATTATTAGAGGTTTCAGAAAGCACGTGCATGAACTGTACAAGTGCAGCTTTAACCTCTTCGGGAATGTTTGCAGGCAAATCAGCTTCTTCGTTAATTTCTTTACTATTGATTTCGAATTTCATATCTTCGATACCAACATCTGCAGCCTTCGCATAATCGGAAATTGCTTTCAGCATATTAGAGTCGTTCGAATATTCAAGCAGCTGCCGGGGAATATCCGAATAGTCTCTTGAAAAATAGATTTTCTCCCGGAACCAAGTCATAGCTTTGGAGCAGGCAACGTCGTTCATGGTACATGCTACAGAAAAGAACAGTTGATTTTCGGCAACAACCTGACTAATCAGATTTCTACGAGCCTTCTCTTCGGTAAAGGTGAATTCCTGTCCTTCTCTAGCAAAAACCAGTGCCTTCTGCCCTTTCGGTGCATGATACAACGACTCAGCATATACCTTTTCTTTTGTGGCAGAAAAGGCATACCAATACTTGATTCCATCCAAGGTATATACAAACGAAAACTCTGTCGGCTCAGATGCCGAGTAGTCATTCAATGCAAACGGAACAACGGGGATAGCTGCTTTCTCATGCTGTGTCTTTTGTGCGTTTCTGATGAATTGAACCGCAAGCCAAAAAGCTCGGATAACATTGCTCTTACCGCCACCGTTCTTTCCGTATATGGCAGCACCCGGCAGAATTCGCATCCCGCCATATGGGATAAGCACACTTTTCAACGTACTTACTCCCGTAGCTTCCATCGAAAGAGTCGCTTCGTCTCGAAAAGACCGATAATTTTTCACAGTAAACTCAATCAGCACAATACCACTCCCTTCCTTCTAATAGTATACCCTGCAAATTAAAGAAATTCAATCGAATTTATCAAAATTCATGATTTTTTGTTCCTGATTTAGTGCAAACAAATCGATACAGAAAATCACATTAAATTTTATCAAGCAAAAAAATGCCCCACCAGGCAACTGGCAGGGCAGTGAGAACGCAATCAACCAATATTTAGGTTTGCTTTAAGTGCTTCTTGCAACACCCCGGAGAAGTTGATGTCTGCTCGTTCAGCCATATCATTCAGACAGCTTGGAATCGACAGAGTTTTCTTGGCGGCCTTGTTGCGAATCCTCCCACGACTAAAGTCACAAGAATGCGGCGGCCAAATTATTCAACATTTTCACTATTCTCCTCTTCCGATACAGCTTCTTCGCTACTGTCTGTACTTTCCTCTGTGGTGTCTTCCGTCTCACTCTTCTTACTTAACCGTCTACCCACCAGAACAAGGCGGCCGTTGTTGATGCTGTAATCACAAGTCACCAAGAAGAGGTACTTGTCCTTTTCGAGGTTAAAGGATTCCCCTCTAAAAATAGACGCACGGTCTGCAATCGTGTTGAGCATGTCGGCGGTTTGTTCTTCATCCAGAACGTTGTTCCAGGCTTGAAGGTCGATAAAATCAGGGGCTGTACTGTATCCGGGTAAAACCAAGAGCGCAAAAATCTGATAGTACTCTTTGCCCTTCTCACTTTCCCAGCAAACTGTTCCATTATTATCAAAGAACTCTTCATCCTCAAACTTATCAAGAGTTCCGAACATGGTTCCGTCGTTCATTTTATGGCCGTAAATGATAAGGTTGCCATCCTGCGACAGGTCAGTAGTTTCATCGAGAAATAGGGTTCCTGCCTCGGCATGTTCGCCATTGATGTTGGTGCGTAGATAGGTTTCGTTTGTCTCACCTTGTACGACTGGTTCGGAGATTTGGGTCCCGTAAATTGTAAGCCAGCCTTTATAGTCGGAATTGATATCCAGCATTCCCTTGGACCAATCCGTGTTATCTTCTTCGGTTTCTGCTTCCTGACGCATCTCAACCAGCTGAACATTGAGGTCCTGCGTTTCCTTGGTTTGCTTTGCATTTTGAAACAACAGATAGCTGATTCCAAGCACAGCTAGAAGTGCAACGATGCTGATAAGCCGGAAGATACCCCCAACAACCAGTCGGAGAACCCCGACCCAAGTCAGTTTTGTTTTGTTATCACTATCCATTGATACACCCCACAGTGGCGCAAATTACGATATTGTCTATTCTTAATTGTATGAGAATCGCACAATCCGGCAACTAACCACTGACCATCATACCAATTCTAAATTACAATATATTTTCTAAATTCCTAATATTTCTTACATTCGTTGTACCTATCGCGAATATGTTGACCTCAAATATGTGTCATGATATAATGAAAACAACACAACGCCAACAGAAATCCAACAAAAAGGAGTGTTTGAAATGAAGGAGTTAAGGCGTTTACTTTTGATTACAGCGGCAACCGCTGGGCTCGCACTGTCACTCACAGGATGTTCCAAGAACGTTGATTTTCTGCAATACGCGGATGTCACGTTCGACGGGATAAATGGTCAAGCAACAGCAACTGTCAATGTTGACTATAACAAAATCGGAACCGATGTTTTCGACAAAGGCAAAACTCAGACGGATATGGATGAAGCTCGCACGGAAACGGCCATGATGGGCGAAGTGAACTACGAGGTCACGCCATCCGAGAACCTGTCAAACGGCGATACTGTTACTTTGAGCGTTGAGATTTCCGATTATTTCCAGAAAGAATACAAAGTCACTGCAAAAGCGGCAAGCAAGGAAATCACAGTATCCGGCTTGCAGGAGCCTGAAATGGTAGACCCGTTCGATGATTCGATATTCACAACAATTTTTAGCGAAAATCCTGAAGAAGGCAAAGTTTCGTTTGAAATCATCGGGACAATCCCTGAATTGAGACTCAACCTCATAAATGATGCCCCCGAAGATAGTCCGCTTAAAAATCTACAATATTATGTGGATGATTTCGACACGTACAAGGAATACAGCGAAGACGACACCATCGCCTTACATGTAAAACCAAAAGCTCCACAAGATTTTGCTAAAAAATATGCACTCACCCGCGACACGATTGAGATTCCCGTTAAGGGAGCACCCAAATATATTCGCTCTGTGGACGAAGTGACTCAGGACGTTCTGGATGCCGTCAAGCCGATTGCCGTTGCCAGATTGGAAGACAGCGCCGGGTCTGACTATAACGTCCACAAAGAATCGGTGTTTGATGCTGACCACAATGAAATTGGCTTTTCGAGAGAAAATGTTGGTGAGCCGCGTTGGGCTGATGTCGGGTACATGATTTCCTGGCGTAGTGGAGAAGGAGAACGCAACTACTCCAGCGAATACAACGACTTGTTCATTCCCTATAAAGTCGAATACATCGATGACAAGACTGAAGAAACCGGCACCGCAGTTCTCGGCTTCTGGATTAAGAATGTTATCATCGATGAAAACGGTGAGGTCGATGTAGACGGCCATGCATATAGCATCACGATGACAGCATATGACAGTCTGGAAGCATTTAAGAAGAACGAAGTTGACCGTCACTCGAATGAATACGATATTTATGAATTCCCGGTAAACTGGTAATAAGCCTCCTAATATAAAGAAAAGCCCCGATGCATTTCAGCACCGGGGCTCTTCTTATGCGTTTTTCAGTTCCGCAGTCTTCTTAGGTTTACGGCGTCCACCCTTGCAAGCAACAGCCACGCCATCGCTCACAAGATAGCAGCCACCCGCTACCAGCAGGGCCTGGAGCAGGGATTCCTGAGGAATGCCGGTATCGCCCATCTTAGGAACATCCTTTTTAATAGGAGGAACCGTTTCGGGGATGTCAGGCGCAAGATACAAATTGAATTTTGTACCCATATTCGGCTTCTCATCGTAAGCCTTATCGGTTTCTTCAGAGACCATAGCCTTGTCAACCGTGCCATGCTCACCAGGATGCGGAGAATCGGCTGCAAAGCCAACGCCCAAACACATCGTTGCGGCCAGCGAGAAAGACGCGAGAACTTTCGCAAGCTGTTTCACGGGAATGCCTCCTTTGCAGCATCACAAGTTCCCAAAAAGCCCCGGGGCAAACCGAAGTCTGCACCGGGGCGAATCGTTAAGACAGCACAGAAATCGTAATCTTGGCAGCAGCAGTGCCAACCTCGATAGGATTCTCGGCATCGGTGGTATCATAAGCCGTGAAGGTAGCGGTGCAGTCATAAGAGCCGGCAGCCAGGGCCTCGGACAGCTTATCTGTCTGGATGTGATAGTTGGGCTGGATAAGTCCACTGTTGTAGATTTCCTTGCCGCTATCATCCAGGGTGATGCTCACAACCTGAGCGTATTTATTGCCGGGAGCATTCTCGATTTCGAGAGTGCCTTCAGAATCGCCGGAATCAAACACCGGATTGACGTTGATGGAGATGGCCATTGTACCCTCTTCCACGACGCGGTTCAGCTCTTCCTGAATCTCTGCCTCGCTCTTGCCTTCGAGCTGGCCAAGCTGTGCAGCGACCGAATCTTCCAGGCGGTTGTCGGAAGCAGTAGCATTTTTATTGTGCCAGAAGAACAGACCCACGCACAGGAGAAGCAGGAGAATCACACAAATCGTAACGGTCCGATGCAGGAGCTTGTTACCACTCTTCTTCGAATTTTTTTCAGGGGTCGTCATTGTAGTTGCCATGATATTCAATTCCTTTCCGTCAATTTCTTGACTGAGCTGTTATTAACAAAAGTTGGCCGCCGAGCGGCAGGTCACTCGACAGCCAACCCTTACATTTGGGCTTGCTTTATATTAGGTCCGGAGACTCTATCAGCGGTTGCTGGAGACGCCGCCTGCGGTAGCAGTCTGAGTATCGCCAGTCTCGAACATCGGGATGATGCTGTAGGTCACGCGAACGACAGGAGTGCAGCCAGCGTCGTTGACGTTGGAACCAGCAATCTTGGCGGTGGTAATCAGCGGCAGGGCCGGAGCATCGTCATGCTTGACAGCATCGGTGCCAGCGCCATCCTGAGCAACCTTGGCCTTTTCAGCACCAGCGATGAACCAGCCGTTCTCGGTGATGTCCAGAGGAGCGGAGCAGGTGGACAGGTCGATAGCAGAAGCGTTGTACATTGCAGAAGCAGGAGCAATGCTCATAGCGATTTCGCCGCGCTTCAAGGCGCTGTTGCTCATAGGCACAACACGCCAGGTTGCGGGCTCAGCCTGCAGCTCAGAAACCTTGATGGCCAGACCTTCACGCTTGGAGTTGTCGGTCTTGCTGTCGCCAACGGCGAAAGCCTTGCCGAAGTTGCACTGAGTATCGCCATCACCGATGATGAAGTCCTGAGACAGCTGATGGTTCTGGTCGATAGCCTTCACAGTCTGGCGCAGCTCGTCGCCGGTCAGAGTACCAGCGGCCTTGAAGTCCCACTCGCCATCGATGTAGATGACGTAGCACTCACCGGAAGCGTTGATATGCTCATCAGCCAGGGTCTTGTAGATAGCAGGCTGCTGCCAACCCTGAGTGGTGGAGGGGTCGCTGTACCAGTAGGTGTAGGTCTTGCTGGTGGCATCGTAAGCGATGGAGAACAGCTCGTCGTTGGAGTGGTCGGCATCGTAGATGCGGCTGTAATGGGTAACCTTCACGATATCGGCAATGTAGGTGCGGCTGTTCTTGTCGATGGTGGAGTAGTTACGCAGCTGGTAAGCATCCTTGGTCGGGGTAACAACGTTGCCGGTGGAACGGAAACCGTACATGCAGACGTACAGAGGAACAGTAGCCTTCATGTTGACATGGTTCACGGTAGCAACGGTGATATCGTACTCAACGCGGCCGTCATCGGTCTTCACGCCAGGATGCTCTTCCTCGGTCGGAGGAGTCTCGGGAGGAATCTCGGTGTCGTTGTCCAGGTAGATGTAGAACTGGGTGGACATCGTCGGGTCTTCGTTGGTGGCGGTGTCGGTGCCCTCAGCCTTGGTATCGTCAGAAACCTTAGCTTCATCAGCAGTGCCGTGGTTCCAGTTCACGCCACCCTGAGTCTGCTGGCAGTCAGAAATCTTGACGTAATGCATCTGGAAGGTGCCATCAGCCTTTTTGGTGGTATAAACGCCGTACTCTTCGCCATCGTTATACTGGCTGCCTGCAATATAAGCGGCAGGAACTGCAGTGTAGCCTTCGGCATCCTGGTCGGCGTAGACAACGGAACCGTCGTCGTTCACCTTGTAGAAGGATTTGGCGCCGATGCGGTAAACGGGAGTGCTGTGCAGCATGGTCTCGTTATTGGGATGGTTGGCAATAGCAGTATTGTCAGTGGGCTGTTTGGTGTCTTCCATTGCGTAAGCGGTGATAGGAGCCATGCAGCTGGCGGCCATTGCCATACCCATCACAGCGCTTGCAACGCGCTTGTAACATTTCATTGGGGTAATCTCCTTTCAAATAGTGGATTCGAACTAGGCCATCTCTTTTGATTCCTTTGCTCCTGCATGCATCGGGTCAAAAGTCAAGCCATGCATATCCGCGTCCTCTCGACGCTGACTGCATCAAAACACGATGTACTTGGCAGCAATGAGGGATTCATCGCTTCCCTCGCCTGACCATTCTTGCAACACCGCAAGGCCCGTCAGTCTACCATGTGATGACTTGATGACGCAGATATGCACCATGAGTTCGCCCTTATCAGGGAGCTCTGGGGCTTACTGCTCTGAGCCACTGATTTTATTATCTGCGACTCGCACACCCACGCAAGCACAAACATCACGTTTTTTTCGCATTTTTTTCACTTTTTTCAAAATTTTTCTTGCCTTCGCGTTTTTACCATATATTTGATGGCTTTGCCACCTTTTGTCATAGTCAATTCATAAATATATGGTATAATTTTCTCATAAAAAGTCGGAGGGAAATGATGGCTGCAGAGAAAAGGATTTACAGCACCACGGCATTGCAAAACTGCTATCGTGCATTGCGTTCCGCTCGCTGGAGTGTGAGACGTAAAGACGAGCATATGACCCGCTGCTGTGAAGTGCGTGAGCTGTATGCCAAGTGCCAGGTAAATTTGGGATGTGTTCTTTTTGACCCGGATATGTCTCCAGCCAAAGATTATCTCGACATGGTTAAAGACAAAAAGGTGACCAAAAGACGGTTAGACATCCAATTAAGAAATTGCAAGCGTTTTTTGCTGTATCAGTTTGATGAAATCGAAAAGGATATTGCCGACGCTTCTCTTGCAAAATCATCCTGACAAAGAAAAAGCTGCTCTCCGTTTTCAGGAGAACAGCTTCTTTTTTATTGATTTTCCTTGCCAAAAATCAGGTCATAAATGCCCGGAATGTCATAGGGGCTAACAATGCGCGGCGCAGGAGTATCCTTATCCGTCACCTTGAACTTTTCAGGTTCATCAGATACGATAACACTTGCCTGTTTCCAGTCGTCGCTTTTCAGGAACTGTGCATAGCGCATACCGAGCATTTCCTTGATAGACAGGCTCTTCAGCTGCATCGCGTAGGTGCAGGCTGCTACTGTAGGTGCATAGTCTGTCACAACATTCCGGCACGCCAAACGAAACTGAGCCACGCTCTTATCCACCGTAATGACTTCACGGGTCATGAGGTCTATAACGACCATAACGAGCTGGTCAGAATCCGTAGTGAGAGCAAAGCGGTCCTTGACAGTCGCAGGTTCAAACTGCTCACCCGTCTTGCCATCCCGAACCATTACGCCGCAGAAAGCGTTCTCCATCTCAGAGAACTTCTCCCCAGAGTAGGATTTTACAGTGAGGGCGGCATAACGGAACCCATTCTGAAAGCACTTCTTGATATCGAAATCTACATACTCAACGGCACCATTCTTACCGCTGCAGCGGCGGTCGCCGGAGTGGATTGCGCCAAGTGTTTCGTCCTTGGGATTCGCGTAGTACACGAACTTTGCTTTTTCCTCTCCGTAGAACACAACCGAGAGGTCCAGGTCGATGCCATTCCACAGGTCAGGGCCATCGTTTCCCTTCCAGTAAAGGAATGCACGGAGCACATTTCCGTCCGGCAGATTCGTGCGAGAGCCGCAGGCTGCAGCACGCACGGCGGAAGTGACCTGACGGGGATTATCCGGAAAAATCAGCTTATTGCAATGGCAATCCGGGTCGATGTACACGCTCTTCGGTTCGGTGTCCTCTGCGCGAAGGACCTGCCACAGCTGGTTAAAGATATCGCGTGCCACACGTTTGCAGATATCCTCAGACAAAGGTTCAATGTCCCGTTCCAGAGCTTTACTGGCAGCGCCGTTTGCCTTGCCGGTTGCCAAATGCACAGGATTGTTGCGATTCCGAAAATGGTTGATGAGCTGGACCAGGACACGCGGTTCAATACTCTTGCATACCGAGATGAATCGGAACAGAACATTTTCCATCTGCTGTTCATTGGAGCAGTTGCGCAGCGCAAAGTCCAGGTTTCGGGCAAACATACCGGGCCGCATCATCAGGTGAGCGGAAAGCAGTTCAGCATTGACCGGTTTCTTCATAAGTTCTTGGAGCTTGGAATTGTAGGTTTCAATCTTGACACCATTGCGAATCTTCGTAAAAATCTCATAATCTTCCTTGAAGATATAAGAGTAATCACCCGGATGCAGGCGTTCGCCTAATCGCTTGAACTCTTCGGGATGCAATGCAAAGCCCTCGTTCTTATCAGTGTGTTCCAGAAGTTCCAGTAGCTGACGACGTTCACCGCGCTTAAAGTTCCGGAATTTCGGGGCTTTCGAAAGACTCACATCCTGGTCGCTCATTGCTGCGGCCAGGCGCAGCACATCGGTAGAGCTCTTGAAATCCCTGAAGCATGCCTGTTCCCGCCATTCGGGACGAGAGATAATGCGAGACACATACAGAGCAAGATTTTCCTTGCATGGAATATGCTTGGGTTTCATGCGGTCCATCAGCTCAGATGTGAAATCAATATCATGCATCAGAGTATCGAAAACGCAGGACACCTCGTCAGGAGACAGAGGAGAATGCCCGGTAATGCTCTGTACGGAATAGCGGTAGATTTCCTCCTCATCACACGCCGGAATCTGTTTCACAGCAGGAAGATGGCTGCGGTCCAGTGCCGGGCAAAATTTTGTCGGGTCAAAGTCTGGCTGCCATTCGCCGCAAGTCAGATAATTGAGGAAGTTGACAACATACAGGTCCACAAGGTCGGCTTTCATCGCATCGTCCGGGAAATTCGGCCAGATGGGAGAAGTCTGAGAAATTGCCTTGCCATCCTCCGTGACACAGTCATACAGCGCAGACCAGGTCTTGAGGAAATCATTGTATTCAGCCTTGCAGCAGGCATCAAAGAGGTCTCGCGCCATAATATAGCCGTATTCCATCAATTTCATGTTCGCTGAACAGACATAGCGTTTCTCCACCGCTTTCTTCCCTTCTTGTGCGGGCATGGGTGGTACGATGCCGCGATGATGTGCAAACGTGACGCGGTTAAAATCATAAACAGTCAGCATTCAAATGACCTCCTAACAAAACAAAAATCCCGCGCCGAGAAAAACTCGACACGGGTGGATGAGACACGTAATAGATACGGAAAGCATATCCGCTAACGTGTTGAAGTCAGCAGCACAAAAAATGCGAGCCGACTTCCTTGTTCTTCTAGAAATGAAGGAAGCGGATATATAGCCGTATTGTTATGTTCTCGAGCCGTGACGGAGAGCGAAACCGCTGACATGATTTCATATCATCTTCAAGTAGAAGGAAGCGGTCTCATAGCCATACACGAAAATGCTCAAACTTTAGGTTCTTTGCTATCATTTGAGCCAGTAGATATATTGTACCACAATATATGGTATATTGCAATACCAAAACACAATATATTGTGTCTGCTTTTTATGCCGGAAACAAGATAGGCCATAGCTGCCGTGTTCAGAACGCACAACAAATACCTAGCAAAAAGCCGCCTACCCAAAAGGGCAAGCGGTATAAGATTTGTTGGCATTTATTGCACCAAGCATTCAAACGTCACTGTGCCAGTCCAGTCGCCAGGAGCAAGAACTGCGCTTACGGAATAGTCTGAACTCGTTCCGTCTCCGAGCATCTCAGTGCGATTCCATTCAACCTTTGGTGTTGCGATGGTCATAGGCACATCTACAGAGCCTTTCGCCTGCAGAGGCGTAGCAGTGGTTTTGACTTGAACAGTTCCCTTGAGAGGGATGTCGCCAGTTAAAGTCACCGAAATCGTGCCTGTCTTGATTCCTGTGCCATCAGTACCGCTCAGCGTGATTTCTTCCGGAACGGTCAATGTATAAAAGCTGTCCACTTCTGCTGTGACCTGTGTTGCTGTATCTTTGGAAGCACTTAGCCAGGCAACATCGTTAGAATCAGCATTCGAGGCAGGCGTATCTATCGTCATCGTCTCATCTGTATCGGGCACAGAGTCGTCGAAATCAGCAGATTCAGAGAACGCCAATACAGGACAGGCAACCATCAGCGCGGTAAATGCACTTGCTATAATAGATTTCAAGCGCATACATTCTCCTCCTTTCCCAAAAAATTATTTATACGTTTTCTCACAGCTGAACGTTGCTGTGCCGGTCCAGTGTCCGGGGTCAAGCTCCGCAGAGACTTTGCAAGTTGCGCTCGTTCCATCGTTCAGCAAGTCTGCGCGGGACCATTTACTTTTGGTCTGATTGGATACTGTGACAGCAGCGGTTTTGCCCGCAGTGTTGGTCATGGTTCCACCGTCCACAGATACCACAATCACCGCATTCTCCTCGACATCACCTTTCAAAGTCATGGTGATGTCAGCCGTATATGAGCCAGGGCCACTGTCAACGCCTGTCAGCTTAACAGTTTCGGGAACCGTAATCGTATAGACCGCCGTTGCGCTCGCAAGCAGCTGAGTGGAAGCCGTTTTCGGCAATCCTTTACCGGTAGAAGTAGCAGCGCCCATCGTACTCAGACAATTCGAGCACAGAGGCTTTCCGTTAATGGTCGTTGCATAGACATTTGCATCCGTAATTGCGGTATAAGTAGCGCTCTTATCCGACTCAACGCCTTTAATCGAGTTTACCTTGTTGTACGCCTCGAATGTTTTGGCGTCATCAGCGGCCGGGGTTGTCACAGTGAATTTCTGCCCACAGACCGAACATGTCCGTGTAGCGGTATCGGCAAATCCGAACGACACATTCAAAAGAAAAGGAGACAGCACTGCCAAAAGCATAGCAAAGCGCTTGATAGCCTTCATGTTCATCCCCTCCTTATGCTGCCGTAGATGTATCAGGTTGTGTGTTTTCTGAATCCGGAGTTTTAGTTTCGGCTACATCCTCTTTGTTTTTTGCTTTGCTTTCAGCTTGCTCGGAATTTCCCTCAGACGAATCCGCATCAGTATCAGTGTTCTCTGTATCATTGGCTATCTCCGGTGCTTTTTCGCACAGTGCGCCAGCAAACATGTTCTCTTTGTTCGTCACGCTGCTGGTATCCCAGCCATCTGTCGGCGAAGCATCCGAGAGAGAAAGACAACCGGCAAAAGCTTCACTCATATCAGTTACTTTCGAGGTATCCCACTTCTCCATCCCGGCAATAGACTGCAAAGCCTCACACTGATAACACATCCTGTTCATCGTAGTGATGTTCGACGTGTTCCAGTTCTCTAATCCACCAATGCTGGTGAGCTTCTTCATTCCGGAAAAAGCAGATGCCGCAGAAGTCACCTGCGAAGTATCAACGTTCTGATACTCGATGTTTTCAATGTCGGCAAATGCCTCATTTTCATCAAAAGAAATGCTGTTTCCCTCACCAAAGACAAGTGTTCCGCCAGCCGAATTCGTGACGTAGAGCCGGTTCTCGCCTTCTTTTACAAAAGCCAGAATTGCACTGGAGCCGGTTCCAGAGACATCAAATACTTTGGCCGATTCCGGGACCTGATAGCCGCCAAAGGAAATCGCCTTGATTTCAGTCCCGGATTCCTTGAGCTGCGTCATTGCCTGCGCCAGGTTTGAAACGTTCATCGAAGCTGTCGGCGCAGGTGCCACGGTGCTGTCGGAATCCTCGTTCGGAAATTCATTATCGGACTCATCATCAGATGCGGTAGAAGTATCGTATGTCACGGTACGGTTATCGGAAGTGAAATTATAGCTGCTCAAAGCGCTGGAAGGGTTTCCGGCAATGGTAAGACCCATCTTGCTGCTCACGTAGGTAAAGCCCGTGGAAAAGCCCGGAGTCGGGAGATAAGCTGTCGCAAAAGTATCCGCGACCGTGATTTTCGAAAGACCCGTGCATCCATACATCATGCTGGAGAAATCCGTGACATTTTTGGTGTTAAAGCTGCTGAAATCAAGGCTTTTAAGTCCTGTGCATCTCTTGAACATGCTGTTCATCGTCGTGATTTTACTGGTATCCCAACGGCTGAGTCCAGTAATTGTAGTCAGTGACTTCATGTTATAGAATGCGTAAGCAGCGGATGTCACGCGAGTCGTGTCAACTGCATCAAAGTTAATGGTCTTGATATTGTCAAAAACCGTAGAAGTGTCAGACGCACCGCTTTTGAAGCAAACGCTGTTACCGGAAGCAAACGCCACCATATCACGGTTCGTATCTGTCACTCGAAGCTCTGTGCCATTCTGAACGCCCCACCACCAGCCGCCGTACATCGTGGTCGGAACATACGCGACAATCGATTTGTCACCCTGGCCGGATACGTCATAGGTCGTTGCATTGCCCGGAACTGTATAATTGCCGAACGAAATAACGGTGATGTTTTTTCCCTGAGAGGAAAGAGTCGTCAATACAGAAGCAAGACGGCTCACATCCATCAACGGCATCTGCGCCGTGACATTGATGGTGTATTTGGACGAATAGATGACGCGAGTCCCGGTACTGTCATATGCGGTCTTCGTGATGTTCGCAGTTCCGATTGCCGAAGCGATAATATGGCCGTCCGAACTAATGGAAGCCACGGAGGGGTTATCGGATTCAAATACAATATGAGTTTTATCCTCATAAGCGGGAGAAAGCAATACAGAATTGTCTCCTACCTCAACTGTATAGGTATCTCCTACCGAAGCGTAAAACACCATATTGCCGGTCCATTCGCCTGGAGTGAGGTGCGCAGTCACGGAATAATCGGTTTGTGCAGTTTTCCCTTTTACAGCAGTTGCGTCCCATTCTGTTGCAGTGGTAGCAGTGGCGGTGCAGACAACATCGGTGCTGCCGTCGCGGTGCATGGTCGGAGCAGAGGTATTAAAAAATACTTTCTGGTTTGTCAGCAGTTTGCCCGTTGCCTTGATAGAAACGGTGTTAGCATAATCTCCAGTGCCACCGTTTTCATTGCTTAGTGTCACTGATTCGGGAACGGTAATGATGTACACTGATTCATCAACTTCACCGCCCGTGCCGCCTTTGTGTTCGCTGATAATACGTTCAACGCAATTTGTGCAGATAACGCCATCTGCGTTGCTGACAACGTACATATTTTTCAGGGCATATCGTTGAGTTGTGCTCGATGTTAGGCCCTCAACTTCTTCACAGTTGTAGAATTCAGTGTACTTCTGTGTGCCACCATATGTAGGCATAGGCGTTACCAATGCGCCGCACAGCACGCAGTTTTTGTAGCCCATGCCACCCCAGCTTGCAAATGCCATGGACACATTACATACCATGGCAAAAATCATAAATAGAAAACTCGCAGCCGCTTTTTTGATGTTCACAGATTTTCACATCCTTTCGAATTTGGCATTATGACATCGTGCAGGAAAATGTAGCTGTACCCTTCCAGCTGCCTGCTGTCAGTGTCGCGGAAACCACATAATTGCTTGTAGTTCCGCCATTCAGCAAGTCGGAGTATGACCAGACCGTTTTCGGTTTTGCCGTGAATGTCACGGGAGCCTTAGTCCCAGACGCATCGGTCATATCGGTCACTGTGGTAGTCACCGTCACTTTTTCGTTACTGCCAACGCTGCCTTTGAGATTTACCGGGATTGTACCCGTATAAGTACCGGACCCGTCCGTACTCTTCGACAATGCAACAGTTTCCGGCACCGTAATCGTATACCCGGAAGTCACATCGGCAACAAGCGCCGTTGTCGCAGTCTTATCCACTTCGGCCAGAGCAGTTCCGGTATTGAAATAAATCGCCAGAAGGGCTGCCAGAACTTTCTTTGATGTCTTCATGATAATGCCCTCCTCTGCATAGCGGCATGATTCAAAGATTTAAGCCAAAGTACAGGTAAAGGTCGCGGTTCCGGTCCAGCTGCCGGGGGTGAGGGATGCAGAAACAACATAGTTACTCGTGGTGCCATTGCCCTGCATGTCAGTCCGTGACCATTTTGTCTTGGGGGTAGACGTAAAGGTAGCAGCAACGCTGTTTCCTGCTGTATCTTTCATCGTAGGCGCAGTTGCCGCAACCGTTACCGTTTGATTGGCTGCTACATCTCCCTTGATGTTGACAGCAATCGTACCCGTATACGTGCCGGTTCCTGTAGTCGTGCTGGTCAGCGCGATTTTTTCAGGGACAGTGACTGTATACCCAGACCCGACCTCTGCGGTAATCGCGGTAGATGCAGATTTACTCGTAGCGGCAAATGCGGGGGCTGTATTGATGCCAAGCATCATTACAAAGCTCAATGCCGCTGCTATAAGCTTCTTCATTTTCATATGTTAGAGCCTCCAGAATCTAATAGAAAAGGCGGCCAGCCTGCTTGTGAGGCCGACCGCTTTTCGGTTTTGTGCGGGATACCCCAGTTGCGTTATGGGGATTGATTATGCCAGAGCGCAGGAGAAGGTAGCAGTGCCTTCCCAAACACCAGGAGTCAGGACTGCAGACAGACCGTAGTTGTCAGTCGTGCCCTGGCCAGAAGTCTCCACACGGGTCCAGCTCTTTTTAGGAGTGCCGGTAAAGGAAGCCGTAACGTTCTTTGAACCAGAGCACTTCATGATAGGTGCAGTGGAAGTAACGGTCACGGACTGACCTTCACCGATGTCGCCCTTTACGTTGACGGGAATCGTACCAGTGTAGGTGCCACTCCCGCCTTTGTTGTTGGTCAGGGTAATGGATTCAGGGACGGTCAGGGTGTAGGACGGGGTAACAGTGGCATTAACCTTCGTGCTGCCGGAAGTTGCAGCAAAAGCGTAGGTTGCACACATAGTCGCGGCCATCGCACAAGCGAGGGCCATCGACATAGCTTTGGCGAGTTTCATCTTCAGAAACCTCCTTCGTTGATTGCGGACACAAAATCAGCCATGTGCAAGGCCATCAGCTGATTCGAGCCCTTGTCTTTTACTATTTATCTCCCTTGCGAGTTTACCAAAATGCGCTTGTCGCGCAATTCAGCCCAGTTAAGATACAACGGCCGTGACCGCAAACTCAGCGCCATTGCGCGGCTGTTGGTCATCTACACCGACAGTAGATACCGAGAACACCACAGCGTGCTCTCCTGCCCCGGTAATGTAATCCGATGCCTGCCAGGCGTATTTCTGGCCTGGGGCAATGTAATCGGATTCATAGAGCACTTCATCGTTCTCAAGAATCGTATATTTGAAGTAGACATGGTTGCTTTCCGGGTTCACCAGGTCCACGGTACTGTCAGGGCTCACATAGATGGTCGTGAATGCCGGGAATTCGATGAATCGCATCTCCTCGGAATCGGTTTTGCCGTTGTCCATCGTCCCGTCATACGCTTCGCCGTCAGCAATCACGATTTCGCTGCTTGCGGAGCTGGCATCGCTGCCGCTGCCATCAAGGGGCTTGTTCACCATTTTATAAAGGCTTGCAGTGATAAGGGCAACGAGCAGCACGAGAGCAGCAATCACCGCGATAATCAGAAGAAGAATCGGTTTTTCCTTCTCACGCACAATGCCAACGAGTTCCCCGGTTTCAAGCGGCAGGTATCCGAGAATATCACCGGAAACCTTTTCTCTCACGGAATACCGAGTATCCATATTGGCGTCTTTGAACTGCGCAAAATCGGCCCCGTTGTCATTGAACTCAACAAAGCCGTAATCGTTTGCTTTGTATTTTTTCTGGCCAGCATTGATGTAGCCGACAATCGTAATCGGCTTCCCATCAACCATCTTGGCCGGAATCGCCAACAGTGGCTTGGTCATATTTTCAAATTTGACGTTGGTTGCCGGAAAATCATCCGGAATTTCGGCAAGATAAAACTTAGTTGCCATGTTATAACCTCTTTCTTGATTGCTACTTTTTAGTGCCACTTTTAGGCTGTTGTCTTCATTATCTTTGATTCGCACAGTGAGGCAAGCAAAAAAGAGCCTCGAAACTGTAAAAATGAAATTTTTGTAGAAAGACAACAAAAAAGCCCCTGCATTGCTGCAGGAGCTCGTAAGTTAGCGCAAATTATCGTATTTACTATATTTCTTGTCTTCTTTTTCATCAGGCATGCTGAGCTGTTGGTCTCTGCCGTTTTCTTGAGGACCATCCCAGTTGTCCTTTTCGCTATCGGTCTCTTCGGAATCTTCCAAATCTTTTTTGGCTTTCGTCTTTCTGGAAGTGGACTTCTTCTTTTTGGGTTCAACGAACACATCAGACAAATCATAGGGTGAAACTGCGATTGCCGTTACCCCTTCATTCATTTCCGCCGCATGGTTCAGAATCCAAATAAGTTTTCTCCACTGCCATTCGACCATATCGGTTCCGAGCTTTGATACGATGACGGAAGCCTCAGCTTGTTTGGCCTTGACCATCGCCTGCAAGAGACACCCGTACAGATACGGGAACTGAATTTTCGAGCCGTACTTGTCGGCGGTTTCAGTACTGCAAATCATAATTGCCACAATCGTGTTCTCGTTATTGCCCGGACAGAATAGAACCTGACCGGGATACCGAAGCTGTTCTGGCAGCTTATGTAAGTACCACTCTTTTGCTTCCGGGAATCTCTTTGCAAATTTCTCAAGAGTCTTGGTATCCCAAGTCCCCTTGTCATTGCAAAAGCAGCAAATGATTCTGCGGCCCTTGATATCTCTGGGGATTGTCTCCCCTTTCATCAATGAAATTCTCATGTCAGGCATATTAGTCGAGCTCCGAACGATAATAGAGTTCAATGCCGAGACGCTCTTTTACGAGTTTCTTGATAAGTTCTGCACCATATCTCTGAACATTGATGCTCTGGCTGAAAGTCGGAACCGCAATATCGAGCCAGCTCAGCTTGCGCCTGTTGGCACCGACCAGCAGGCTCATGTCCTTTTCGAGCTGAGAATCAGCTTTCGGATACCAGAAAATGAAACCACAGTCAAAGCTGCCCTCCTCATTGAGATGAGCAGTTTCGATGTCTTTGATTTCGTTTTCGATTTCCGGAGTGCGCAGGAAAAGGCGAATCTGGGTTTCGACCTGCTTGACGCGGCTTTCCACTTCATCGATTCCCTTCTCGGCTCTCGCTTTCTGAACATTGTTCAGCAGCTGCGAGATTACGCCATCCGGGTTCAGATGCTTGCGTAGCCCTTCGATTTCCTTGTCTTCAATATCGTCTGCGATGACAGTATCGACATAGGAGGTATCGACCAGCGGGCTTTCAAACAGCGGAACCGCAGCGCCAAAGCCGTTCACGGAAAGCACTTTCTGATTCGTGCTAAAGCGTTTGAGTGTAGGACAATCAAGATTGACCCATTCCTGAACAAAGCTTTTTGCGCGGGACAAGTCCGTGCAGCGGCGTGTGGTGGTTGCGGAAGAATACTCGTACCAGACGACTTCCTTCTCGTTCGCATACCGAATGCTGCCAACGGGCGGATTCTTGAGGTCCTGGCCGCGAATCAGCTGAACATAATCAATCTGATTGGCTTTCAGAAATGCTTCAAGAACCCAAGGGCTGACGGCTACCATGTAGTCCTTTCCTTCTTCGTAGTTACCTGCAGGCTTGATACTGCGCATGTCTTTTTTGTATGCCTTGAGCGGCGTGCTCATAGGAGTCCAATCATCGTCAAAAGTCTTGACAAAGGCTTTGGGTCCATTGCTTGTGTTTGCAAATTTAATTTCAGCTTTCATAAATCAGGGCAAGGAGACCCGCGACTTTAGTCGTGGGAGGAATTGCCCGTTCACATCCTTTCTATTAGATAATTTGTTGCAGGCTCTAATAGCCGCAATTTTTTAAATGTTACACCTTTGGAAATACGCGTGCCGTCTAGCTTTTTGAGGGTAAAACTTCCCGATGCACGACGACCGGAAACGAAGCACTCTTGTCCTTCTTGTTGTTCAGGGCCGGGATGTTGCCTGCCGTTTTTAATGCCATCAAAACCAGATACCAAACTGAGGTTCAGCGTCATCCAGCAGCCAATTCTTCCAGTCACGGCAAGTCATCTTGCCAAAGGCTTCATGATTTCGCAGAATATAGCATAAAAGCTGCGATTTCTGCGTTGTGCTCATGCCGTCAATAACATGTTGACGGTCATTTTTCCTGCCCCAAAAATCCACAGAGTTGCCAAGAGAATTGAGGTTTTTGAGAATGTATTGTTGCGTATAGTTGTCGGAATCCTCTTTATCGCAGATATACTCTATCATGAAGGGATAAAACTTTTGAACCGCTTCCTGAATGGTAGCTGCCGTAGTTGCGCCATGCGATACTGCCCAGCCACATTCCATGCCAGTCATTGGCAATGGAAACATGACATACATCTCATATCCATCAATCTCAATTTGACGATAATAAATACGATAAGGAGCGTTTTCGTTACAAAATACATTCCATTTCATCAAATTATGTGCGCAGGGTACACCGTCTATAGTCGCTTGCGACTTAGGCGGTGAGGAATGCGCTAACCAAGAGGCAATTTGAAGTGTACTCAGTTAGCACAAATACCCTGCTACTCCTTTCTTTAAATGATTAAGATATTTTTTCCCATGCAGAATGCATGGAATCTGTCGTCTTTACGATTTTAAGCTTTTTAAGGCTTGCAGATTTTTGACCATTTTTTGCAGGTACTTTGAACTCTACATTTACGGCACCCTTTTTATTGGTAAGGAGGCAAGCGCCTCCATGTCGCCGTCCGTATCCCACTTGATATTCTTGATAAGCATAGCTCACACCTCCGTGTTGCTTTCAGAAATAGCGCCGTCAATACTGGCAGCTTCAACGAGTCCACGAATGTATGTTTCTACCTTTTTGCCATAAGCCACATTGTCTAGATAATTCTCTACAACGCGAGCCGCATGTGCGCACCTGATTCGTTCATCATGGTCAAACTCTGTGCCGCCAAAGGGAATGAAGAAACAAAGCTCATGACCATCCTTATCTGTATTTTGGCCAACCAAAATTCTGAGGTCGGGGCAGTTCGAACAATGTTCCGTCTTGTTAAGTGAGGCATGGATATCATTCCACATTATCTGTGCCAGACACGGCAAGGCAGCGCCGAATAGGTTCATGATGATTTCGTCTGGAATCTCACAGTTGAGATTAGAGAAAATCTCCGATACCCAGTCCTTATCGTAGAGTACATCCAACAGCAAACCGCAGTGGCCGTTCAGGGTGACAACACGTTCTGAAACACCACTATCGGTGTTCAGCGCACCATAAACAGCCGCCACGAACCGAGGAAGGTCCGATTTGGTCCGATACGTTAGGGCAGTATCTCCGGGAAGAGAAACAGCACCGTTATTGTCGGTCCAGTAGAAAATGTTTTCGATGTTGTTGAGATTCATAATATTGAACATGGTATTTACCTCCTGTAATTTTTGATGCAAAAAGGCGGGCCTCCCGGTATGGGAAGTCCGCCTTCAAGCGAAATTATGAATTGTACGAACGCAAAACGCGCCTAGTAGATGGTATCTATCGTACAATTTTTATAATATCCTGTTCGCACATCTGCGCAAGTGCGGTAGCTCAAAGAGTTTCGAAGAAGGCGTTTGCCAAATCCTCATCGGACAGGTTATTCAGGTATTCCTCGAGCACGCATTCGGCTTCCGACATATTCACGGGATAGCCGAGAAATTCTTCTACCGCCTCAGAGCCGCGAGCAAGCAGCGCATCAACGAGAATTTCGGTGCGGCATTCACGAATGGTCCGGTTCAGGTCTTTATCGGTGGTAGTACACCAGTAGTCCCCGTCGATATCACCGTGAGCTTCGATGGAATACAGAGCATCCAAAGCATTGTCAATATCATCGTCGTATTCATCGAGGATATCATCAATGCAGTGAACCTGATGCCAGTGTTCGCCGTCATCCAGCGAAACAAGGCGTTCAGAAATATCATCATTATCAGAAGGAGTCCCGGAAGCCTCAATGTCGAACACTTCACGGCTCTTTTGATTCACGCGGCATTGTGAAGCGAACGAAGCGCCGGACGAAAAGTTCGTTGCAAATTTCGCAACAATCACATCCGGTTCAGGGTCTTTGAGTGCTTCCTGGTATTCCGGCAATCCGCGATAGGCAACCCGCTTGGAGGTCCCGTCAGGTTCCAGCTCATACACAGCCGAAATCACATGCCCTTCATTGGCGTAATTCACGATTGCCCGGCACAGATTCAGCATCACGAAATGCTTATCGTTCAGGTCATGGGAGTCTCTGTCCGCCTGAACGGTAACGAGCTTGGACGAGCCGGTCATAGTCGAGATACGGTACAGATAATCGATGTTTTGCAGCTGATACATAGAGTCATTCTCCTTTTTGCTTATCAGAGGTGGTTGCGATTTTTTCTTCGGTTTGCTTCTGCCTTTTAGCCTGTACTGCCATGCCAGCCTTATAGGCAGCATAGATGGTGAAAGCCATATACAACGTCATGACGTCATCCACCTGCCGGACCTGAATCTCACCGTAGGTGAGGATTTCCAGAAGCTTCCAGATGGTGGTGGAGCACATAACGAGCAGACACATGATAAATTTCCAGTCCATAAAATTCCTTTCGTTTTCAATCAGTCGTCATAGAACAGCCCCGGAATGATGATGTAGTCCTCAGCATGAGCTTCGATGTCTTTCAGCTGAAAACCGTTTGGGAAACACTTCCAGGAGTCGCCGTCATAAAACAGCTCACCGCATTCCGGGTTTGGATGGTTGTCGAACAGTTCAGCGGCGTAGCGAAGAAGATAAGATTCGTTGGAATCCATTTCAATGGAGCGCAGGCAGGTATACATCGGCTTTGTGATATCGATGCCTTCTGCTTTATGCTTCTGCAATGCTGCACTGAACTCAGCCATTGCCATGCACTGCGTGCGTTCCTTCATGGTTTTCGCCCACTCAATGAGTTTTTGCGGTTCGCGAAGGCCCAGGATAACATCCTCGTCTTCGATGTTTCCTGCAATCTCGGATGTTGGGTAAATATTGAGGAGAGGGTCGTCGAAAGATGTCAGACGAGACGCAAAGTTCTGAAGAAAAGTCTCAGGATTGTAGGGATTTTGCCCCATACACTTGTTCACGGTATCGATGTCGGTTTTGATTAGGCAGGTTGCGTTAAACATACAATTTTTCCTTTCTCTTGATTGATATTTGTTTTTTCGGAAATGGTTGACAGAAAGCTGTCGGCACTCCTTTCTTGCAAATAAAAAAGCAGGCCCACCGAATTGGTGAGTCTGCTAATTTAGCTGCAGAATATGAATTGTACGCATTGGGCCAAAAGGCTGTTATCTATCGTACAACTATTATTGTACTTGTTCCGCAAGGCGCTGCAACAAGAAAAGCCCTAATTAGATTCGGAATCGTCAAACACGCCGAGCAGCTGCTCCACGCTCGGAGCCAACAGATAATATCTGCAGCCATCCTGCTCAATCACGAAAACAATATCCCCAGACCCGGTTCGGGCAGTGCTGTTGTATTTGGCTTCAATGCCGGATGGCAGAATCACGGATTTATCAAGAGGTTTGGGTTCCTTGATAGCAGCCGAACTTGTGATAAATACCCTGCCCTGATTCGTTTCGATTTTGGCAAGAGCGTTATCTACTTCAATCATCGAATTGTTCTTAACTGGAACGCCAAAGATTGTGATGGTCGGTGCGACATCGCAAAGAACCGCTCCATCCAAAAGCTGTTGTATCACTTTGGTTTGCTGCTGTTCTTCATTCACCTTGACAAGTGCCGTGACGACAAGGCTGGTATCCTCATTGATGTTCCTTGTTCCGGATATCAAGGCGGAATCATTTATCAGAAGAAAGTTGACGCCTTCTTCCTTGTGCCCATTCACAAGAGTCATATGATAGGCCCCAACGCAGGCAGTATGGTCTTGCGTCTGATACGATACCAGGCTCCTTTCACCGATGCTCTGTATCGGAATGCAGACCGTTGTATCATCCAAAGAGAGCGGCACACAGGAATTGAGAGTCAATTTGAGTCTTTCTTTGCTTGCAACAAAATTCATGTGCGGGTCACTTGCATCAAATGGAGTGATTTCTGTCGTTTCCGGCGTTGCTGGCAATAAATGAGATACAAACTCTGCAAATTCAGCCGTTTCCGGCGTCTGCTGTACCTTCTCCGCCAACTTTTCGTGCATTCTTTGAGCGTCCCTGAACGCCCAGATGCTTGTGACAAAAATCAGCAGCATCGCCGCAATCATCAGCCCTTCAAGCTTTTCTCCGTTGTTTTTCATGGTTCTCCTCACCCGATTCCCCGCAAAAAATACTGATTCAGTTTCTAATGATACGAGCATCGCAAGAACTGGCAAGCAAAGTGCCAACACAAAAGCCACCCCCCGAAACGGGCAGATGGCTCAGTGAAAGATTGGTTCAGAACGTATTAACCCTGGAAGAATCCCTGCAGCGCTTCTACACTGGTTGCAAGAATTTTGATATTGCGGTTATTTACCGTAGAGACAAACGGGATATACCCGGTCTCTTTGTCCTGCACGTTCCCGTATCGAACGGTGAGTCCACCGGGAAGATTCAGAGTTTTAGAGAATACGTTTTTGTCATAATTGAAAGAGAAAGTCGATACCAAAACGGTGTTGTCATTCAGCTGCAGCTGCAAATAGCCATCGTCCGCTTCGATTACGACATCGTCTTTTACGGTTTCTCCAAACACGGTTGTCACAGGAGCTGTATCGGTGATTACTGCATCAGCAAGCAGCTTTTCAATCACTGCCTCTTGTTCCGTCTCCTGCCCTTCCTCGGCTTCAGCAGCAACGGTCAAAGTCAATCCTTCTCCCATCGTCCTTGTCCCCGACAGGATTTCCTTGTCGTCGTTTTGGAAAGTCACAACGGAGTCTTCCGTATTCCCTTCCACCAACGCAATTTTGTAATCCCCGATTGCGGCAGTGGAATTACCGGAGCAATAGGTCACCGTGCATCCGCCCTGCCCGGCAGCGGCGACAGGAATGCAGACAGTCACGTCGCCCAGCGTGACCGGAACATAGGAGCCGTCATCTGGAACAATGCCGCTTTTCGTCACGGTGAAGTTCAGCTCTGGCTCCAGAGTCTTTGCGGTTTCGGCTGTTGCAGCCGTCTCGGCAGTTTCAGCGGTTGCGCCATAGAACAGCAAAGGTTCCAGCCGCTCTTCATAATTCACCGTTTGCTGCAGCTCTGAAAGACTACGATTGATGCGGTTCGCGTCAACGATAGCGAAAATCAGCAATGCAGCAAGTGCTGCCATGAGAATCGCCGCAAGGCATGTCATCTTTTTATTATTCTTCTGCATAAAACTCAGCTCCAAAAAGTCAATGTGATATCGTGATAATTCGAACCGTTGCAGGTATACATGATGGTTCCGCTGCCTGTCGTAGCGCTCGACCCATCCTCATACAGCAAATCATAACCAGCGTTCACGCCGCGACAGATGCCGGTACATGTAAGCGTTTGTATCGAAGTTCCGCGATAAATATAAGCTTTCGTTCCAACCGAGCAACGCTTGATTTTCCAGAACCCCTGATTCCAGTGGTCCGCAACCAGCATATAGTTTTTGAACGGAAAATATGCAGCGCTGTCCTGTGCATCCGCTGCTGCCTGGCTGACGACTGCAAACAACGCCACATTGACTCCCACGGAAGAAATCACGAGCCGCCCATACATATTCGGTCTTCTCGCCATCTCTTCCAGAACCGCGTCATTCGACACCGATGCCGTAATGGACTTCTCTTTGATGTTTGCGTTGCAGAGAGACGCGAGTCGTTTTGCTTCCCCCGCTACATTCTCATTTGAGAACGAAGCAATCGCGATTTGGGTATCAGCTCTCGTTAGAGCGGCGGCGGCCGCTGCGTTCAACGTTGGTTGTTCTTGTGCTGCCTGTACCGCTTCCGCATGAGTTGTCAGGATTCTTGCCGTGCTATCCAGCTGCCGGATTTCGAATTCCGTTTGCTTCAGCCCCGAAAAATTGAGGATTGCGAAAATAAATATCAGGAAATACCCGACTTTCATAAAATATAGCTTCAATGTGTTTGTCCTTCTACCGTTGATTTTTAGTTTCTTATCACTGTTCTTAATCATACGCAATTCGCACAGCTTGGCAACAAAAAACGCCCACCCAAAATAGGCAGGCGATGAGGCAAATTAACTATTTGGTTTTCATGATGCAAAGGCCGATATATTTTCTGCCATTGGGTGCCGTATACGGTTCAATCCCAACCTCAACATCCTGTGTGCCGGTTCTCTCTTTGTTCTGAATCGTGGCTTCGACGGTTTTCCCGGAGAGAAGAGTCTTGGCAATATCGGCATCAACATCAAGCTCATTGCCATACAGCTTCGATTCCTTCCAGAGCGCCGCGCCGCAAGACTTGTTCGTGCAGGTGAAGGCTTTTGCCGTCTCTGCCACAGGCTTTCCGCAGAACGGGCATTTTCCGACTTTGCTGCCAAATGACATGCTTGACTTATCAAATTCAATATGATAAGCAAGGCGGTCTCCTGAAAAGTCGCAAGTTAGTATGGAGTCGTATTTTTTGCCGGTCTTGGCGCTTATGCATCCTTTGAGCGGAGCTTTGCCTTTTGTGAGCAGAGCCTTTGCTGTTGTTTTGGTCATTTCTTTGCCGAGCGCTTCAAGAAACTTGTTCTTCTTCCAGATTGTGACCGGGCATCGTTTCCCATCAGAGTCTTTCCCGGTACATGCATAGGCAAGCTTTGTTTCCACAACATCCTTGCCGCATTTTGGGCACTGGCAGAGAACTGGATACTTGCTGCTGGCTCCCTGTGCAGCTGCAATCGTCACATCCTTTGACATGATGCTCTCAAGGGTCTGTTTGGTGTACTCCAAAACCTGAACGCGGGTCAGGTTTCCGTCCTTGATGGAGTGCAGCTGCTTGGAAAGGTTAACGGTCACGGGAACGTCCAAAACAATACCGAGCTTATCCATGATATCGACCAGCTGGAATCCTGCAGGTTCACCGTAATACACGCCCTTTTTGAGGGAAATGTACTGGCTCTTGACGCATCGGTCTACCGTGTCGGCGCGAGTTGCTTCGGTGCAGATGGTAGCGTCAGAAAGAATCTCTTTCCATTCAGCGTCCGTGTACTCGGTATCTTCTTTCTCTGCACCGCGCATCGGGGCGACCATCCAGTTATTGAGAGCCTCGACCGTATACCGTTTTGGCGGTGTTGTCATCTTCCCGACCAGCTGGAAATTGATGTTTACCGCATCACCCTTGTTGAGCTTCGGGAGCATCTTGTCGCCATTTGACGGTTTCTCAAATCTCCGCCATCCGGGAGTGACTTGCACATCGCCTTTCAGCGTAAAATCTTCATCGTAGCAATGAATGACAATCGTGGTCCGGTCCACGGTGCAATCCTCCGCACAGAAAACGGCACAGAATCGATTCAAGATACATTCAAAAACCGTTTTCTGTGCTCCAGCCAATGCTCCAGGCCATTTACCGGTCGGGGTGATAGCAGAGTGAGCCTCGATTTTACTGTCGTCATAAATCGATTTAAGGCCCGGCTTATTGACAAGGCCCGTAATTCCGTTCTGCGCTAAACCTTTGATGGCTGCGTCCACCTTGACGGTTTCATTCGTGGCAAGGTAGTTGCTGTTAGTACGCGGATAGGTGACGAATCCGCCTTCATAGAGTGCCTGCGTTGCGGCAAGAACATCTGCCGGAGACAGGGTCTTATCGGCCTTACAGGCAAAGCTCTGCAAGTCGCTCATCGAGAAGAGCTTACCGGGATTGACAGTCTTGCGTTCGGTCTTGACGCTCGTCACGGTTGCGCCCGCCTGGTTGAAGGCATCCGCCAACGCCTGAGCTTCGGCTTCATGGCCTTCCTCGAACGTCCGTTTACTGGTCAGTTCAATGTCCTCACCGTTCGTCTTCTCCTTGCTGGAAACGGCGGAGTACGGTTTCGGAACAAAATCCCGAATTGCCTTCTCGCGTTCAATGACATGGGCAACAATCGGGCAGACGCAGCGTCCGATGCGGATAAAAGTGCCTGCCTTGACGGACACATACCGAGTCAGCTCAATTCCCAAGAGCCAGTCCATCTCACTGCGAGTCTCGGCAGAGGAGGAAAAATCCGCATACCCGTCATTGGGTTTTGCTGTTTCAAACGCCTGCTTGACGGTCTTATTGGTCGTATCAGGCAGCCAAAGTCGATAGATAGGTTTCGGCTTTTTGAGGCCGTAATGGATGATTTCATCAACCAACCGCTGACCTTCCCGGTCAGGGTCTCCGGCATTATAAATCTTATCAACGTCTGTGCGGTTCATCAGGCTATTGATAGTTCGAATCAGGCCCTTGAAATTGTCCTTCCCCTCGAACTTAAAATTCCAGTTATCGGGAAAGAACGGAAGCCGTTCCATCGTCCAGGAATGTTTTTTCCCCGGCTCATAATCCGGAAAATACGCATCCAGGTCAATGAGTTCGTACAGATGTCCAACGGAGGAAGCCACGATATAATTCTGGCTTTCCAGCCATGTATTCCGGTCTTTTCCCTGCCGTGTGAACTGTTCGTTCTTCCACCAGGTGAGTCCCGACGCAATGCTGCGTCCAAGCGAAGGCTTCTCAGCGATAACCAGTGTCTTTGCCATTGTCGTCCTCTCTAGTCTAAGCCATTGATGAATGTCTCATACCGGCTGACATCCTGTATCGGCCGCCCGTACAGCTTTTGACACCTCCCACGATTGAAATCGTGGGATTCCTGGGCGGCAGCTGCAAGGCTCATCACCATGCAGCATGCCAGGTAGCGAGTTATGCGGTTTCCCACAAAAAGCCACGGGTGTGGCTTTCCATGAGTATCCAGCCAAAATGGTTGACCAACACACTTGTCTGCGTTCCCAGCTTTTTGAGTGCATCCTCCTGTGAAGTTTCACCCCTTACGGGGCAGCTCTCTTACGAGGGACGTGTCGAGACCCCCGGAAAACTATTATTTTTAGAATCCAACGCTTGCAGGAAGATAGCTTTCAGCTTCCTGCAGGCGCTTTTTTGTATTTTCATGCATCTTCAAAAATGCAGGAAAAGCAGCTTTAAGAGCTTCGATATTGTATTTCAGGGTTTCTGTATCTATATGTTCAAGCAGAAAAGCGGAATACAGGTCACGCTGAACCACTTCTCCGCTGCTGAGATGTGCCATCCGTTCAGATAGTTTCTTCTTGGTATAGCTTTCATCCGTATGGTCAAATTGCGAGGCTTTCGTTTCAAAAGTATCTACCTTGATAACATTGCCGCCGTTGCGGACAGCTTTGTTTTTGACACCTCCCACGATTGAAATCGAGGGATTCCTGGGCGGCGCGGCAAGGTTCATCGCCAAACCGTGTCTGAAACAGCGAGTTATGCGGTTTCCCATCATACACTACGGGTGTAGCGCATGACGAGCATCCAGCCAAAATGGTTGACCAACATACTTGTCTGCATTCCCAGTTCTTTTAAGTGCATCCTCCGAAGGGAGTTTCACCTCTTGCGAGGCAGCTCTTTAATGAGGGAGTGTCGAGCCCCCAGAAAGTTATTGTTTAGAATCCAATACTTGCAGGAAGAGAACTTCCAACCGCCTGCAAGCGATGCTTTGTATTTTCGTGCATTTCTAAAAATGCAGGAAAAGCTGAATTAAGGGTTTCCATATTGTACTGCAAGGATTCGATATCTATATGTTCAAGCAGGAAGGCAGAATATAAGTCACGCTGGACTACTTCTCCGCTGTGGAGACGAGCCATTCGCTCGGATAGTTTCTTTTTGGTATAACTTTCATCTGTATGGTCAAATTGCGAGGCTTTTGTTTCAAAGGTGCTGACTTTGATAACGCTGCCGCCATAACGATTGGCTTTTTTGTTCAGGATGGAAATAAACATTGCGGGGGCGCAACGGCTCAACGATTTACCAAACCGTTTTTTCGTATGTGCTCTACCGGTTTTTGGATTGACTTTCGTTTCCTTGCTGCGCTTCTGCAAGGCTTTGTAGTTCATGTCTTCAACCACAAACTCGTTGCCATGCTGCAGCAATTCGTTAGCAAGGATGTTGTGCTCCATTTTGCGAATGTCAGCTAACTTACGGTACAGGTTACGAAGCTTTGCACGCAAACGATAATACCTTTTGCTGTATTTCCACTTGCGCTTTTGCTTTTGACCGTGCTTGCGCTTCAATCGTTTTATCGTGCCATTCGGATTATAATATTTCGGATTCGTGGCGCGACGGGAACGGTCCATTGCTCGCATGGTGCATGTAATTTCGTTCACAAGGCTTTTAGCTTGCGCTCTTGCCGATGGCGCGAGCACCCTCAAATCGCAGATATCATTGCTGCTGATGGCGAGCGTCTGTGTGCCAATATCAAGGCCCACACGGCCTTGATTGACGGGATGCCTCATGACACCGTTGCTATCGCATTTGACGGGAGGATACCCTTCCAAAACAAGTTGAGCATAATACTTCCACTTATTGCGAACCCATTTACGGGTGATACGGCAATACTTTACGCCGCATTTGAGGGCTTCTTGCTGATATTTTCCTGTCTGAGTTTTAGGATTACGCAACACAACAGGAAATTCATGCTTTCCGTACACAATGCGCAGGTTGCCTTCTCCGATAGTGGGCTTAATTTTTGCGATAGCGGCAGCAATTTCGGCTTCCATTTGCGGTATTACAGCATCAGGAAGAATGACCTTTTTATCATCTTCAGGGTCAGGCTGTCCGTATGCTTTATAGTATCGCTGCTCAATAGCCTTTTGCTTTTTATTTTTTGCTGACCTTATATTGCTCGTTGTGAGATTTGCCGGACGAAGCACAATGCCGGTGGCATTATTCTTGCCAGAGATAGAAGTTACATCCTCAAGCTTTTTATAATGGACGGCCTTTCCTTTGCGGAAGAAAAAGCCTTCCCAAGCCGTCCAGACAGCAGATGCAACTTTCTGTGCTACATGAGAGTGGATAGCAAAGTGCTTTGCGTACGGTTCAACCATTTTATGAAAAGCGCCTTCTGAAAAGCCGGAACTTTTAATCATTTCCTGGCGCTGCTTGAGGAGGACTTTCTGCTCCTTACTGTCGGGAGCGGCTTTCGCAATGGCGGCCATCAACTCACGATACTTGCGCGTCTTGCGCAATTGATGCCACATTTTTGTAGTCGCACTCACAAGCTGATTGTAGATGACACCACACTTCTTGAACTCCTTATACAGATAGTCTTGCTCGTTGAGACTTATATCAAGAGGCAATGTCAATACAAATGATGGCGTGCTATTCTTACTCCCGAAAGCCATAAGGTTACCCTCCTCTCTTTTTTTGCTGTTCTACATAGTGTTGAATCGTAGCGGTATACACATCTCCGGCAGTGCTTACAAAATAGCTGCGTGTCCACATTTGCATAACCGTGTCAGGAAAAAACTCTTGCTTGAGTATCCTGCCGGTGGTTCCTTTAATAATTTTCATGATTTCTGCAGCACTTAATGTAGGCGGAGCATTCACGAAAAGATGACAATGGTCGATATGACATTCCATCGCCAGTATCACAATGTCATTTTGCTCGTAGATTTGGGTTGTGAGCTCCTTGAACCGGGCTTCAAACCCATCTATCAGAAAGAGCTTTCTCCGATAGCGAGGGCAAAATACAAAGTGATAGTTTATCATAGAAACAGTGGTCTTTGTGCGTCTGTAAGTTTTCAGCAAAAAAGTTCCCGGTTGGTTCCGGGAACGGATAATGTCAGCGGTACTTTTCCTGAATCTCTTCCTGTGTTGCCAGGCGCGGTTCGCGGGATTTCGAAATGACGAACGGCGTGCAGTATTCGTTCAGCCAATCCACATCACCACGGTCAATTTGGCTGAAAATCTGGCAAAGGACATTGACATGAACCCCGGCCCTGGCAGCCGCTCTCAGGAGGTCGCGGCGACCGTTGAAGATATCGTGGCGGCATTGGTCATAGAACACAAACACCATCCGCCGATTGTTCTGGTACTCGTCATCGTCCTCATTGCCGAGATACATGCGGGGCTCCCCGTTATTGGCGATATCGACGGCCTTTCCGATTGCTTCCCCTGCGCCATCCTGCAACGCAAAGAGGAGCTTGCCGTGAGGTTTGCTGCCATAGGTGTCCGAAACCATCCGGCAGATACGCTCAAACTCCCGGTCAAAGCCGATGTAAATGACGACGTTGTTCATGTCGCGAAGCGTCTCAACCACTTCCCTGGCAGCCCAGCGAGTCTTACCGGCTCCGGGCCGTCCAGCAATCACGGAAATACGAGTATCAGTGTCCATAGCTTTTACTCCTTGTCACTCAGTTTCAGCCGAGTCATCCTGAATTTTGACTTCTTCGACTTTGGATTCGGGCTCATCGTCCTCGTCATCCTCATCATTGTCATCGTCTTTGGCGGTGGCTGCTGCTTCCGCTTCAGCCAAGCGTTCTTCGGACTCATTCATCTTGCTAACCAGCTCATCGAAGGTCAGCTTGTGCTTTTCTTCCTGTGGTTCAGAAGGCTTTGTAGGCTCTTCGGGTTCTTCCGGCTCTTCGGGGTCCTCAGGGCCTTCTTCATCGGGTTCAATTTTCACAATCACGTGGTCGCTGAAAGCCACATAAGCAACAGCAGCAACCGTCACAGCACCAATCACGGCAAGAATATTTTTCAGCATGATAAAAACCGCCTTTCAGGTTTGTGGGTATTCACGATACTTCACAGTGTACGGGATTCGCAATGGAATACAAGTATCTGCCAAAAGATTTAGCAACCAGGCTCACCAAGGTTACTGCAGACGTTCTGAACGATGCATTGGTGGGCGGGGTGTGAGGGTTCCGGCGAACGTACAGGCAAGGGGCAAGCTGTTCATTCAGCCCTTTTCGTTCTCCTCGAACCGTTTCCTGCGCCGTTCCGTGCAGCGTTTGAGTTCCGCCAAGGAGACGACCTTCACAAGGATTCTCTGAGAGGTCGGGAAGTTTCGCATCACACCGATGCCTTTCAGAATACGCCAGTAATCGTCCGGCGTAATTTGCCGTATGGTGTAAATCGGAGCTTTGGTCAATTCCATGACATAGTTCCCGACCATGATTCGGATTCGTTCCCGTTCTTCCAGCTGAATCAACGAAACATCCTTGTCCACCATCACGCGCACAACAGCGAGCGGGGTGAATTTCGGATGCAGGTTTCCGTTCATGTCAGGTTCGGGAGAAAGGATGTTTGCAACGTAATCGAGGAACCGCCATGAAGTGACCCGGTCTCCGTCGAAAATCGGAGCAATCATCTCCGTTTCCGGGATGAACTCAGTGCTAAGGATTTTGGTGCCAGCCGGAAGGTCTTTAAGCAGAGATTCCGAGAGTTCCTGTTTCATCAAGTCGGCCTTTTCATCGGTCAGGTCATCGGCGTTCGGGCTGATGACATAGTCGTAATGAACTTCGCGGCCATTGAGCAGAGCCGTAACGCGAAGATAGAGTTTATCAAACTTCAAAGATTTGTTTACCTCCAGCAAAGACAAGGTGCTTTATGAGTTTAGCAACCATCACGATGACGCTCAGGAGCATCACGGGTGCGGATGCAAGGATAACGGCGAATGCCACACACTGGATGACCTGCAAGGCGAACCAGGTAGGAAAGATATTGTCTCGGAACAGACAGAATGCAAGAACCACAAGGCCGATGCAGAACCATGAGCCCTGGATATCGTACCGGCTCGGGCAGGAATGATATGCTATCTGGCTCATGACGATTGCGAGTATCCAGATGGCAGGATGCTTGAAGCAGTCATTGCCAAGACTTGACCAGAACCCAAGAAGCAGCTGGCTCATGGTGCAAATCTGAACCATGCCGAGGATTCCTGGGGCAATGCCGATGAGGGTCTGCTGGATGCAGCGAAACGGATAAAGGCCACGAGGTGTGTAGTTCACATAGCCGAGAACTTCGTCATCCTGCTTCTGGAAAATCTTGTAGAGCTTCACGCCGTCGATTCGAGCACCGGTGAAGATGGCAACCAGGAGATGGGAGAGCTCATGGTGGATAACACCGATTGCCGTAATGCGGGTATCGTAGAACCTTGCCGTCTTTGTGCCGAAAGCTTTCATGACAAGCCAGAGACTCAAGTTCCGGCCAAGCCATTCGATAGCAAGAATCACCACAATGGTTAAGACAAGGCATTGTCCCTGCCAGGCATCGAGATGTTCAAGAATCATGCTGCTGCTCACACAATCACCTTCCGCACGCTTTGGTACGTACAGGTCCCAAGCCGCTTCAAGCAGCAAAATTTCGGAACCCGCCACAATGGGAATCTGGAAAATGCAACACGGTGAATGCAGGCGTATTGGCAGGCTTGATGGCTTGTCCTGCAGATGCACAGGTATCGATATTGCTTCATGTCCAGACCCTCCTGCTATGATTTAATTCTGACCTACCTCCGGGCAAGCCCGGGAGGTTCTGGAAGCGGCTGTGCAAAAAGCGTTACTTCGATTACTCGTTTCAGGCTTTAAGCATCGGCATCGCTAGAGCCAGAACCGTGAATCAAGCTCCCCTTTGGGAACATTAGCGATTCACTTCGTCTGTTTAGACGGGACCGTGGTCAACAGGCCCCTAAAAATCTTAGATACCAGAATTACAGACTTTTTGTCCGCTGGTTTTTATATCGGAAATGCACTTATCATGTGCTTTTTTGAAAGTTTCGTATTTCGAAATGCAAATATCTTGGTTAATTGTCTTGAAATCGTCATTGTGGCAAAGAAGCAAAAAAGCAGAATAAATATCGCGTTGTACTTTTGTACCGTCCTCGAATTTGTGCCACCGCTGACTCAATTTCTTTTTGTTATAGCTGTTGCTTTTATGGTCGTATTGGCTTGCGCGATACATATTATCAACTACATGGAAGTGATTTTCGCTAAACTTTGAATGAAGTTGTGCATAAAGATGCCCTGGACAACGGTGAAGAATCGAATGTCCAAAACGCTTTCTGCGCTTTTGCTTTTTTCCTTGTTCAGGAACAGAAGGTTTCGCTTTCTTCTGAAGAGCTTTTACATTGCTTCTTTCGATAGTTATATCATCGCCCATAGCTCGAATCCTATTTGCCAATTCGTTATTGGCATACTTGCGACTCAAGGCATTTTTTCGGCGAAGCTCTTTTAAGCAAGCTTCTTTTATCCTATATTGCTTTGATTTCTTCCAAGGCTTGTGAACGCCCTTTTTGACTGTACCGTCTTCATTGTAACGGTCTTTGTTGTTTGCTCTTCTGCTGCGGTCAAGCGCTCTTAGAAAAAGCCGCTCTTTGCGCTCATGCCTTTTTGTTGATTTTCCGTTCCGCTCGGCAAGGTTCTCCAGGATTACAGAAGTTTCCGATACAGCCGCAACGCTTTGAGGGCCAAGGTCTACGCCAACAAGTCCCTTACCACAAGGGTGCTTTAAGCAGCCCGACTTTGTGTATTTAGGAACCTGGTCCCCTTCAACGGTGATGTGAGCGTAGACCCTCAATTTGCCGCGAATCGTCACGCATTTGAGAGCAACGAAACAGGGTCTATATGTATTTTGTGGGATGCCGGTTTTCGAAAAAATGGCAACAGCCTTTTTCTCGGTTTCAAGGTCAGAAACAAACGCCTCAATGCAAGCCAGTTCGTTCTTTGCAAACGAATCATTCTTCTTGACTATCAACGCAAAGTCATCGATAGTGCCCATCTTGCATCGTGGAACGCCATCAACAAATGATAGTGTAATTCCACGCTCAATTTGTTTGGCTCGAATCAGGGGAAGTTCTCCACGCTTTGCGTAGTTGAGGTGCTTACCGCTTTTATACAAAACTGATTGAACAGCTGCCCAAACGTTTTCGGTTTCGGATAGCAAAAATACAGCTTTTATTTTGCCGCCTTTCGAAATTCCCGCCATATCGCGGCGCAAATCTTCCATTGTCAGCTTATATTGTGCTTGAAGCCTTTCGAGCACATCAGCAGCATCTTTAACCTTTTCCTTAGCTTCGTGATATTTCGGAGTACCTTTATCCAAAGAAGAAAGCACAGAACTTGCATTATGATACTGCTTTAGGGCTTCTCGGTATGCTTTTGTACGAAACAATTGAGATACTCGCTTTTGCGCAATGTTCGTAAGGTGGTTTCCATAAACTCTTAAATCATTTGCAATATGAAACAGCTTGCGCTTATCATCTTCCTTGATTTGTGCTTCCAGAGCCAAAACATGCCGACTTGCCGCAGCACGATGCTTTTTGCGTTCGTCCTCATAAGGAGTTCTGATATGCTTTTTGCGAGTCGCCATGTTTTCACCACCTAGTTTTTTGTTCTTCTATATGTTTTTTCACCGTTTCAGCACTAATCTGGCCAGCAGAAGCAATGTAATATCCACGGTTCCATTTAGGGCTTTCAACTTCACCACGCACGATAGCGCGGATGCCGCACCATTCGGCACGATAAGTGATGCTCTCAATCAACTCAATTATACCATGAGCCGAACATGCCCTCAATGCGAAGGGCGAATTGTTAGCAGTTTAGACACAAATGCAAGAAGCAAAGAATCCAGGCAGCCAAAGCCCAATGAGCAGCTACGCAAGCTAAGGCACGGAATGTGGAGGGATGAGAAACAAGCAGCTACGCGAATGCCAGGGAGCAAAGAAGCACCAGCCCAAAAGCAAGGCAGCTACGCTCCAGACGGCAGTGGACACAACTCGCAACAACCCGCAACGGCCGCCAAATTGCAGCTAAGGAATAGTGGGTTTCCTAAGGCAAAGCTATGACAAAGCCAATCCCAAGGAACTCAAAGCTAATCCTAAGCCAATCCTTCTCAGTTCAAATCTAGTACTCTCTCTTATTTATCAATGCCCTTTATATATAATATATAGAGCTCTACTACAGGGGACGCGTACAAAAGCCTGAAAAACATTGCCAACTCGTTTGACATTCTTGGGCAGGGTCCGTTTTTCAGGAGAAATCGGGCTCCTGGACTCCTATTACCAGTCCAGCCGACAAATTTTTTTCGGGTCAGGAAAGCCGTCATGGCCGCCACGTGGGCCACTTCATCCGTCCGCAGTTCAGCTATCAGCGCCAAAAATGCGGGATTTGTGTCAGGTCCCTTTAGATTTCGTTCTCACTCGCAAGCGGGCGTGTCCTCCGAAAGGATACACTTATCCTGTGGTTTTGGTTTTGAAACAACAGCATGAACGCGAAAATACTGTAGCGTTTGCCAGCATTTGTGGTCCGTGAAATCCTCTACCAGCATCCCGGCATTGCGAGCGTGACTCCTGAGCCGCAGCCTGTTCGGGAATTTTGTTCTCACTCATAAATGGGCGTGTCCTTCTCGAACGTGTGAGTCTAAATTTTGCCTCACCGGGACTGTCAATAGTGAATTGAACTTTGCACAAAAGGAAGAGATTCGCTTCAAATCCTGCACATCAACCCGGCAAACTTGTGTTCTCGCTCATGAATGAGTGTGTCCGTTTGCCGACCAGAGATACAGGTTCAATTAGAAATGACTTCCAGCATATAGCTTTTTAAGGTTCGATTCGCGCAAAAGAGATAGTATCAAATTGTGAAGGTACTAAAAAGGTTCAGGTTGCGGCTTGCTGCGCTCGACCGTAGTCAAAGTGCCTTTGAACTTTGCCAACGCCATCCCAGAGCTGACTTATCGCAGAGCAGCAGCTGGTCGCGTAGTTGTTCAACGCATCCTTGACGGAGTGCCAACCTTTGTGGGATTGAGGTTCAAAGCACAGCTGATTGTACGCATCACTGAATGGAGCAAAAGGTACATTGTCGTCTGGCTTGTTGTCATCCTTAGAAGAACACTCCTTCTCGGTAGTGACGGTCTCGGTACTGTCCGCAGCCTTGGCGGTCGCAACCGTCTCAGCAGTTTCAGCGGATTCAGCAGTCACAGTAGTTTCATTAGCTTCCTGCGGCTTTGCCGTTTCCAGCTCGTCAGCCGTCTGTGGTTCGGGAGTCTCCACGATAACCTCGACACGACCAATGAGCTTATTAACCGCCTTGTCAACGAGCATGAGGTCTTCCTCAGATACAGAGTCAAAAGACCAATTCAGAGCGTTGAACACCGTGTTCCGGTTGACGCCCATCAGTTCAGCAACCTTCTGCTTCTGATATCCCATCTCAACGAGCCGCTGAGCTGTCAGGTTCTTGATGCGGAATGCCTGCTGTTCCTTCTCCACGATATCAAGGCCACGCACTTTAGCCTGCTCATATACAGTGGGAACCGAGATTTTCAGTTCCTTTGCAATGGCACGAACGGACATTCCGGAAGCATAGAGTTCCGGGATACGGTCATAGATGACCATGCGCTGTTTCCGGCGTTCCTGAGCCTCGTACTTCTGACGATGGTTCCGGATGCGGAGGTCGGGAATAATGCCGTGGTTGATGAGGACACCGAGCATGTAACGGTCAGCCTTGGAGCTTGCAATCGGAGGCGGGATTTCGCCTTTTTCGTAACGCTTTGGCTTAGATTCGCTCTCGTTCTTCTTCCCTTCCGCCTTGGCTTTGGGATTCTTGAGAGCACTCGCGGGAATGCCGGAGAGTGCTTCAATTGTCGAGTTCTTGCAAGGGTATTTGCAGGTGGAAACGAGATGCGCAACTTCCTTGTCAGAAAGTGGCTGAGAAAAAGTGCGGTTGATGAGCTGTGCCTTATCCATATCCGGATGACCGCCACGGTCATAGCAGGTGGACAGTACAGCCAAGAGAGTGTTGTGACGGTTTCCTTCGCCACACGGATTTGCCTGAAGGTATCGAAGCGCCAGTTCAAAGCGGCAGACGAAGTTTGCTTTCCGTTCTTCCTTCTCTTTGTAATTGTTCAGAACGTCAAGAAGATGCGGATAGCGCACGCACATTGCCGCGAAGCGCTTTTTAGCCCATTCAAGGATTTCGCCCTCAGTCTTGTTGAAGTTTGCATCAGACGGAGCAACTTTCTCATCGGCAAAGTGATAAGGAACCTTATACTGGTCTGCGAGCTTCAGTAAGTTGAAGGGTTTGTCTTCAGGGACCCGAATACAATGACAACAGCGTTTTGCCTTGGTATTATAAGTACCAGGCAGACGAGCAACGCGATTGGTTTCATGAACTGCCTTATCCAGCTCAACATTTGCCGTGAACTGGGCCTTCTCAATCAACTCATTCAGCTTGAGAGAAATTGCTCTATGTACGCCGCTGTAGGCCAAGCCGTAAGAGAGATTGTTTGGGTTGCAGGGTTCAAGAAACACAAACAAGCCAACACCACGGCCGCTGTTAGAAACTGCACAGTCCGGAATCTCATGATGATTCACGGCATCCAGTACAAGTTCACCGATGCGGTCGCTGATGTCAGCTGGTGCGTTTTCGCCGTGGCAATCAATGTCAAAGAACAGAGCGCGCAGCTTTTCGACATCCGCCTTACGACGGATACCTTTTCCGCGCAGAGATTTCTGAGGATGGAACGTATTGATGGAGAAGTAGATGTTGGTAGAGGTATCCCAATAAGTCGGGGTCCCATATTTCGGGCTGACTTTATCAAAGATGCGCTCACGAACACCCGCTTCCAGAGACTCAGAATTGATTTGGGCAACGGTCTTCATTTTCTCTTCGCCATTTGTCCGAACCAAAAACTGAGTCACGCCATCGGCATTTACATCGCTCAGCAGCTTTACAAATGCGTCATCAAGGGCAGTGCAGCCAAGTGCCTGTCCGAAGATGGTATTTGTTTTCGTAAAGCTGTTATTCAACATTGATGTGTCCTTCTGATTTTGTATTCAGGTGTTGGGATTTTCACCCATACTTTCATTGTCTGCAATTCGCACACCTTCGCCAGGCATCAAACGGTAGAATTGATGCCGACTTCGAAAGAATGTTTTATATATATTGCACAAAACAAATCTGGAACAAAATCCAGCAACGATTGGGGCGCTCCAAAGATATGTCCAAAAAGCAGTCAGCACTTTAGATTCAGCTGAACACATGTACAAAAAATGCCCCTGACCGAAAATATCGGTCAAGGGTTCTGTTTTTTAGCTCTCAGATGGAACAAAAACAACGAAATAATCGTCTTTATATCCTTGTGTCCAGCCAGAAAGCTGGTTCATAAATTCAATACAGGGCCCACTTTGAGAGCGTCGCAAAAGGATAGCATCAAAGTCAAATTGATTCAAACAGTCTTCCATGCCAGTGTCGGTGGAATAGCTTATGAATGCAAAATTCACACTTGCTTCGATGACATCGTCCGGGAATAGGTCTGCTCTGGAATCCGCGAAGCTTTTGATGCCATGATAGATGCAATACCCGCCATCATTGTAGGAGGTATAGAGCCGCTGCGGGTTGAGGTCTTGGATGTATGAGACAAGGTCAGCTGTGATGTAATCCCCTGTCTTATCGGGGTCGTTGGCCATGGAAGGTGCATAGACAGCAGATACAAGAACGAGCACGGCAGCTGCAGCGATAGTGTATTTTTTGGTGTTTCCCGCCCAGGAACTGTTGGGCCTGCCGCCAGCTTTCCACATCCGGTTTTCCTGTGCGGAGATAAGAGAAGTGAGGAACCGGTAAATGAGGGGAGTCATGACGATAACCCAATAGCTGCGGATGCGGACATACATTGCTGTCATGAACAGGCAGCAGAGATACGGGGCAAATTCTGTGAGCTTTACCTTCATCTTGTAGGCTACAATCAGGAACAAGAAGGCAAGACACAGAAACACAACTTCATTGGCAAGATGGCTCGGCATCCATTCAGAAACATGTTTCTTGGTCGTTTCATTGTTTGTCACAAAGAAATAGATATAGAGCTTGATGCCGTATGGATTCAGGAGTCCGGCCAGAATATCGGAAAGAAAGACTTGGAACAGAGCACGGAACCGTTTTTTCGAGTCGCCCTTTTCGTTATAGATATCAAAGGCATTGATGTTAGGAGCAAAGCACAAGACCAGGAACAGCAGATTGAACGCGAACAGAATGGGCAATGCCCCGCCGTGCAAGTTTGCCCAAAGAACGCTCACAACAGGAAGCAACCAGCGGAGCTTTGTGTCAGGTTCTTCATAGACTTTGTTCAGCAGATAGAATCCGATTGCAAAGAGCGTTAAGCCGATGTTTTGCGGTCTTCCTGCCCAGTCGAGCGGCAGCGTGACAAGGGCCAAAGCCAGGACATTCATAAAAGGGTCTTTGATTTGTCTGCCCCAGATATATTCAATGAACAGACAGTAGGCAAAGACTGTCACTGCGATGAACGCAAGCATCCCGTAAACAGGATTCACAGAAATACAGGAAAATGCGTAAAGAATCAGGCTGCTGAGCCAGGAATGAGCGGTTTCCTGCAAATTAAGTTCCGGACCAAGCCAGGAGAAAGTATCCTGAGTTGGAATGGCTTTATTTTGCCAGATACTTTTTCCCAGGGTGATATGCCAGAAATAATCGCTGTCAACGACTCCTTGCCTTTCTGCCATAATGACGGCAATAGCGGTTACAATGACGGCCGCAAATAGATAGAGTGTTTTATTTGACCTTTTGGCTTTAAGTGCAAGCATAATGATTCCTCCAGCTTTTATTATTCACTGTCTTAATTGTCCGCAATTCGCAAATTCGAGCAACAAAAAGAGCTGCCCATCCGAAGATGGACAGCTCTGGATTAGACATATGCAGGTCTAAAATATTGAGTCCTATATCTTATTGCTGTCCCAAACCGCACAAGCCACCGAAGCGACGATACAGCCACCGGCGACATGAAGCATCAGAACTGCAACGCTGATGAGAGCACCGAGCGTTTCGTGGCTGAGACCGGAATCGAAGATACCGATATCAGCGATAAGAGATATTGCCATTATTATAAACGCTCCTGCCGCTGCAAAGCAGCCAATTGCGGGCTTAGAATTCTTCAGCCAGCCGAACATTTCTTTGGCTTTGGCTATGAACTTGAGCTCGTCTTTCTCGATGTAGAAATACCGTTCCCTTGTCGCACAAGCCGATACATACAAGGCAGCCAGCGCAGAGGCCACGCCGAAAATGCAGAATGCGGTGGTTCCGGTCCTGACAAAAGAACCCAGGACCAGCATCAGAATGGATTCCGACGTCAGCGGAGTTACAGCTTTCAGCAGAGACTGAATCAGAATGAGAAGCAGGGTGACTCCGATTGCTTCCGCTGCGATGATGGCGGATATAGCGGAAATTCGTGCCGCAGCGTAGTCGTTGCGAATAGTATTAGATTTCATAGTTTTACACTCCTTTGATTTGTGCTCAAGCGATACCGTGAATCGTCTGAAGCAAATAAACTTTGTTAGACTTGTTGCTGAGCCAGAGCCTTTCTGCTGCCGGGTCCATCAAGCCAAAGCGCTTATGAACCGCGTGCAGGAAGCAGGCTTTGATTTCAGCGTCCGATGAGGTATACGATACGCGGGCGCACCGGATATCCATCTCGTTAAACTCGTGTTCGAAGAACAACGTCAGCAGAAGAAATTCTTCGTGGGTATCATGGACCCCATCCTGATAGAGAGAACCATCCTCGTTCAGAATGGTCGCCTGTGTGTTTTCGCACATATGTTGGCGAACCATGATATTTACGACATCAGGTCCCAGACGGAAGTCCCTCTGAGTCGGATTTTCGTAGAAGTGGTACAAGTTCGGGCAGAGATGATTCATCACATACCGTACCTGTTCTTCTTCGGTTCCCTTGTCTGCGGCGTCGGCGAACCACTGAGGAAATTTTGCGTAAGAGTAGGAATTCTGCGGCAGGTAGAGCTTTTCGAGTAAAGCCTCGACTCTCTTCCCCGGCTCAGATGGCTCATATTCGTGCAAGTCTGCCTTCTGGATAAGGTACTGAGACCAATCGAGGGGCAAATCAAATCCGTGGTATTTCATGTTGCTTGCCTCCTTATGCGGCCGCGTCGTAGGACACGACACCAGCGACGAGATACCGGTTTTTGTTTCCAGTAAGTTTCTGAGCTGCAGTTTCTGCAAAGTGCAGATATGCGGTCATCAAGGTGCTGTCAGACAGTCGATAAGCGTCAAAGGAAACAACAGACAAAACGACCAGGTTGCCGCGTTCATCCAGAACGGATTTCCAGCCGTTTGCCTCACAGATGCTTTGCATTTCAGCAAGACACTTTGGCGCAGCCGGGATAATTGCCTTGACAAGGATTCGAGCCTTGCCGTTGTAGAGTGGAACGGAACGGCCAATGCCGCCTAACACCTTAAACATAAGAGCACCTCCAGCGTTCTGTTTTCTACAGCGCTGCATCCTGTTCAAATACAGCGTAAAAGTTGTGATAGCGTTCAAATTCGTCCTTGACCCACTCGCCTGCAATGTACAGAGGAAGGTCGTCAAACTCTTTGCAATCGTCGAGAGTGTACGGAACGGCGTCATCGTGGCACCCATTTTCCTTATCGACCGCAAGCATTTCATCAGCCGCTTTCTTGGCCGACTCAAAGCTCATATGTACCCCGCCGCAAATTGCAACGGAGTCAAACGTGCCGATATCTTCATTGGAATAATGGGACAGGATAGCATAGCACTTATGGCGTTCGGGTACGCCGCTCAAAGTGTTCAGTGCCATAGTTGCGCCGTCCACGTAGCCATTGCAGTAGGCAGCATTGTAGCAAGTTTGGTCTGTGTAGCTGTTGGCCTCCTGGTTCTTGGCTTTGATGAGTTTGCAGATAATTTCTTTGTTATTAGACATAATAAATACCTCCATAGTTGTAGTGTTAAAACGGGTTGGGACAATGTTGCCCTAGAGCAATCGTCCGTTCTGCATGGCTTCACCGAAATAGGAATCGACCACCTCTTTTGCGAAAGCAAAATAGGTTTCTCGGTTCTCTTCCGTGACCCGTTCAGCAAGAACAGGTGTGTTCAGCTTCACGCACAGACGATTGGCAAAGTTCACCCGTGCCATCAGCCCTTCGTGCAACGCACGGCGATGACGGTCGAGTTCCATGACGTACTGTCGAAACTCCTCACCGTCCATCGTGAAACGCGCGTGCTGTATCTGGACTTCCTGACTCGACACTATGTTGACGTAATCAACACAGGTTTTGAGCATCACGACAACGTCATCAACGCAGTCGTTCAGCAGTTCAGAGGCCATGAGGGCGGTGTACAGGTCGTTGACCTTGCAGCAGAGGGTGTTGTTGCGGCTATTCAGATTGATACTCATACGTCTCCCCTTAACGCGGGGTCATCGTGCGGCTCTTGGCTTTTGCCTCCACCGCAATGTGGACCCCGTAAAGGGCTTGGATTGATTTACTTGTTACAGATGCTTCCGGCTGAACCGGTCGTATAATAGGTGTTGAGAACCTCTTTGGCGAATGCAGTGTAGGCCGGGGAATTAGCAAGAGAATACATGTTGCCGGAGTTCATTTCGGCTTCAATTGCGTCTGCCACATTTCCAGCAATCTGGTCTGTGTTGTATTTCTTGCACAGCCGGTTGAGTAAAGCGACATTGGCAGCCGCGTTTTCGAGCAAACTGGTACGGGCAGAATCGACGCTGTGATAAAAAATGCGGTAGCTTGCAGCATCCATCGTGATACGAGCTTGCTGAATTAAGATTTCTTGTTCAGCCAAAAACCTGGCATAATTTGCAAGACTATTGAGACTGTCAACGACCATAAAGGCGAGACCACTATCACCAGCCTTCTGCATTGCTTCGTATAGTGCTGCGACTTTCTTTGTGAGAAGAGTGTTCTGGTTATTAGGGTTAAAATTCATGAAATCGTTCCTTTCTTTTTCATGTAAACAAAAAAGCAGGCCCATCCGAAGATGAGTCTGCTTTCTGCTACAGGTTGTGAATAACTATGGATTTGCTGGTATCCATCGTACAAGACTGATTTTATTCATTCCGCAAGCGCGGTCAAGCAAAATTAACCTTTGTATCCTTTGGATACTTTTTTGGCCAAATACACCTGGCCCTTGGGAGTAATCAGGGTCTTTCGAGAAGTATGGTAAGTGGTGCCAACATAGTATACCGTTTCTTTGACCTCAAAAATTCCCTGCTCGATGTAGCGCTGGTAAGCAACATTTGCAGAGTCAATATATTTTTCTTTGCGCAGCCACGCCATCAGACGATTGCGGCCGATGTTGATATGGTCGTTGGCAAGGCACTTTGCAAACTCGCCGAAATCAACGCTGTTCACAGATGCACTCACCGCGCGGTGGAACTCGACGCTCTCTTGCTGCACGCCGATAATGTTGTCCTGATTCTTGACAGCTTCCAGAGAAGTGACAAGCAAAGCCTTAGTTTTGGCGTCCGTGTTCGGAAGCCAATTATCGACAAAGACTACTGGGTCATTCACATAACCGCCGGTCTGGCGAATCCGGGGCAAGAGTTCGTCAAAAACCCAGGTCTCAAACTTTTCCGCTTCGGGTTTGTTGGAGCGGCAAATGAGGCGATACACGTTACCTTCTGAGATGAACTTGATGATGCGGGGAACGCCGTTCACATCCGTCCTGCCAGCCTTGATGCCATCATGGCGGCAATGTATGTTCAGCTCATGGCTTGGGTTTGAATAGCCCAAGGCCGAGCAAACATCTGCGGCACAAAAATAGAATTTGTTGTCATCCTTCATAATGCGCAATTCACCGAACATCTCGGACAAAAAGACTTCAGGTACACGGTTGTTCATAGTATTTCCTCCAATAGTACCCTAACAAATCGTTAGGTCATGCCTGTTTTTTAACGATGGTATGTACGAATGATTTTGCAAAAGTATTCGCGAAATTATTCGTTGTATGCATATTTTGTCGGAACCTCAGCCCCGCACTTGGAGCATGTGAACAAATCCTCGGCATCAGGTGCATGGGTCACTTCATCGCAGTCAGATTTGGCTTCGATAAAGTCGCCGTCCTCGTCCACCAGCCAAGTCTGGGTTACATGCGCAGTTGTGATGAATGTAGTGTTGCCGCATTTTGGGCAAGGACCGATTTTCAGATTAGCAGTCATTGTTGTTAATTCCTTCCTTTCTTGTGTTCGCGCAAACAAAAAAGGCAGACTCACCCGAAAGTGAATCTGCCTTCAATGTGCGAGACTGTGAATTGTACGAACGCAAAACGCGCCTGGTAGATGATATCTATCGTACAACTAAAAGTTTATGCCGTTCGCAAGCAGCGTCAACAAAAAAACCACCTGCTTAACAGCAAGCGGCATCAACGCATAAAAAAACAGGCCCACCAAAGCGGTGAGTCTGCCATTGTCTGCAGAATTGTGAATACGGTCGATTAGGATGTCATCAATTATGCACTAAAGAGTATATGGCGGTTGCAAGCGAAGTCAAGACAAAAACGCGAGAAATATTAAGACTCAGATGCGATGAAATCTGGCTCACGGATTTCAGTACGTTCTTCGAAAGCAGCCTCAATCCAGGCAAGTTTTGCATCTTTGGCGTTTTTCAGTACTTTCTCTCTAAGATGACTGCACAGGTGACGGTTGCGGCGACCTGATATTTTGCAACAAGTTAGTCGTGGGGTTAGCGGGCTTTTTGACTTTTTCCGGCATGTTTTCACCTCAAATATGAGAGCTTTTGCACTAAAAAAGCCCCCTTATCCCAAACAGGACGAAGGGGCATATGTACTATTTGGTTTCCTTTTCAGCCGCGCAGCGGGCCCAGAAATCGTCGTCCATCGGGATAAACATCAGGTGGTAGCTGGTGTCAGGTTCAGAATTATCAGTGATGATAAATCCGTCCGGTACGCTTTTGATGGAAACGGCCACATCCGTTTTGTTCAAAAAGTTGCGGTAGCAGTCCATTGGAGCCTCGGGACCAGGTTTCAGCAAATAAGTGCCGATATCGCTGGTTTCACCGTTGCGGGTACATGTGATTTTATAGAGCTCTTTTGTAAACATATTAGTTCTCCTTTCAAAAGTTTCCAATGACATCGAAATCAATGTCGTAATCATCGAAAATATCAATGGTTTCAAAGTAATGGCTTTCATCAACCAGAATCAGTCGATGGCAGTCAAGTGAATACGGAATCGCTTCCTGAGCAAGTGCGGCGCATGCGGCAGCAAGGCCAAACGCCAAGAATCTTGTAATGAGAAATACCTCCTTTATTCCGGTTGAAAACTTACATCGTTGCGAAAGAAAGCCTCAACAGCGGTGCTGTAATCATCATTGTTCACCGATATACAGTACTCGCCGTGTACCCGGTAAGGGATATGCGCTTCTTTCAAAGCCGCAGCAGCTTCCTTCGTGCTATAAACGAAAAATCTGGCCATTATCATTCCTCACAAATCGCATTGTCTTTGCCAGTCATCTCGCCGTATCGCGTATCCCACTGAACGATTTGGTCAGCTCCGACAATGCCACGGAGACTCAGCAAGCAACTGTTGCGCGGATGACACCAGATGGTGCTGGGTGCTTCGTTTTCGAGGAAAGCGCCGCAAAACGGACAAGGCTTCTTAGGAATGATTTTGTTAGGGCGCAGCATGCTTAAACCTCCTCATACTCAATGTCATACTCATCGAATGCGTCGAGAGCATCATCGTAGAGAGAATCGTCCACCATAATGCGGTCACCATCATCCAAATCGTAGTCGATGTCGTAAAGGTCAAGAGCATCGCATGCCCCATACAAGCTTGGCGTATAAAAACGAACCATTTTTGTCACCTCATGTTATTTGTACGGCTCGTCAAACGAGCTGTCTACTGTTTCTTTATGTCCGCAGGAATCACAGAGCAAACAACTGCAAGCCTTGTGAGTGTGTCCGGTTGGGAGGCCGTGATTGTCCAGCTCCTTTTCTAAGAACCAGACAGGCTTGAGCGTAAAGCCGCAGGAAGGACAAGGAATCGAAGGGATTGTCGTATCGTATCTCCCCTTACTCGTCCACTTCAACGGCATTAGTCACCTGATAGCCGCCATCGCGCAAAGCACACGACAGGTTTTTGCCAAGCTGCATGGCAGTCCCAGCATCGTTGGCGTCAAGTGCCTTCTGTACTTTCTTGATGGCATCCTCAGGGGTGTTGGCATCAACATAGATGGTGGTGGAAACGGTCACAATAACGTTAAAACTTTTCATAATATTTCTCCTTTTATTATTCGATTGGATTTTTGTATTCGGTCCAGAAGAAAAGGCGCTGAGCGGGTGTCAAGCGTTCCTTTTCATTGGATTTTTTGTTCAGTTCATCGGCGAAACGGTTACAGTCAAAAGGATAAGGAACTTTGTATTTCTTCCCTTCCTTGACGACCATGACATAATGGCTGTCGCAAACCGGGAAACTGCTTCCGTCAGAGAAGGTTTCCTCGTGACCGGAGCAAAAGACGTACAGACGAGAATAGCATTTGCCAATGGTGTCTTTTTCAGAGACTTTGATATAAGCAGCTCGAAACAACTCGTGAGGATGTTCGCAATAAAAGTCAGCGACTTCATCGTCGGAAGCAAGCTCCATCACTTTGACATCGAAGTTCTCGAGGTCCTGAATCAGCAGCTGCTCCCCTGCATCACGAATGAAATTCATGATGGGGTAGTAGTCGCCAGCTTCACAGCTATAGTCTTCTCCGCACGCCGCATAGCAGCGATGTTTGCGGAATAGATGATTGTCAATCGACTTCTCATACTGTTTGAGGGCCTGATGTGTGAACGCCATACCCACAGTTTCATACGAGGAAGAAGGAAGCAGAACCGTGATGTCATCTGCTGTATCATACCCGCTTGCCGTGGAGTACATATCGACATAGTCGGCCATCGTGTCGAGACGGTGCGAATCACGAATATCGCGGATGTCTTCCCTGTCGGCATTCTTTTTGTCAACCAGTTCATCGTACGGAATAAACGGGTCAAACCGAGGATGCTCATTGTATTTCTGAATCGATTCTTCGTCGTCAAGGCACAGATTGTCCTTGACCAAATCTGTCACCGAGTCATAAGTCGCGCCCTCGAACAAGAACTGCGCACCATCGAGGTCATAGTCCGAATCGCAAGCTTCACGTAAGGATACGCTGTGCTCAGATTCCTCTTGTTGCTGCAAAGGATGAATGGGTGTCTTGGTCCCGAAATTGTCAACGGAGCCCGGGAACTGCAGAGCTGCATACTGCTTGAGGTAGTAGCTGCTGGTGTCATTGACCAGAACGGATTGGTTTGTTTTGTTAGACATAGATAATACACTCCTTAAAATTCAATATAAAAAGCGGGCTTCCTGAATAACAAGAAGTCCGCTCTTCAACGAAATTGTGAATAGTACATGCACAAGAGACCTTGTCAAAGACAAATGATATCTATCGTACAAATATTATTATCTCTGATTCGCACGTATCAGCAAGGCGTATTTGTGCCAAAGTTTTGACGTTCTGGACAGTACCAATGGCGTCAGTCCTCGATAGCGATGGGAGGCGTTTTGTCGAGTAGCGTGTCAATGTTCCAGCCGCAGAGGGTAAGGAGCACTTCGGACGCGGGACTCTGATTCCGAATGTCGTTTGCCAAGTGGAAACCGATGTGTGCATATGAACCGTCGTCGTTCGCGATTTCACGCTTCACGGTTTCGGCAAAATTTTCAGCCAGTTCCGCGTTATCGGCGATGACATTCATAGCTTCGTTCATGACGCGGTCCTTGACCACGAATGCGTCATCAGCAGAATAGTCACATTCCGGACAATGCGGTTTAGCCTTTACACCGCTGGATACGGAAATAAGCTTGCAGCCACAAGACGGGCAAGTGAAGAAATAGGGATGGTTAGTAGGTAAAGTAATCATGTGTTTACATACTCCTTTTGAAAATATTGGTAGTCTTATAAAATGAAAAAATCATGCACAGGCATCATTGGGGCCTGTGCAGGGTAATGATTTCCAGGGAACGATTGCTCCCTGCCGGTTAGATGTATTTGAGTTTTTGTCCGCAAACAGGGCATCGCTTATAATGTGGATTCTGGTAGTACCCATCGTTGCAGTCCCCGCCTAAGTCCGCATCGCAATGTGGGCAGAGGTTCGGAGACCAGCTTTTCGAGATGGGCTGCTTTGGAATTTGCAGCTCACAAGCCTCGATGGCTATACGCAAAGGTTTACTGCCTCGCTCCCCCATCAAGCCGCCATTCAGGAGCTTGGTGAGGTAGTTCACGGCATTTTGGTATTCAGTTTCGGTCGTCATTTGCTATCACCATCCTTTTCGAACAGCTCAGAAATTTTGTCAAGAATCACTTGAGATTCTGCTGCTGCCTGTTCGTTGTAATGCCTCCACTTGTCACGAAAATCCTCTAAGTCCTTGACAACGCCACGGCGGGAAACTCCATCGAGCAAGCGCACAGCCATATCAGAAAGATTTTCAGCCTTGAGAGCGTCGATGTCCGGGTTGTAGCAGAGCATGATAGCGTCAATGGATTTTGCAAGGTTCAAGCATTCCGTATAAAGTTGCTTCATTTCGCTTTCACTCTTGTCGAATTCACCGTCAAAGACATTCCCAACCACGTGAATGCAGCAGCAATCCTTGAGCATGACAACGTCCGTGGATTCGCAAACGCGAACCATAAAACGGGCCGACGATTCAGAATACTCGACTACACCCTTGCGGCGTGTTCGGGTCGCATCATTCTTCAGCCAGAAAGTGATGATGTCATCTTCAAAGATGAAATTGCCGAGAGAATCGTTGATGCCAGTATACTGGCCAATAGTGGCCGCATGTACAACGTACTTCTCAACCTTCGGGTTCTGCTGGTAGATTATCGCGTAATCATATCCCTTGTTCTGAGGAAAGACGCCGCCCGCGACCCAGATGCCTGGCAGTGGGATACCGGATATGGAGGTCCGTTCACCCTTGCGCCGCGTTTGGCCACGGAATAAAATTGTTCTAGTTGCCATAATAATACTTCCCTTCTACGCAAAAAGGCGGGCCTCCCGATTTCTCGGAAAGTCCGCCTCAGCGAAATTATGAATTTTTGTACGAACGCGAATAGCGCCTTAGTAGATGGTATCTATCGTACAAATACCATTCTATACGGTTCGCACATTTTGGCAAGCAAAAAATGCCGCCCATCCGAAGATGAGCGGCGACTTTTTATTTCTTCGCTCCCATGAGGACTTCGCCTTCTCCGGATACAACGAACCAGCCTGTATCTTTACGGTATTCAGCACTGAACAGGTTTGCGAAGTTGTACCCTCCGGAAAATTCGATGTGTTTCAGCGAAAATGTCAGCTGCAAATAAGCATCCGAAGAAGTGCCGTTGCAGTCGTTTTCCAAAGAAATATTCAAACGATAAAAGTCCGGACGAGCGAGGTACTTATCGACAATGTCCTTGTCGTAGGTGATGTCGTGGAAGCAGCAGGACGAGAATGTCTGCAGATATACTTCGCGGTACGTATGGCCGAAAAGACCACACTTATCGCGCAGATTCTCCGGCCAATTCACCTCGATGCGACCATTGGGTTTGAGGCATGTTGTAGGAGGCTGTTCCACGCCGATACCGAAATAGCGTCGGACGAACTCAAACAGCGGCTCCCAGTCGATGCCGTTGTAAAATTTGGTCAACTTCTCACCATCGCGAAGCTGGCGGGTTTCGGCTACCATATGCATTTGTCATTACTCCTTTTTTTGTTGGTATGTATTTTCGAGAGCTTTCTCGTCCAAAGCAAAATACTTATGCGTGAACCAAAAATCTGTCGGTGTCCGTTCTGCGTGCGGTAACAGAGAGTTGCCAACTACGACAACTCCAGGAACGCCAATACAGCACATTTGAATGTAGCACATCTTGCAGACCAGAGGGTCAATGTCTTGTGCCACAAACAGAACATACTTGTCCCAGTCCGGGTCAGTGGATTCCAACTGCTCGCGCATCACATTGTACCCCGCCAGAAGCAGGCATCCGGCACCACAGCACAGGTCGTTTACCCGCAGGATACGGGACTTGTCCAGAACAAGAGAATCCGGCATGTTTATGCGTGCCATCATCTGTCCGACATTGTACGGCGTGAAAAACTGCCCTGCTTGGCTTTTGCTTAATCCGAGATTATGGTAAACGGTGCCAAGAAAATCCTGCTCAGGGTTTTCCAAGAGCGCGGTCATTGTGATGGCGGTAAGCACCGCAAACTGCTGTACGGTCTTCTCATCGTATTTCTGGACGATGGCATGGTACTGTTCCTTTCTTGCATCCCTGCACCGTAAATCACAGGTGTTCGCAAGTGCAATGGCATGCATGTCGATGTAGTCATACCAGAGTTCGCTGCGACCGTATCGGGCGCTCATCTCATGGAAAGCCTTGATAAACTCTTCGACCGTAGAAACTGGTCTTTTTGGGTTGCTCATAAAAACTCCTTTCATAGTAAAACAAATAGCGGACCTCCAAAATTCGGGAAGTCCGCCTGTTTGCAGATTGTGAATTGTACGAACACGAATTGTGCTTTAGGTAGTATCTATCGTACAGTTACTGTTTTATGCGGTTCGCACACTGGGGCAAGTACCAGCTATTGGATTTCGGCTTTCAGCCATTGCAGATACCGGTATCGCTCGGCTTCGTTCTGAATTCCCTGCAAAGCAAAAGTTACGAACGGCACATCCGTGCAATGATTGTCCAGCCACGATTCGAGGGCGAGTGCCTCAAAAATATCATTGTAGCAAGTATTGCGCCGATAATATTCGAGGTCTTCATCTTCGATTTCGTAGTCGAACTTTGCGCGGATTTCTTCCGCCGTATAGTTTTCGGTTTTTGCGGCGGCGTTCGCAAAGAACGGGATATTGCCTTCCTTCCATTCGAAAAACGGATAATCCTGGTCGCAGGAGTTCTGAAAATATACACTCAGCGGCCATTTCTCGCTTGCGCTTTCGGGCGGCATCATGATGATACCGAGCAGCTTGTGCTCTTCCCAATAGAGAAAACGGAAGGTAAACAATGCCTCAAGCCAATACCGGTCAGCGGTATCCGCAAGCACATCGGCTCTGCGGTTTTTGCTCTCCTCATCCGCAATGTACCCGGTACGAATCGAGGGAATATAATACCGATTATCCCTGATGGTTTTTCTGATATTCTTTTCGGTCATTTGCGATTGCGTGTATTCCAGCGCAATCGCCATAGCTTCCTGCAAACTGTTCGCCTGCGCAAAGCCCATGTCAAAACCGTAACTCATGGTATGGCACTCCTTTTTATTTGAATGGTTTCAGATTTGTGGTATAGGTGTCAGATGCTAAGGCGCTGAGCGGCAGTCTCGATATCGCAGAAGCACAGAAGCTCCTGACCATACCGAAAACCGTCAAACCCATCGCTGCAAGAATAGCCGATACGACATTTGCTGTCGTGTTTGACCAGCTTCTTGAAAGCATCCTCCAGAGCCGTTTTGCTGTTGTTTACGGACTCTTTCCCATTTGGTTAAGTGTGAGCGTTAATGAAGTTCTCGTCCAGAACGAAGAAGCTGTTGTCTTGAACTGTATCAGCGGCATACCAAAGTTTATCTGCAATATTGTACAGATAACCATAGGTGATGTTTTCCTCTTTGAGGATGTTCAGGAATAGAGTCTCAGCGTTTTTCAGAACAACAGGAGTATCGACTACTACGCTGTCGATTTCCAAGTCATCGCCTCTGTCCCGATGATAGGCAGTTGTTACGCCTCCTTTAGTACCGTGACGAACAGGTGTATCAAATGTGTGCGTTTCTCCCTCATCCGGGGCAAGACGCTCACGGACCATTGAAAGGCTTCCAAGGTCAACGAGTGCTGTTGCAAGTTCCGGGGTGTTGTAATGTTCAAGAAGCATCTTGCCAAGATAAGACGGATAGCCATCAGAATGGCAATAGACGAACTTGATGATTCCTTCTTTGCAAAGAACTCCGATAAAGCTTGGTGTGCTCATTAGTTTTCCTCCTCGGTAGACGGGACCTCGACAACTGTCCACCAATCGATGAAAACGGGACCTTTGATATAGAGGTCGCGATAGCATTCCTCAGTGGTGATGTTATCAGCCCCGTAGGATTTACGATAAGTTTTCGCCTCTTCCTTGAACCGCTTGTAAGCTTCTTCCATGGCTGATTCAAATGTTGGGAACCGGTCGGTAGAACAAACGGACGGGGCGGACATATCGCTCATGTAGATGTTTTCGAGAATAAATGTTTTCATTGCAAAGCTCCTTTTTGTCGTTCACAAACAAAAAAGCAGACTCACCCAGAGATGAGTCTGCCTGAATGTTTGCAGATTATGAATTGTACGAACGCAGGATTGCGCCTTAGTAGATGATATCTATCGTACAATAACTATTCTATGCCGTTCGCATAGTTTGGCAAGAAAAAATGCCGCCCACCCGAAGGCAGACGGCTGAATGCTATTGGTTAGTTGAGGTTTGATTTTGTCATGACATGGGCGCGATATACCGTGTTGGTGTCTTCATCCTTCAATTCCCAGCAGCCGGTAAAGCCATCGCAGGGTTCAGTGGCGACAACTTCCTTGCCGGTATTATCGTACAGGATAGCCTCAGTCCAAGAATCGTCCTTGCCGCCGCAGCAGCGGATGTCCATTTCAAACCCGTCGGAGAATTTCGCAGTCTTGCTCAGCGAAGAACCATCGCCTTGCACTTCCGCGCCGCGAAGGTACTTCTTAATGCGCTCAGCATACGGTTTGTTGACATATATAGTTTCTTCCAGAACGGTTTTCTTTGGAAGTACATCGACAAGAACATGGTATTCGGCACCGTTATAGGGAATGACCCAATGATTGCAGAATACCTTGGTGTTCTTTGTCTTGTATACCGTCTTGCCGTTCACGGCAAGCGTTACCATACCAGAAACACCATCTTTGCTGTTTCCTTTCCAAAGGACGGAAACAATGGTGTTGTCTGCGGCAAATACGACATCACTGATTTGATACTCGTCGTTGATGCTGTCAGGGTCATTGAGATGGCGGATAAGAACATCGTATTCCGATTTCTCCATCTGAATGCGGTTTACAAAGATGCGTTCAAAGCACTTGCTTCTCTCGTACATGCGTGCCACATACAGAACAGTCTCGACCAAATCCTCGACAGTTCCGGCTGTCATGGAATCCAGCGTACGGCGGGCCCACAGGTCAACGCCATCCTCAATAATGCTGCACTCACAAACTCTGTGAAGGCTGGGATAGGTCACGCTGATAAGCTGCATACGAAGGGCGGGTTTGTTGCCTTTGGGATAAATGTCATTGATGGGAAAATTGAGGGGGTCAAGACTGACACTTTCAGGAACCTCACCAAACCCCGACCAACGACCGGGATTCCGTTCTGCCATGAATTCACGAGCAAAACGCACCGCAGTCTCCTTCGTCAAACCTTGCCATTCTTTGACATCGCGGCTTTTTTCGATAGAAGTGACTGCTTCGCTGACGGCAGTGAGGAAATCGTTCTGGTTCTCTTCCTGATTCCGTCTGGTTTCGTCCACGAGCTGCTCAAAGAGGGCTGCATCGCGCAGATACTTGGCGGCGATGGGAGCCGATACCTCGGCAGAATCCGGAATAGTCACCGCAGTGTTGAGGTATTCTCTGATATCCTTTTCGTCCTGCAACCTCTCGCAGAACTCCGAAAGCGCATCGAGTTCATCCAGAGAAAACTCGATTTTCGCGCTCGGCTGCTTCGCGGTTTTGGTGATAAGGATGCCTGTGTTGATTTTTTGGATTTTCATAATATTCTCCTTTTTTGTATTAGGGGTATTTATTATTTTTGGTGGGATTCCTTACGGAAATAGGTGGTCTACTAATGTGCCGTCTGTTTTGACAACGGCAACACCGATATTGGTTCTGCCGGGGTCGATGCCTAAGTAAAGCAGTTGCACTACATCATCGGTTTTATACAACAGTTGAATGGTAAACGGTTTTGTTCTCACGACTCGCGCCTTTTGCTCTTTAAGCAGATGACGCACATGTCCACCGCGAGTCGTAGGCATTAAAGGTTTACCGTCTTTATTGAGCACATATACAGTGGACATATACGCCACCTCCTTTACGATAAGTCTCCCCTGCCGAAGCAGGAGGTTGTGTTTCCCTTGGCTGGGTGTTTGCTGCGAGTGGCATTGCGCGAGGCAATATCACTCTTGCGGAGCTATCAACTGGGAAAATCGACAGGCGCAACAAACATCCATATGCCTGTGATACATACAAAATTAAGTGATTTTATTCAAATCACCAAATTTCGTAAATACCCTGTGTTAGTATCTTCCGAAAAGAATCCTGCCGATAATTGCAATGTCTTCGTGCTCGGTGGAAGGTTCGTGTTTTGCGTTGTAGACAATCATTCGCAGCATGGTCTGTCTGAACCAGAAAATATCATCTGCACGAATGTCGTTGTAGCATGCTTTTTTGTACAAAAGCCGATTCTCGTAAAACTCTCGAAGGGTGATGGCTTCCTGCTCGCCTTTGATAAGTTGATACTTTGGCTGTGGGTCAGACGACGGAATTTCCTGAAATACGATTTCTCCGGCATCTTTTCCTGCGAAAATATCGGCTAGATATGCGACCTTTCGAGCCTCATTCCAGGCGTAACGGCTCTGATAGCCGGGCGTCAAGTCAACATCATAGAAGTACAGGAAACCCAGCAAAAATCGGACCGTGTGATTGTAGTTGCTGACCGGAAGCGGCTTGTAAGGGTTCGGCTTTCCGTAAACGGAACCTATGTCTTTGTATCCGTATTCCGGTCTCATATCAAGCCACGCATAGCGGCGGTATTCGGTAGATTCAAACATCTGTACGACATATATCTTTCCGCCGTCAAGTATGTCTCTGACAAAGCCATGCTGGTTCCCCGGGAGACTTACGCTTTCATCGATGCCGAACCGATACGCAGGACTACCGGCACTTTTTGCGATGATTTGTGCCCGTACAAAGTACGGATTGTCGCATGAATGACAAGTACAAGTGGTACTGGTTGCTTTGTTCGCCATTTTCAAATACACTCCTTTTTTTGAACGCAAAAAGGCGGACCTCCCAGAATCAGGAAGCCCGCCTTAAAGCAGAATTGTAAATTGTACGAACGCAAATAGCGTCCCTGTGGATAGTATCTATCGTACGAATACTATTCTATGCCGTTCGCACAAAAGGTCAAGAAAAGTTTGTGCAAAAAGCGTTAATGGTTCTTGAGTTTGAAAGCGGGGCGAACGCCAAAAGAGTGAGAAGCGCAGCTGGCGGACGCATAACCGTCGTCGTAGACACTGGAGAAGCCAGTAGCGGATTCTCTGACCTTGTTCATCAGCCAGTACCACTGTAAGTTCTCATCCTTGCTGCAATCGAACGCCATACGGTTTCTACGTTTCTTCATAGGCTTCCACTGCTTCACATACGGGCTTTCATACTCACCGTAGTAGTTCTCTCCGAAAATCTCTTTCTCAGTCGGCAGACGGAGCAGGTCACCGTTGTCAAACGGAGTCATCATAGCCTTGAGTTCTGCCGGGAAGAGATTCAGAATCTCACCATTCAGCTTTTTACGAAGGTCACTCTCTTCGTAACCTCCTTCATTGGTACTGGTGCTGTTCATCGGGTGCTCGCTAGGCAGGCAATCAACCAGACAGAAAACCATGCCGTCCTCTTCTTGCTGCACTGCCATAGCCTGTACCTTTACACCATCTGCAAGTTTGACCTCGATGACGTCTCCGACCTTAAAAGTATCAACGTCAGACTCAATCATTCCTTTTACTTTCATCTTGTTTTCCTCCATTTTTGCGGTCTTAGACAGCAGCCATCAGATTCTTGCAGACGCTTTCCCAGCAAGAAGGGTCCGCGCTGAACGCATCCGGATGTTGCCTGGCCTGAGCCAGATATGCCACAAAAGGTTCGGCAAACTCCTTGGCGAACGAATCCCAGATTCCAGACTGTTCCAGAACCTTGGCAAACCGCTCTTCCCATCCGGTGGGGTTTGCAAGGTAGTCAACGGCAACAGAATCATCGAATTTCTCCAGAAGTTTCAACATCACGTCGAGCGAAGTGGTATCGTTGTTCCGGTCATAAACATACTGCTTGATGGCGTTGTCGTATGTCATGGACTGAAACCTCTTGCCCTTCATCACCTCGGCGGAGGGAGTGTGGTTCTTCTCGATGTATGCGAGAAACTTTTCTCTCATTTCAGCCGTGACCCAGTTGGAATCAACCTGCCTATAATCGTCAAAGAGCAGAGCGAACTCAACAGACTTGCAGCAGGTCTCTTTGTGGTCAACGATGAACGCCATGAACTCGAGACCATTCTTAATGCTGAAATGGTTTACGCCCATAGCCAGAGGGAAAGAGAAGGAACTCTGCGCGTAGAGGGCTTCGACATAATGTTCTCCCTTAGCCAAAGGAACGCGTACAAAGCGCCAAAAAGTAGTGTTTCCGAAAGTGTTGGTGACAACACCTTCCAGAACGGTATCCGAGTCATTTGCGATATAGGAATCGAAGATTCCCTTTGTGATAGTTTTGCAGTACATACAAACCTCCTATGGTTTAGAGGGTATTTTTCTTCAGAACGACGTAATGAAAGCCGATAAGCTGCTTTGGCACATCAACGGAGGACTCGTCGTCCGGGTCGTAATAACCCGTCTCGACTGAAAGACCCATAGCTTCCATGCCGCTCGCAACCACCTCAAGCTCCTGTTTGTTGTGGGAAACGATAGTGTTTTCCACGAACTCCACAGTGTTTTCAGATTTGGATGCAAGGCGCTTGCCGTAAACGATATAATCGAAATTTTGAAGAAAAATCCCGGAAGAAAGGTCACTGAGTTGCTTTTCGGTGATGGCTTTCTGACGATTCAGATAATCGTCATTCATGGATTTAACGCATGTTACATCTTCATCGACCCAAAGGATGCGTTTCGATTCATCCCCGTCAGCACGAATACCGTCAGCAATGATGGCAAGAGGCTGGTCAGTTTCCATATCATCATCACCGGCGTAAAGATGACCCATTACGATGTCGTTGGTATCGTTCGGCAGCTCGAGGCGAAACCAAGAACCGTGTCGATGGCTTTTAACGTTATCGGTCGTAAGCCAAATGCCGGGATAGGACTCTTTGGTTTCTTCACCAAGAGAAAATTCCGCATTGGCACTGTCTGCGCCAAGAACTGTTGATACGGTAAGAGAAATAGGCGGCTTCTCGTCTTTCGGCCAGAACGCCTCGATAACTTTCTCGATAGGGACGACGACAGATACGGGTTTTCCGCTGAAATTAGAAGAAAGTTTCAGTTCCATGTTAATGTACTCCTTGTTATAATTGGTTGTTTTTAGATATCGACGTAGTAGTATCCCGTCAGAGAATCTACCTCACCGCTGCGTTTGTCTTCCTCAGGGTCGAAATATCCGGTAACGGCATCGAAACCCATTGAATCCAACATATCCGCAATGCGATTTACAGTAGTTTCGTCCTTTGAGACAATCATGGATTTGTCATACTTTACATAGCCGTGCGTGGCTTCCTCCAAACGCGTTCCGAAATCGGCGTAGCTGAACGGTTGGTCAAACTGTTTCTCAGTGGCGGCAAACAGCTTATACTTGTTTTCACCCTCGGACTCTTCACAGAAATCCTGAACGCTGACGGTTCTTTTGTTCGCGAAAACGATTCGCGGAGAATCGTCATCAGCTGCCCGATAGCCGTCCACAATGCGAAGCAGCCAATCATCGCTTTCCGTTTCGTTGTTGCCGGAATACAGGTATCCGGTCACGAATGGATTCAGCGTGTTCGGAGCTTCAAGAGAACACCAGAGTGCCTCTGTGTCAAACTTTTCGTTTCGACTTTCAAGGTCAACACTCAGGTAGTTCTCCTCCTTCTCATCGCAAATCGTCATGGCGGCAAGGATGGTCTCATCTTTAACCGTAGCAGACATCTCGATGCGGTTGGGTTTGCTGTTTTCGTCAGACCAGTATTTCTGAATCAGGTCTTCGATGGGAATGACAACCTTTTCGCCATTATTGCCTTTTAACGTGATGTCCATAATTCATTCTCCTTGTTATTTTTCGATGTAGTCGCAGATGTAGTTCAGTATACCGTTCTTTTCAAGGTCGTCGCCGATAAAGCCACTGCAGGAATCAACGACATTGCCGTCTTCGTCCGTGATGCAGTATTGCCAGCAATTTCCTGCCAGATAGTCACTGTATGCTTCGAGTTCGTTACGGATGCAGTCCTCGGCGCGGTGCATGGCTTCACAGCGGGATACGGGAGTATCGGAAATTCTCTGCTTCATGAAGTCGTTGATGTTAGCGACCGCAAAGCCGATGCAGGCAGAATCCCAAATGTCAGAGAACGGAACCGTGCAGAGTGCAATGCCACTATGCTCATAGATATAAATGGGCAGAATGGCATACTCGCCTGTTTTCGCAAGCGTCCGCTTTGTTTCGTTCAGGTAGTAGGCGCTGTCGATGATATCGCCTATCTTGCGGCGAGGACTTTTGAGACAGTAAAAAGTGGCTGCATTGCAGTCATTTTCGCGTGGGTTTTCGATGTCCGTGTCACGGCTTATTTCGAGGCACAGGTCGTCTTTGAGGGTGATTTCTCGGTAATCGTAAACGGTCATTTGGAACCTTCCTTTCTGATAAATGCAAAAAGGTGGACCTCCCAAAAATCGGGAAGTCCGCCTTAAAGCAGAATTGTGAATTGTACGAACGCAAGATGCGCCTTGGTAGAATGGTATCTATCGTACAGTTACTATTCTATGCCATTCGCACAGTATGGCAAATAAAAAATGCTGACCATCCTTGGATGAGCGGCGAAGAGTTATATTGTCAACTACCACCACCTGAAAGAGGTGGCTTGTAGTCCCGCAGGACTCCAATTTTTTTCCCACTCGACGGACTGTTAGGCACGGTTGCTGTCCGTGCGACCGAGTACAATGGGCGTTCACCGCTGTTGCAGGCGGCATAGCTGTGGTGAGAATTGGATTATGCGGGATACAGTCCCAATAACCCTACATTGCGAATGTTTATGGCAGCGTTGTGGTCACGGTTATGTGTCGTGCCGCAGGCGCTGCATGTCCAGACGCGGTCAGCAAGCGTGAGGTCGTCTTTTATGAAACCACAAACGCTGCAGGTTTTGCTGGACGGATACCACTTATCGATTTTGGCAAAGGTCTTTCCTTGCGATGTGAGTTTATACTCAAGCATCGTGCGGAACATACCGAAGCCATTATCGTTTGTGGATTTACCAAGCTTCAGGGAACCAGCCAAACCGCGCAGGTTGATGTCTTCCACAAATACAGCATCATACTGCTTGGCTATCGCAGCACTTACCGTATGGCAGAAGTTCTTGCGCTGATTGGCTATATGTTCATGCAAAAGCTGAATTTTATGCAGCTGTTCGTTATAATTTTTAGAGCCCGCTTCCATACGAGACAGCTTGCGCTGCTCTTTTGCGAGTTTCTCTTCACTCTGACGATAGAATTGCGGATAGTTGGCCACTTTGCCGTTGCTGTCAACATAAAAGTCATGGGAAGAATAATCTAAGCCAAGAGATTTCTCTTTGGTGGGAACAATAGGCTGGATATCCTTCTCGAATTCATACAGCAGTGAAACGAAATACTTGCCGCTGCGGGTACAGCTGACGGTAGCGCCTTTTAGTACCCAGTCGGCATCCGGTTGACGGTGTACTTTAACTTTTACATTGCCTACCTTTGGCAGATGAACAAGATTGCCGACAACATAAACGGTATTCTTGATTTTGCCGTCTTTGCTTTGCGTTTTTTTGTTGTTTGTTGTGTACGACATTCCGCTCCTGTGTTTGCTTTTCAATCTTGGGACACCAACGGCTTTTGGACTCTCCAGATGCCGCTTGTTTGCATCTTTCAAATCAAGCTGTGTGTTTGCAAGAGCAAGGCTATCCACCTCTTTCAGAAACGGAAACTCCTTTTTGTATTTGGCAGGCGTAGGAACAAAAAAAGTTCCCGCTTCGTCCAGAAACTGCTGTGCATCTATAAGCATATGGTTCCAGATAAAACGTACGCAGCCAAAGGTTTTGGCAAACAGAACCTGCTGTTCTGATGTTGGATACGCACGATATTTTATTGCTCTATTTAGTTTTTGCACAGGCACTGCTGTCACCACCTTCTATTATTTAGTGTACTCAGTTCGCACATTATATCTACTTAAAAGTGTAGCAATTCATCCCCAACATAAATGAGGGAGAATTCTTGCTACATTTTCTTAAATATGGAAAACAGTCCACTCGCGGTTTGGATAATCGTCGCAGAAGCTTGCGAAGGCGAGCGGCGCACCGTTGTCTTGACTGTCCTTGTTAGAGTGTACGAAGACATTGTAGTCTTCCATGTCCTCAACGTCATCAGCCGTGGCATCTTCGTCAAAGACATCGTTGACGCTTTCCGCAATCAACTCTTTCATTTTCCCGAATGCCTCGTCGAAGGTGTCGTAGAAGCCCGTGAGCTTGATGCTCTCGTACTCCTCGTAAGAAAGAAGAAAGAAGGGCTTGTCGGTTGTGACTTCGTAAACGACCCACTCGACACTCTCTTGGTCATCCCCATTCCAGTAGTCATATGTGCTATACGCTCTGGGTTCGCTACTATCAGCGTTGCGGTTCTCATCGAAGGTGAAAGAAAAGCCGTAGTGGTCTTCGTTTTCGTGCGTGATATCAGTTCCGGTAAGACCTGCATGATAGTTCTTGTTGATGCGCTGTGCCATACTGTCTTTTACTGCGGCGACCGCCTCTTCCAGCGTGTCCTTCTTGCAGATGAGGTTCGTGCAATCATAGTGTTCGCTCTTAATCACGATAAACATTTTGTGGTCTCCTTTTTGCTATTTTATTGTGGCGTGTCTGATAATGCGTGGCATTATACGACCTCGTTGATGGCGTACAAAACCGAAACAGTCAGCCAATTCGGCGCATAATCCTGACACTCATATATAGCTGCCTCAGTGGTGTCGATATAATACGAGCTGGGAATCGCTTCCTCGTCGCTTTGGTCGAGGTGGCGCTTTTTGAGCTCTTCCTGATAGTCCGACTGCATAGCGGCATGAGCTGTTTCAATGGACGGGTACTGCTTCGGGAAGATTTTGAGAAACATCTCCCCTCTTTTGTTGGTAAAAGATTTTGCGAGAATAAACATACAAATCTCCTTTTTTTGACACAAAAAGGCGGGCCTTCCAAATTCGGGAAGTCCGCCTTAAAGCAGAATTGTGAATTGTACGAACGCTGGATGCGCCTAAGTAGATGGTATCTATCGTACAATAACTATTCTATGCCATTCGCACAGTATAGCAAACAAAAAATGCCGCTCATCCGAAGATGAACGGCAAAAATGTTATTGGGCTTGATTCAGAAGTTGACTGAGCCAAGTTGGTCGATATGTTCCAATAGGAAGAAGCTGCCCGTTGCGATATTCTGCAACAAGCACAAATCCATTGTCATTATCGAAAAACTTAGCTTCATCGCAGTACGGCAAAATTTTGAGGACATCCTCGAAACGGTGAGAAAAGCGGGCGTTAACATCCTTAGTGGGAATATCATGCCCCCCACGCTCTACACGGTTCCGGATTCGCCGGATGCTTTCTTCGGCGGTATCAAGACCGACATAGTACAGACGAATATAATATCCAGCTTCTTTTGCACGTTTGCAAAGCCGCTTGGGATATCCACCAGAAAGCGTCGTCTCTTGTGTGAAATTCACACCGTCCATTAAGGCACGCTCGATACGCTCAACAGCGAGTTTGCCGCCTTCGTATTCGTCACCGCCACACTGAATGGTTAGTTTGTCGGGGTCAACCACAATGCCGAAATCGTTACGCTCAGAACGCAAAGAACCGGTTAAGCTGGATTTTCCTGCGCCATTCACGCCGCCAATCAGAGTGTAAATTTTCATGGTATCACCTCTTCACTATTATACCACATTTTGCGACAAGCGGCAATCGTTTTGCTTTTCAGGTAGTAAGCCGTTAAAAGCATATTCTACAATTCCTTGCTTGTAGTAGTTTTCGTATTTTTTATAAAGGGTAAAGCCGTTTTTCTTTAGCAGAAATTCAAATTCGTTGATATGAATTGATGAAACGGTAATGAGTGGATTTGTACATTGTAATGCCTGATGTGCGATTTTTAGCAATTTTGTAGCAATCCCTTGGCATCGGTAATGCTCAGCTACTCTTAATGTACAAATTTTCTTTTCATCAGCATCTTTTAGTATTAGAACGGCAACTATTTTTCCATCGTCCAGAACAGTATAAATTATCCGATTTTCACTTGCCAATCCGGGAACGACTGTACTATAGTACCATTTACTAAAATTGCTATACTCATTATCCAAGTCGTGCAGAAATTCATATATAGCAGTGATGGTTTGGCTATCATCAGCTTTAACGCGTACTTGTTTCATCGAGCAGTCTTCACATCCAACAAATGACCATCATCAGGCTTATTGAGCCAGTCACACCAGCTCAGGTTGTCGGAAGGAAAGTCTTTTGCACCGCTGTGAACATCGTTCAGAAAGACGGCAAGATGAAACTTATCGAGTTTCCGAATCGCATCAAGGCGGGTTTCGGTCGCAGAATTCTCATCTGAAACGTCAGCCCCAACCTTTTTCCAAATTGCCCTTTCGGCTCCTTCAAAAGTTGAAAAGCGTTCGCGCTCCATCGAGAGTTCTTCGGTCTCAAACTGCGCTTCAGCAATCAATGCCCAGCGTTCGCTTTCACAGTTGGCAGAGTCCAGCAAACCGGAATATGCCTCCAGCAGCTGGTCGTAGTCATCCGGGTCAAGCTCGGTCGGGTCTACTTCACCGTGTACGACAAAATAGGTGCCATTTGGAGCTTCGAAAATGTCGTATAGCTCGTATCGGGTTCCGCCAACCTGACGTCGCCACTGGCATGTATCAGGGTCGGTGCAAACCCAAGTCTTGGCTTCCAGCTCTGCCTGTTTCAGGTCGTTCGCCAAATCAGAGAGAGCTGCGGAGACCTTTTTGTTTTTCTCCAGGGTCTCAGTAAGACCGATGGTGTTCCCTGCTGCCGCTGCAGCATTGTACTTGAATATGGCAAAACGGTCGCTGCTGTACTTTTCAGCCATAGCCGATACTTCCTCAGGAAGATGATTTTGAAAAAGACGAAGGGTATCTTTCGGGACAGAATCGGCTGGGTACTCGAGGGTTACGCCGTCACCACGGGCATCGTGTTTCAGCTCAAAATTGTGCTTTTTGCAGATTTCATCATACTGAATGCAATACATAATTATTTCTCCTTTTTATTTTGGGATTTGAGATTTGTTAAGCTCGGTAGATAGCGAAGATAAAGAATCGATGAAACTTTTGCCCGCAGCCATGCACTCTTCAAACGAATACTCTTCGTGAAAGATTTCATGTACGCTCTTGGCATAAGTGCTCAGATTGCGGGACAAGAAGGCTTTTGCTTTGGTTACGTCCTCAACAAAGTTTTTGTGGCTTGCCGGAAAACTGTAAGTAAAACCCTGCCTGTTTTGCTTGCAAAGGATAATAGGGTCTGAACCATTGTCGGATACAGTCCATCCTTGTTCGTCACAAATTTCTTTGAATCGTTTACAAAGCATCTGGATTCACCTCGCTTCAATCAACTTGGCTGCAGTTGCTTCATCACAGAATTCCAGAAGCTCACGACCCGGTAAGTATCCATCTGTGCCATCGCTGTAGCTATAATCGATAAAACCGTGAGCATTGCGCTTCACGAGTTTGTCAAATGCTTCTTTGATGGTCAGTTTGCCATCGTTCACAGCGCCTGTCACAATGTCGTTGAGCTTGCCGCTCATGACGATGCCGACCGGGTCAGGATACATCATGCAATGCGCATAGCTGCGAAAATCCGCAGCGCTGACAAAATAATTTTCGTCCACTTCACAGAGGACTGGTTTTTTGAGCTTTACCATTTTCATTACTCCTTTTATTGTTTGAAAACAAAAAGCAGGCCCACCGAGATGGTGAGTCTGCTGATTGTCTTGCAGAATTGTAAATTGTACGCATTTCGGCCATAGGGCTGTTATCTATCGTACAATTTCAATTTTAGTGGAATCGCACGTTTGAGCAAGTCTGCTTGTCAGACTTTCTCAACCTCATCCGAACCATAAACAATGTTCAAATGTGAACCATTGTCCCAGTGCATCAGGAGGCTGCCGGTATCATCGACACCAACAACCGTACCTTCTGTACCAAGAGGTGGTGCCTGGATGTCATCCATTTTGACAAGCCGAATCCGCGTTCCAGCGGGGTATTCTTTGCGGACGGCTTCGACAATTTTGATATTTGGAAACATAGTATTTCTCCTTCAGTTTATTGCATTTGTTTTTTGATGATACTCCAAATATGGTCTGCGATGTTTTCGGCGGCATCGAATCGAGTGACAGATTCACCTTTCCAGGTCCCACCGTTGCCGTTGATGCCGTTGCGGAGCTTAATGCAGCTGCCACGATTGGCTTTCCACTCATGCAGGTTCACCGAGTAATCGTCCAGCAACACAAAAGAGCTGTCGATGCACGGCGTTTTCAGGCGGTTTGCTGCGGCTCTGGCTTTGCTGCTGCCGCACGCAACGAAGATGCGGTGTTCGGAATCAATTTCCGGAAGATAAGCGTCGAGCCAGGCGTTCTTTTCATGAACTGCATATGGGTTTTCCGGCATATAGGCGGAAAGTGCATACACATCAAGTTCTGGTTTTGTGTTGCAAAGAATCTTCACGGCGTCCAAAACCGTCTGATAGGGCGGCAAATCTCTGAAATACCCCGGCTGAAGCAGGTCCTCAAAGCAGGCCGCCTGCTTCCAGACGGCGAGAGTGCCATCCATATCGACGAATAAACGTGCCTTCATATCATTTGTAGGACTCATAATTTTCCTCCTTTTTAGATGTGCAAACAAAAAAAGACAGGCCCACCAAGACGGTGAGTCTGCCATTTATTTGCAGAATTGTGAATTGTACGACCAAGTAGGCATAGGCTGTTATCTATCGTACAAATACTATTTTATGCAGCTCGCACGTTCCTACAAGCGAGATATACAAGAAAAAGCCGCCTACCCGAAGGCAGGCGGCTTAATGTGATTAAGATTAGTTGTACTCAGACTCTGTCATGACATGGGCACGGTAAGTAGTGCCAGTGGTTTCATCTTCCAGTTCCCAGCAACCAGTGAAAGCGTCACAGGGTTCGGTAAGAGCCACCTCTTTGCCCTCGCAGTCGTAGAGAATGGCTTCGGCGAAAGAATCGTCCTCCGTACCACAGCAGCGAATATCCAGGCTGAAACCGTCCGGAAACGTAGCCGTCTCACTCAACGATGCGCCCATCCCCTGCAGCTCTTTGCCGCGAAGATACTTTTCAATGGTTCTGGCATGTTTCTCGCTGATGTAAACGGTTTTTTCCAGAACGTGGGGTTCAGGAAGGACATTAACAATCACATGATATTCTGCACCCTTGTACGGCAGGACATAGTGATTGCAGAATTTGTACATGCGGCCGGAATAAGCCAGGACTTCTTCAGAGGAATTCTTGTGAAGGACAGCCTCATTGTATACTTTGCCGTCATCATCACACTTCCAAGTGATAGTCATGTCGATGTCATCCGGGAAAAAGCCACTGACAGAAATGAAGCTGTTTTTGTCGAAGTTTGCACCATAGCGAAACCCGGCAATGATTCCGTCATATTCCTCCTTGTCAAGAGTCGAGCGCTGAACATACACTCGCTCAAAGCCCTTGCTCAGCTCATATGCGCGAGCCACATACAGGATAGTGTCCGCCAAGCTTTCGATGCTTCCAGCGGTCATAGCATCTTGTGTCCGGCGAGCCCAGAGGTCTACGCCGTTTTCAATGATGCTGCACTCATAGACGTAATGGAGTTTTGGGAAGGTTGTGCCGATAAGCTGCATACGCAACACTGGCTTATCACCTTTAGGATAGATGTCGTCAATCGGAAAGTTCAGGGGTTCGAAACCTACATCGTCAGGAGCATCACCAGAACCGGTCCAACGGCAAGGATTCCGTTCTGCGATGAACTCGTGAGCCATCCGGTTGGCAACGGGTTCCGGCAAACCTTCCCATTCCTTGACATCGAGCCTCTTTTCCAGCGCCTCGATGCCCTTTGCGATGGATGTGAGGAAGTTATCGCCGAAATTTTCCTGGCTGTGATTCGATTTCTCGACAAGTTGGTCGAGCAGCCCGGCGTCGTACAGATACTTCTTGGCGAGCTCTGTAGAAATCTCCGCCGAGCCCAGAATGTTAATAGCGGTTTTGAGGTATTCCTTGACTGCCGTTTTGTCCTGCTCATGCTGGTAGAATGCGGCCAGCTGTTCCATCTCGTCAAGCGTTATGACAAGGTTATCGTGGGGTTGGTTGGTGGTTCCGCCGAAAATGATAGAACCGTCTTTGTAGCCAATAAACATTTTTTTACACTCCTTTTTATAGTTGCGCAAACAAAAAAGGCAGGCCCACCAAGACGGTGAGTCTGCTCTTTGCTTGCAGAATTGTGAATTGTACGAACGCAAAAAAACGCGCCAAGTAGATGGTATCTATCGTACAATTTTCATTTTAGCTGAATCGCATATTTTGGCAATAAAAAAGAGCCCCGCATTTCTGCGGGACTCTGGTGAAACAAATCAAGTGTCGGCACAATTTGTTCTGACGGCTATCATTATTTTCTGTCTCCCTCAAAGCAAGGATTCTTCCAAAGAACCTTGCGACCGCTTTCGACACGAGAAATCATCTTGATGGGGATGCTGTAATTAACTTTGGGGAAGATGCTGTTCACAAATTTTTGGACTTCATTTCGAGTTTTGATGGGAGAAATCGGGAAAACGCTGATTTGTTTATCCGTTACTGCTTGGTACAACTTCAAGCTGGACACAGAGTACTGAACATTGAGCTGCTTGCCGTTCCATTCGAGGATAAGCCGCACATTTTTGCAGCCGGAAACAGCATCCAGGAGCTTCTTGTATTCACTTTCCCAGCAATTCGGGTTGGACTCAAACTGTTTGATGTACTGCTCGACAAGATGCTGCACAGCAATCAGGTCTTTGCCACTTCCGGTACTGAAATTAAGCCCGTCATACTGCTCTGTCCGTTTGTCGAGTTCTGCTACCACGTTCTCGGCCCAATGGCTCGGATTGGCAAGGAATTCGACCGTTAGAGTGTCGTCGAAGCGCTTGAAGTATCCAGAAAACGTTTCTTCCGTTTTGTTGTCTTCTTCACCGTAAACGTACTTGCCAACAGCCATTACATAGGCCAGCTTGTTGCGGTCCGGGTCCTCAAGATATTCGGGTTCAAGCACCGTGGTTTTCACTAAATACTCGTGCAGAGCTTTGGTCATCCCGTTGCGAACTGAATGGAAAGAACCGTCCTCGGTGCTGATACTGCCTCCGAACAACGTCCGGAATTCGTAGCTTTCGTAGTAAGTGTCCTTATAGTCCACGAGATAAGCCATGAACTCAAGGTTGCCGTTTGCAGAAAAACGGTGGGCGTTCAAGGCGAGGTCATAGGTGCTGTACATGTTCCCAAAGATGGCGTCAACATGATGCTCACCGCCATCGGAAAGGGGGACGCGGACAAAACGGTAAAAATTCGAGTTGTGGTGCTTATCCAGAACGTTACCGTCCAAAACGGAAATAGCAGGATTAGAAAGAAAAGAACGGAACGCTTTTTCATCAATAGTTTCGAGATACATAGTTTTACTCTCCTTATTTGTTATTTTTGGTTAGGTAGGGAAATTTATGGTATCAGTTCAAGCGTCGTACTCATCGAGTTGCTTTTCGGTGGCAGCGCCTTGGCGTTTCAGATAGTTGTCGGTTAGAGGTTCAACGTGAGTCAACGACTCATCCACCCAAAGCATGCGCTTTGAGTCATCGTCGTCGTTGCGAACGCCATCAGCGATAACAGCTAGAGGTTGGTCCGTCTCTGTTTCATCATCGCCAGCGTACAGATAGCCTTTTACCATGTCGTTGGTTTCGTTCGGCAGCTCCAAACAGAACCAGAAACCTGCACGACCGGTATTGCTGTTTTTGCTGGTGAGCCAGATACCGGGATAAGAATCCTTTGTTTCCTGGCCGAGCATAAAGTTAGCACTGATGCCGTCTGTGTCAAGCTCAGTGGAAACAGAGAGAGCAGAAGGTTTGGTGGCGTAAGGCCAGAAAGCTTCGATAACTTTTTCAATCGGAATAGTTATCGGCACGGATTTGCCATCAATTTGGCCCGTGATTGTCATTTTCATAAAAATACACTCCTTTTGTCGTTATAACGCAAAAAGAGCGGACCTCCCGATGTGGGAAGTCCGCTCTTCATGCGAAATTGTGAATTGTACGAAAGGCAAAATGCCCTTTCGATTATTGGTATCTATCGTACAATTTCTATGATATGCCGTTCGCAAGGTGCGTCAAGTTTTATTCGTCATCAATACCCATATAGAGATGGTAGGTGGCGTTTGCCGTCTGGCAAACCCAATGGCTGTAGAACGAGTTGCTCGGCTCAGACGTGACGATATCCTCATCCTCACGATAAATAGCCGCTTCGCACCAGGAGGGTCCATTGTGGCGTGGGATGCAGCGAACATCCATGTGCATACCATCGGCGAAGATAACGGATTCGAACTCAATCTCATCCTGCTCTTTGCCGTCATCGGTATACTGCTTGATTTCGTTCATTCGTTTCTGGCTGATGGTAAGGCACTTGACGAAAACCTTGCGGAAATTTGTGAGATTTTCGTATATCATGCACACTCGCATGATGGCGCTTGTCAAGGCATCGACAGAACCAGGGTCGTTGCAAATCGCAGTCTTGTCGAAACAGCCAATGCCGTGCCCTGTCCAGAATCCGCCTTCATACAGGTGAATAGAAGCCGCATAGCAAAGACAACCATCAGGTTTGCAAAGCTGAATTTCGAGTGTGCAGCCATCGTATGTTTCATCGATTTTGCGCTTGTACACATCGAAGCTGATGTTATCAGGCACTTTCCCGCTGCCGTCCCAATGATAGGGATTGCAGCGAATAAGAAAGAGTTCTGCGATTCCTTTTGCATAAATTTTCGTCATACCGACATTTTGCTTGAACATAGGAATCATAATCCTTCTCCCTTCTCTTCGTTTAGCAGTTCGCGTGCATGGTCGAGAACTTCCTTTGCGACAGGCTTACCGCCTTCGTTCAGAGCGAGGAAAACTTCCAGAACTTCCGCACGGGTCGCATTCTGGTCAAGTTCAGCAACACCAATGGAAGTATCCATGAACCAGTTTTTATCCAAAACGGAAAGGTCGTTGTAAAATACACCTTTGTACGGGAATCGGTTTTCGTAAAAAGCAAGCAAGGTCAACATACGCTGCTTGCCATCAACGATTTCGTAGTAGTTGCCATCATCGTTTGCGCGAATAAATGGCAACTGCTTGAAGACGAAACGACCAATTTCGCGTCCTGCGAAGATGCTGTCCAACAGCTTTTCCCTGTCCTCATCACCCCAAACAGAACCACGCTGATAATCAGGGTTGAAATCAACGCCGAACAGGTATTGGAAGCTGAGCAGAGAGTACATGCTGCGGTTTGAGTAGTGCAGGCGGGACAGTGCAGAATTGCGCTTGGCAAAATGCGTGCTATTGCCATTATCCAGCGGGCGAACGTTCGTCCAAGCCCAGCAGGAATAGTCGTCACAATTTGCACCACTGCGGATAAGATACATGTACCCGCCTTCCAGAGCCTCGTCAACAACGCAGTTTAGAAGGTGACCAACCTGTACTTTGTCGCCGACCGTGAAGCGATAAGAGGGTTTCCCTGCACGCTTGGCAGTCTCGCAGGCTTTTTCATACGAAAGACCTTCGAGCGCAGCTTGTTTCAGGTTGATTTTTGTGATTTCTTTTCTTGCACTTTTCTTAGCCATTGCGATTCTCCTTAACCAATCCGATGGACTCCGAACAAAACAGCAGGAAGAAGCTGTTCATACGGGGTGTATTGGGCAAAATCGTAGATTTGAGCCTCATCGCTGATGATGTATCCGCCAGGGCAGGATTCGCCATCGTCATTGGAACCGCCGTTGTCATCAAGGCCACGGCTTTTGAGCTCGTTGAGGTAATCCTCACGCATAGCATCGTATGCTTCTTCCGGGGTAGAATATTGCTTTGGATTTACTTTTGTGTAAAGATGGCCCTCGTCATCGGTAAAAGTCTTTGTGATGATAAACATAATTTACACTCCTTTTTGTAGTACGCAAAAAAGCGGGCTTCCAGATATTGGAAGTCCGCCTTCAAGCGAAATGTGAATTGTACGAAAGGCAAAGCACCTTTTCGATTGCTGGTATCTATCGTACAATTCTAATTGTATGAGTCTCGCACGAATGTGCAATGGTCTTTAGCCAAGCATCGTCACATCACCATCAACGTACCAGATGTACTGCTTCCAGTTAGAAGCGGTCGCACCAGGGATGAGTTTCAGCGCAGAAGCTGGAGGCACGCGACTCGGCTCAAATGACATCTCGTAATGCTTTTCCAGGCCGTATTTCCGCAGAACGATACTCGGCATTACTCTGCCAAGCTCGTACCACTTGCGAGGCGGGATACGGCTGCAATGTTCGCGGTGAATTTCAGTGTATTCCTGCTGGAATTTGTGAATGGCCCGAAGCAGCTGACACATCGGGCAGGTATTAAGGATGCCAGGGTCCTTGTAGCGGTATACTACAAGACGATATTTATCGTGTTCCTTGGTGGTCAGAACGACACCAAAATAGTTTTTTGCCATGATATCCTCCTCGTTTTAGTAGTTAGTACCATACTCCAGGGCGTAATCCGGACGCTGATATTCGACGACCGGCTTTTCCCAAGAGCAGATGGGTTCAGTATTGGCGCTCGGAAAATGAGAGCTGATTCCGTTGGTGGCAAGCAAAGCTGCCGTGCAATCCGCAATCTGTGCAAGAAGCTCAGGATTCCATCCAAAGGTGTCATCTCCGGTCAGCTGCTTGCACAGAACTTGTGCCGCTCGAAGAATTTCAGTGTCTTTGGATTCCTGCTGAATAGGTTTCGGTGCAGCAATCGTGACATTTCGTGCAATGACGTTTTTGGGCAATGGCTCATCGACCCATTTTCCCTCGTAAATCTCACGGGCATAGAAACCGTCTTTGTCGAATTCGTCAAGGCGAACCCAATGGTCGGCTTCCCAGGTCCTTTGAGCGATTCCGTCTGGATTGATAGTAACCATCACACGTTCATCGTGTGCGTTGTTTCCCCAATGGGTTTCAGAGTCATTGCCAAACTCCTGAATGAGAAGTTTCCTTGCGAGTTCTCCATCGGTCAGTGCAGCCAATTCTTTGATTCGTTTTGTGTTCATATTTTTTCTCCTTTTTCTGTAAACAAAAAAGGCAGGCCCATCGTAGTGATGAGTCTGCCTAGTTGTATCAGTTTGTGAATTGTACGAGCGCTGAAATGCGCAGATGCTATCTATCGTACATTCACAATTTTACCGGCATCGCAAGCAGCGTCAAGCTGTAGCAGCGGCGTCAGCAGTTGCTTTTTTGGCTTCCGTGTATGCTTCGTAAGCCGCGTGATATTCACTCAGCTTAATCTGCGTAACGGTGTCTGGAACCTTAGTGCTGCGAGTTGCATATTCGCAGGAATAATATCCGTAGATATTTCCCTGCTCATCATCCCACAGCTCCGTAGTGATGCGGCCAGAACCGTTGAAGTCGGCCCACCAGAACTGGTTGGCAAGGAATTTCTTGCCGTTCACGTTCTTACAGACCTCATCTTCCCACAGGCAGTTCATGGGCGAACGCTGTTTGAAGATGACAAAACCGTGAGGGTCACGGCGTTTCATAACCTGAGATTCGTATTTGGCGAGCAGCTCCGGCTTCAAATCAACAGTCAGTCGGTCATTTAAAACATACGAGAGCTTCTCATCAGGGAAATATTTGTCGAAGAACTGCTTTGCAATTTCAATGAAATGCGCTTTTTCCTCCTTTGTCGCGAAATAATTCTTGTAGAAAGTGGTGCCGGGATTTACCTTAAATGCCATTTCAACCATTGCCATTACTCCTTTTCCATTTGGATAGTCCAGCCGTTTACATCGGAATAAACCGCATAGAGCAGCGTTGCGAAATTGTAGCCTCCGTCATACAGCGTATAGCGAAGGGAGATGTTCAGCGCAAGAGTACGTTCCTTGACGATGCCATCGCAATCGAGATAGCTGAACGTCTTTGTCGGATTGGTAAGCCATGCTTTACGTTCTTCATTGAACTTATCTTCATCGTATTCCACGATTTCCTTGAAATACGAATCGAACGTGACGAGCTTGACTGACGAGAAGACATCAGCCATCATTCCGCACTTTTCAATCAGTTCATCAGGCCATTCGACCTTGATGATTGCTGCGCCGTTGTCTTTCAGCTCTTTGTGAGGGCTGAGCGAAACGTTATAGCGCTCACTGAGAAAGCCGAACAGCCAGGACCAATCGATAGTTTTCAGGAAACTGGCAGCTTCCTTGGCGTCCATGAAAATTTTGATTTCTTTACGTGCCATGATATATCTCCTCACTATATTATTCGGTGCCGAATTTAGCCCACGCTTCTTCGACACTCATGTGATAAACCGCCTTAAACTGTTCTTTGAAATACGCATTGAACAATTCCTGGTGGTGAGGGCTCATGATGACTTCAAGAGTAAAGTCGGGGTCGTCAGTAGAACTGTTGCAGTAAGATACATAGGCATGAATGGTATCGTCCGGATGCCAGTCAATGTACATGTTAATCCAATCTGCATTTTCTTCTGAGTTCAAATCAAGGCCAAATGCCATATCAGCATCAAACCAGATAGGAACATAGACGTTAATCCAACCGTCGTAGATAACTTCCGCTTTGCCGTCGAGCACAAACCGCATCAGCTCAGCAAAGTTCTGCACCACAATCGAATCTTGAGTGCAGAGGTCATGAACCAACTCATTGTGAGTCATTATGAAATGCCTCCTTGTTATTTGTTTTTTTGGTTTTATTATTTTTTGAAACTGTCGAAGAACCGAATCATCTCGCGGTTTACACCGACTGCGGATTCGGATTCAGGATACAGTGCTGCAAAAGCATGAACGGTTTCCTTCTTGGAAACAAACCCGTAATCGTGGTGAACGCGCTCGTTTTCGAGGCATTTCTTAAACCCAAAAGTCTGTTTTTTGAGAAAGTCCTTTTTCCCGGTGCAGATATAGCACGGGGGGATGAGTTTGGAATAGGTTTCAGGCTTGATGAACTCAGCATAACTGTGATTCTTCCAGCCCTTAGACATATAGTAGTTCTGAAGCAAACCTACCTGGCCCTTGTAGATGTAATACATACCGCTCTGCAGGCCCATCGCGTTGATGACGAGCTTCTTGGCTGCCTCGGGTACGTTCTCTTCCAGTTCGTCCTCTACCGGCTGCATCTTGACAGGATAGCGGAGAATAGAGCTTGCCATGCAGGCAAGGAATGCGCCAGCGCTGTCGGCAACTACAAAGACCTGATTCAAGTCACCAACGAAATCTTCAGCACGTTCAGCTACAGTAGCAAACGCATTGATGACATCAGTGATTTGGCCAAAGATGTTGGTTTCAGGGACCAGACGGTAATCCGGTACAAAGGTGAGATAGCCTTCCTTAGCGAGCCAGGTTGCCAGGTTCTGATTCTGTTCTTTCCGGCCAGCAATCAAGCCGCCGCCATGGATATTGATGATAATCGGATGCTTTTCGGCATCGTTATCCGGGCGATAAACGTCCATGAAAAGATTCTGCTTGCCGCAAATACCAATCTCAGTGGCAGTTATGCCTTCATGAGGCATAACAGGCTGAGACTTGATAATTTCTTCTACATGGGTGCGTTCTTTCTTGGTGGCGGCATTGATGAAATTCATGATAAAAACTTCCTTTCAAATTGATAAAAAAATAGCGGCCGCCAATCTATAAAAAAATGAGATTAGTGGCCGCTTGGTTGTTACTGAAATTCAAATGTGTATTGGGTTCCTCTTTCGGTTTTGACAAAAATTCTGCTTCCTGCAAAGCCAATAGCTTTTACTGTGCTGGTACGCAGGACGTCTTGTTGTTTTGGTGTTGTTGTTTTGAATACGAGTGGCTGCCCACTTGACAGCTCAAGAGTTCCGACCCGTCCAATGAGCGGAAGAACTCTTGCGTTGAGACTCGTGGTGCTGTGAAGCACACAGCTGCTGTTAATCCGCATCATTGTCCTCCTGATATGAACTGGTCAGATATCCACATCCGGGTACTGATTCAACACATGATTGAACCTATCATCCAGGTGCTTGTCGTTTTCATCCCGTTCGGGATAATTAAACTTTCCTTCCTCTTCTGCTGCATCCCCCAAGCGTTCCATGAGTGCAATGACGCTTTCGAGCCAGGCGGAAGCCTTGCCAAACGTGTCATCCTCTTTTCTCTTGGCATAGAGCATGTCAGAGACTTCTTCGAGAGCCATTTTCTGCTGGTACAAAGTATTCCAGTTGATGTGCTCTACAGCGGAACGCAGGGGAGTTAAGTGTTCTGTTTCTGTTACAGTGTTTGTTACGGTCATCTTTTTATTTCTCCTTGTAGTGTTTAGTTACGATAAACGTCAGCAAAGCACCGCAAAATTCCAACAAAAAAAGCAGACCTCCAAACGGATAGTCTGCTTCTCAGAATTGTGAAATTATAGCGTATGTGTGCTGTTATCTATCATACAATTTTTATTGTATGCGTTTCGCACGAATACGCAATAACTATTTTTTAAGAATTAGGAATCTGAATTTTCCGAGCTGTCGCTGTTATCATCGGAACTGGACTCAGCGTTTTCGTCCGCCGTGGAATTGTCACCAGATTCAGCGTCGGTGTTTTCTTCCGCGCTTGTATCCTGTTCGACAGTCGAATCACTGTTGACTGATGCGTATGTACCAGTCAAGATGACGGGTGCTTCACCATAACCCAGATAACCGCTAATCAGGCTGCCGGAATTCTCAACCAGGTACTTGGTTTCCGTCATGTTCGGGAACAAGTAAATATCCTGAATCGTAGTGCCCTTCACATTAGCGCTGTCAAAGGTATCGTTGCACGCCGCAACAACACTATACCCGTCATAGTTCCAAACCAGATAGAAGTTCTTGCCGCCAATTTCAACATCATAATCTGCATCTCGGAAATCTTCAAAGGTACGATACTGCTTGCTGGAATTGAAAGCGACAGAATCGTTGTTTGTCCAGTAGAGACCGGACGGATTGCCAAACAAACCATACAGGAAGTTGAACTGTTCCTCTGGCTCTCCGTCGGTCGGATAGCCGTCGAATTTGTCCGGAGTGACAGACGAATAATAGAGGCCGTCAAGGAACGCATCGCCGATATTGATGCCATCATCATTGGCTGCACGACCGTCCAGCATCAAGGTCAGTGAACCGCCGTTATATCCAATCGGATAATAGTCACAGCCGTCATCCTTGCTGGCAGTGTGAATGGAAAAATCACTGATTTCCTTTTCTACGCCTTCGCCTGTGGATTCTGCATTGATTTCACCAATGACTGTATCACCGTTTTCAAGTTCGTTCAATTTCAGATATCCCTTTACAGGCAAATCCCGTACATCCTGTAATGCAACGTCCGTGATATCCAGTGTCTTGCCGGTATCAACGCTGCGCAGCGAATAGAACTTGCTGCCGTCATCGTAAGACAAAGGACTCTGCCCCATCGGAATACCGTCCGGCCAGGTAGTGTCAGGATTGTCCAGCGTGCCGGGCGTGAAATCCGGGAGATTCGACAACAAAGACCAGGCATTGATGGGTTCCGGGGTCGGTTCTGCTGTCGGTTCCGGTGTTGCTGTGACGGCAGCCTGTGCTGCTTCTGCGCTTGCTGCTGCGGCTGCCTGGTCTTTCCGTTCCTGAACCACAGCTGTGGCGCAGCCGGAAAGTGTCACGGCGAGTGCCATGGCAGCTGCGGTGATATTGATAATCTTTTTACTCATGCGCGTTTTGCCTCCTTATGTTTGCGGTTTTGCCTAATGCCGAGGAGTGAGAGACCCACCACACCGATAAGCAAAGTGAGAAGTCCAAGTCCAAAAGCAAAGACAATATATTGAATTACGTCGATGAGTTTAAGCCATTTTGCGACTGCAGCGCCTAAAACAATCAACAGGCCAAAGTAGCCGGTCAGATAAATGAGCAAGCCAAACTGTGCAGTTCTGCTAAAAAAGGATTCAAGTGTTTTCATGATAAACTCCTTTCATACTTTTTATGGTATACGATTCGCAAGAACCTGCAATAGGAAAACAAAAAAAGCTGCCCAGCCGAAGCTGGACAGCTTGTGTGTTGTAGTATTTTAGCGTCTGTTGTCTCTCTCTTGTCTCCTGCGTTCGCGCTCCTCATACTCTTTTTTCTGATACTTGAGTCGTTCATTCAGCAGGAAGGAGTTTTCATCGCGAGTCATTTGCAGTTTTACCTCGTACCAGCAGCCGTAAAGAAAGGCTGCCAGAATGCAGAAGCCAACGATTTTGACTAAGAGGTTGAAAAGAACGTTCACAATAACCGGGAAAATATAGCCGATGGCTTTGGCGATAAGCAGGATGAGCCCACCGAAGACAACGATTTTTGCGATTGTCTGAACAACGGGCGGGAAATCGCCCAGGACCTTGGAAATGGTATCGTTAATTTTGGTGATGATATTAGTGTATTTGCCACCGTTGTTATTATTTTCTGCCATGTCGGTTCCTCCTTTTTGTGCCAATTATAGCATATATCTGTACAAAACGCTATATCCCACATGAGGAATCTCGATGTTTAAGCAATAGCTCAACAAAAAAATGCCGCCACCCTTTCGGATGACGGCAAGTGATGTTATTTCTTCACGGGGATATTCTGGTCAAGAATAACATCGAAGTTGTAGTGCGGCATCTTAGATGCATCACCACCAGCAGCTTCGAGAGTCATGTAGAAGTCCTCGTCATTCATAGCCTGCACGAGAGTGTTCATCTCGTCGCAGGTATGTTTGAGCATAGGACCGCGCTTATTGCAGAACATCACAGCCGAAACAGGCTGAATGCCCTGTGCAACCATGCCATCCCAATGAGTCCGCAGCTCGGTTACAGACTTCAAAGTAGCAACGCCGCTCATGAAGTCATAAATCTTGCAGTGGGACTCGTCGATATGTTCCAGAACGTCGATACGAGTCCGGTTTGCGTACAGAGGGAACTGGAGTTCAACTTCATTCCCGGTGTCTGCAACCAGCCGATTTGCAAAATCCTGCGCATATTTCTCAAGAGTGAGAGGCTCGCTTTCGAGAGGCTTCACGTTTTCGGCAATAGCGTCGAAAATTTTACGCCATCCCTTGTCGCTCAGGTCGATATCCGACTTGTTGGCGAGGGTATTCAAGAACCCACGCGGCAGACCGGAAATATCAACAGCAACAACGCCGGTGAAAGCGTTGAAGGCCGGGTGACGAGCCTTGTCCCAGATGGTATCAAACTGAGCGGTGGCGATAACACGTTCGCCGAGCTGGATATCCAAGCCCTGCGTAAGCATGTTGTTCTGGTAGAAATGCTTCAAGTCATAGCCACCAGTAACAACACCTTTGGTCGCATCCGTATCCAGCTGACCACACTCGACCTTGACAGGAATCTCGTACCCATCATAGTCAACAGTGAAGTTCTTTTCCTTCTGCTTCTCCTTATACGGCTGGAAAATAGGCTTAACGAGCACATCGCACGTCTTGCCATTCGCCATATGGAAATCAGGAATCAGGATACGGGCGGGAGCAACGCCGGTAGCGTCAGGTGCCAAGTAATTGCGGTACTTGACACCAAAGTGCTCAGCCAGGCAGGTACGCAGCACGTTCAGGCTGGTGACCCGGCTCTCAGCGCAGCTGCCGTTCTTGGTCAGCATGGTGCTGGCGGTAGCCTTGTCCATCTCCACATAGATGATGGTAGAAGGAGCGCCAAGAGCCTTAAACTGCTCACGCATAACGACATCTGCCATAGGAATCTCTTCCTGCTCGGACATCGTCATGGTCGTGGCGAACGGGCCATCAACGCGGTGATAGCTGTCCTCTCCAGGCTGCTTGGAAGCGATGAACCAGGGATACTTGTTGCGGGTGGCAACCAAAATGAAATTATTCAGGCCAACGCCATGGATGCACAGCGGGCCCTCATTGCTGTGGCCGTTGCCAAACTGTAGGTTTTCCGGCAGCTTTTCCTTAGACATACCATTGCCCCAGTCGGCAATAACCACACCGATTAGGTTTTTGGCATGGCCTTTCACAATCGCGACCAAGATGTTAATGGCATCTTTGCAATTAGAGATGGCATTATCAACCGGTTCACAAGCGGCATCGCTCATGGGTAACTTCTGGCGCGAAATAGCGTCAAAGTAATGGTTGGTGATGCCGACGTTGAAAGTGACGTTGTTATTCTTCTTAGCCATAATATAACCCCGTAACGTGGGGCTGCCGTGCTGCTCTCGAATTTATCTCCACAGCAATGTGAGCCCCATATATCGGGGATGTTATTATTCTTTTTTGTTGTTTGTTTTGCAGGAGCCGCTGGCGATATCAGAAATCGCTTCTTTGACAGCTCCGAAAACGTCAGCTGATTTCAGAAAGTCTTCGGCCAATCCTTTGATGTGGCTGTAATTTTTGAAGACTTTCTTGACAAGAAATGCGCCAACGATTGATACTACTGCCAAAAGCAGCAGAGCTTTCGCGGCCTCGGTCAGTTTCACTTGCTCCAGCATGAGCGCGAGTATCACACCATCTTTGCTCAGCTAGGTCTTAATTAGACTGTGAACGAATGAACCATAGCTAACTGCAAATTGCTTAGCTTTGGTTTCGTGGTTGCTGATAATGGTGTCTACTCGCTAAATTATGTTTCGAATCATGATAATGTCCTCCTTAAAGGTTTGTAATTGTTATACGGTATATAAATACGCTCTTAACGCGGCGTTCGCGTGCAGGAACATTTATATAAACACATTGACGCAGTGTATACGTGCCATGCTGATTAGCATGACAATTCTATGTAATCAGCCTTTCCTTCGGCTGTCAGAAGTCCACATTCCGTGGGATAAATCTATATAAAACGCAGAAAATCTGCGGGAATCCTCAAAAAGAAAAAGGACAGAAACCCAATATGGGCATCTGTCCTTCTTCCAGGAGGTATATGAACTATGGCAAATCAATGATATCTCTGTTACATTATCTATTCTATGGGTATCGCACACGCCGTCAAGAAGCTGTATAAACTTTTTTGAAAAAAGTTTGCACGCGTGTTAGTGGCTTTTTAGAATGTTACAACATCGTGCAAAGTCGTGCAACATTGTGTTTAGTTCTCCGATACAGAGCAAACAAAAGATACTGTACCACTCCAATCACCTGGAGTCAGATTTGCTTTCACCGTATAGTTCGAGGTGATACTGGCTAAGGCGTCGTCACGGTTCCACATTGCTTTGGGAGTTTCCACGCTCGCAAGCACATCCGCCGCCTTGTTGCTTTTCATGGTGGGAGGCGTTGTGCTGACATTGACTTCCTGCGATAGGCCGATGTCGCCTTTCACCATCACGGGCAAAGTCGCTGTCTTTTCACCGCTGCCAGCATTCCCGCCTAAAGTTACGCTCTCAGGCACAATGAGCGAATACAGCGTGGGTACATATGCCTCAACCGTTGTGGAGGCGGGTGTCACACCGTTTACAACGGAATTATACGAGTCCTCGATAAAATACGGGTAGAGGTCAACGGTCACATTGCTCTGCTCGAGCTGAGCATCCACGCCGAGATATTTTGCCACGGTTTTTCCAGTTGCGCTTGCTGCGAGCTCCTCGCTCCAGTTTGTGTCCACCACCATCACGGAACTGTCTTTGGACCCAACTTTCCAGCGATTGCTGGCTTTGTATCCTGCTTTTGTGAAGCGGCCGACATCCAGAATACCGTACTCTGCATGGGTATACGCTGTGTCATAGGCGGTAGATTCCGATTCAACGATGTCAAGGTTCGTACAGCTGTTGACTGCATGTGTGCAATAGGAATGCCATGTCTGAGCACCGTCGTTGTGATAGTTAATAGTGATGGTATAGGCAGTCCAATGAGCATATACAATGGTATCGCTGCTGCCCATGACCGTGGATTCAGATACTTTATTTCCGCCATCCGATGCGGTATACCACCCAAGAAACTCATAGCCTTTTCGACTCGGAACAGGAAGCGTACCATATTTATGCGATTCGGGAATATCGATGGACGATTCAGAGATGAAATAGGAGTCGTCTGTGCAGTTTGGGTTAAAGGTTAGGGTGTGTTGAGTTATAGTTTCGACAGCAGCATTCTGAGTTGTGAAGCTCTCGGCATATACTGTAGCTGGCATTGCGGCGCAAACAACAAATGCACAAAAAATTAAGAATTTGAGCTTTTTGAGCATCGACGACATGCTCCTTTCGTATGTTCGTACTTTTATTATCGGGGAATCGCAAATAAAGTCAAAAAGAAAAAGCCGCTCACCCTGTGAAGGGCAAGCGGCAAGAGGTTAAGATTTGATGTACAAGGACGTTCCCTTAAACGGATTCAAGAGACCGGGCTTATATTTAGTGCGAACATACTCTGCAATTTCGGTATCCGGCATTGCGTTCAGAACGTCAAGCCAACATTCAGCATTGATGGCCAAGAGACCACCCATACCAAGTGCATTTTCACAGAGCTTAATGTCAGAGGCAAATTCGCCGTGAAAGTCACAGGACTCCGCAGCCTTGATGATGCGGTCAAAGCCGTACATTCCGAGACCTCCTCACTGGCACATTGCCTTGAGGTCGTCCTCACTCAGAACAGGCACACCCAAAGCGTTCGCCTTGTCGAGTTTTGAACCGGCTGCCTCACCCACAACAAGATAGCTCGTCTTCTTGGAGACACTTCCGGAGACTTTGCCGCCATGCGCTTCGATATAAGTCTTGGCTTCATCGCGGCTCATGGAAGGCAGTGTACCGGTAATAACGAATGTCTTGCCAGCGAGCGGTGCAGACTCATCATTGGCACCTGCCGGAGCATGGTAGTCAAGATTGACACCGGCATCATGCAAGGTATTGACTTCCTGCGTAAATTCAGCGCTGGAAAGCATCGCATCGAGCGCAGCATAGATAGCATCAGAAAAGCCGGGAATGTTGTACTCCTTGATGGTATCTACATTGAGCGTGGACAGTGTCAGAAGGTTGCCGTTCGTAGCCTTGCATTGAGTAAACAGCGCACGAGCAACATGACCGCCGATGAGACGGTAGCCAAGGCCCTTGAGGACGCGGTCGGCATTCTGCTCCTTGGACTTTTCGATGGCAGCAAGAACCTTCTTGGCAATCTTCGCGCCATACATGTTGGTCAGTTCACCTTCCTCCTCATAGAGCCAGTACAGGTCAACGGGGTTCTCAATGAACCGGCTGTCAACCAAGTCCTGAATCATCTGAGGGCCAAGTCCCTTGATGTCCATGCAGGGCTTCGAGGCAAAGTGGATAACGCGATTCACAGTCTTTGCCGGGCAAGCGTCATTGGTGCAGTAGAGGTCCACAGAACCGTTGACCGGTGCGATAGGCGCACCGCAAACGGGGCAGACCTGCTTCGCCATGTCATAAGGTACAGCGTCTGCAGGACGCTTTTCCAACTCCACCATTGTGATTTTCGGGATGATGTCGCCGGACTTGTGCAGGACAATCGTGTCACCGATACGGATATCCAAAGTCTTGATGAAGTTGGCGTTGTTGAGCGTTGCACGCTCCACACGAGTACCAGCAAGTTGGATAGGGTCAAAGACAGCAACAGGAGTGACGCGGCCGGTACGACCCGTCTGCAGCTGGATGTTGCGCAAGACAGTTCCCTTTTCCTCTGCGGGATACTTGTATGCAATAGCCCATTTCGGGGTTTTGGTGCGCTCGCCCATCTTCTGGCGAATGCTCAGTTCATCGACTTTGATGACTGCGCCGTCAATCGGGTAATCGATATCATAGCGTTTTTTCTCAATGTCGTGAATGGCTGCCAAGATGCTATCAATGTCATTGCAATGAGCGTAATAGGTGGTCTTAAAACCGCAGATGTCACGCAGATAGTTCAGCTGGTCACAATGATACGGGCTGAACTGTGCTGCATCACCATTGTTGACGCTCTGAACATTGAAAACGAACACCTGCAGATTGCGTTCCCGTGCAATAGACGGGTCAGCCTGACGCAGAGAGCCAGCAGCGCAGTTGCGGGGATTCGCAAAGAGCTTCTTCCCTGCTTCCGCCTGCTTTGCATTGGCTGCTTCAAAGTCCTTTTCCGACATATAGCACTCGCCACGGAGTTCGATTTTGCCGATACCCTTGGGCAGCTCGATGCTGCGAGGCAGGCAAGTGAGGGCTGCGACATTGGCGGTCACATCCTCACCGACATGGCCGCGTCGAAGCCTGGGTCAGATAGGCAAGACCATCGTCAGAACGTTCGTAGACAAGAGACAAGCTCAGACCGTCGATTTTGCGCTCCACAGAGAAGGTTACATCGGAGTATTCAGCTTTCACCGAATCCACAAAGCTGCGGACCTCATCATCGGAAAACACATCAAGCAGAGAAAGCATCGGTACACGGTGTTCAACCGGAATACCGAGAACACGCTTGCCGCCAACAACCTGTGTAGGGCTGTCAGCGGTCACGAACTCAGGATGTGCCGCTTCGATATCACGAATCTCGTGCATCACGGAATCGTATTCCTCATCCGTTACAATCGGAGCATCCTGTTCATAGTAGGCGGCACTCCATTCTTTGGCTTTGCTGCAGAGATTATTATAATGTTCCTTGATGGAAGAAATAGACATGTTGTTAGACATAACATTTTACCTCACATATGTATTGTTTTGTTTTTTTGTGAACCTCCCCACCTAAGCCTTACGGCTATAGACGGGGCGTGCGCTCTTCATAGTTCATCAAAGGGTAATGGTTTGAGATTCCGTTGTGGCCTGGCTGACATCTTCAATACCATCCACGAAAACTGTTGTTCTGATAAGGATACGGAAAGGGACGCCCTTTTGCCAGGTGGTGTTTGCACGGAGTTCATCCACCAGGCCAATCAGTGCCTGCATCTTGAGCATTTCGATGGTATAGCGAGTCGGAATCATGGTTCGGGTCGTCTCGAGATAAAAATGCCGATTTTTCTCATTGTATCCGAGAGAATCGTTCGTAACATCCATTTTTGCAACAACGGTGTAGTCGCTCTGCGGGACATCGTTGAACGGCGTGAGAGAATCATTGAGAATCTGCATGCGAGCGTCGAACTCTTTGATGATGCGAGCCTTCTCTTTCTCATAAATCTCGTCTGCCTGTCGAACCTGCTCCCGATAGCACTTCACGCACTTTTCTTTCGTGTAGAAGATGTTGACGGAAGTGCCGGAGCAGCAGCGATACCCGGTGTTGTCCAATGGGGCAATGACGGTTGAAGAAATCTTACCCCGATTTACCGGCCGAAAATAGACCGGAGAATAATAGATGGTTTTGCTCGTTTCTTTTGCGTCCGTTACAACAACCGGGGTAGGCTTGATGTTACGAATCGGCTTTTTGGTCGGGTCTGCATTTGCGCGATAATCGCAAATCCAAGCCATTTTGCCGATGACGTTTTCAAGACCTTCGGCGTAATCGTACATACCGAGGTCGTTTGTCTGGCGTGGAGGATAATTTTCTCCGGAGCCTTTAATCATCAGCTTGACGCCGTTTTCTGTGAGATATTCGTTTAATTTCATATTTTTTCCTTTCTGTGATTTGTGGTTGAGCTCAGCGGGCGTTTGTGAGTACGGCAACAACCAGCTCCTCGTAGTCCTCGATGGCACAGTAGATGTCAGCGAAACCATAGGCGTGGCCACGGTCGTAGGCTTTTTGCCAGAGGATGGTTGCAGCCTTTTTGGAAATGCTGCGTTTCGTTTCGGCTTTGATGTCTTCCTGAATTTGAAGTTCGATAGCTTCCGAGATGTGTTCGATTTCTGCATTCTGCGCCTTCTTCAGCCTAGAGCATTCCGCATCCCAGGCTTTCTGTCGGCGAACGACCTCTTCCCTGTTCCAGCGCACCGATTTCTCTTCGTCGATGATTTCACCGTCTTTCGGGCGTTTAGAGTTGGGCCTTGTTGGTCTTTTCCAAGCAGTTTCGAGTCGGTTGCCAAGATTTGTCCATACGTTATCCATAGTTAAACTCCTTTTTTGTACGCAAAAAGGCGAACCTCCCGGTGTGGGAAGTCCGCCTTAAAGCGAAGTGTGAATTGTACGAGCACACAGTGTGCTTAGTAGATGGTATCTATCGTACAAGCTAAATTATACGGGTCTCGAACGAAAGCGCAAGATTATTCATTCATTGCTACAGTCACCAAACAGCAAATTATATGCTTTTTCGATTTCAGAATCAGACATGGCCTTCCCTTTTTCTTCAATACTGTGCAGAATTAGAGTCTTGTCGCTCTCCTCATCCGGCACGAAGCCAAGAATCACATCCAGCTTGTTGCGATTCTCGTCCTGTGCAAGATACTCTTTGATTTCGGACCACTGCGCATCACGCTGGTTCAGAGCGTCAACGTTCTGGACACAGAACGGGTACTCACTTTGCGGCATAGAACCAGCAAGGTATTTAGTATCGTCACAATACATCTTGATAAGCCGGACAATATAGTTCCGCTCTGCTTTGGTTCTTGCAGTCAGAATGTTGCTTGCGCTCTGGTACTTGTAGTTATCCCCAACAGCTTCCAACGACTCTGCAATCTGCCGGAAACTCAGCATTTCGTTTGTGGCCTTGTCATGCTGCGACACGGTGGAAGCATAGTATCCTTGTTCCGTTTCGTTTGCTTCTACCACGGCAGCGAGATTCGAGTCAATATGGATGAGCCGTTCACTGTTATCCCCTTGCGCACGAATTGTGTTGTTCACTTTCGCAATCCAACTGTCAGTTTCCGTAGCATCATCGCCCGCATAGAGGTAGGTTACAATATCCGGGTTAGTAGGGTTCGGAAGCTCCGCACAAGCCAAGGTCAGATTCCGTCCGTATTCTTTTGCCTGGAGATACATGTTCGGATAATCGTCTTGTATTGTCTGAGCGATTGCCTCAACCTCTGCCTCGTCTTTTTCAATGACAAGGCCGACAGTGGCTACCTGCTCTTTAATGTTGAGCTGTTTCAAAATATCCTCAAGGTCAAATACAATAGCTTCCTTGTTGGTTGTATAGAATCGAATTTTCATAGTTTTTTCCTCCTGACGACATTAAAAAAAGGCAGGCCCTCGATTGGAAGGTCTGCCAAAAGAACAGCTTGAGAATCGCAAAAAAGGTCATTATGCGGCTTTGATTGCTGCGTTAATCACCGTATACGCAATATCCAGAAGCCGAAACGCAAGAACTCCAAAAGATATTGCCACCAGCAAAAAGCAAAACACGAATTTTTGTTTGTTCTCACCCTGGAAATAGTACATTCCAAAGCAGGACGCGATGAGAACGCAGAAAAACACAACGACCCAAATAATATCAGCCATTGTCCTGATTTTGATTCTGCTGAGTCGGCGGGGTCTTGACTTCAGCAGGAGCATTCGGAGTCTGATACTGAACATTCTGGCTCGGCTCTTTGGGAGTTTCGGGGGCCTGGTACTGAACAGTACTGGGGTTGTTCTGCTGTTCGGCTTTCTTTTCCTCATATTTGGTCTTGAGCTGAGAATAGGAATAGCCATCCTGCGGGATACCGTGGTACTGATAATGACCAAAAGCCAAAATCATGTTGAACACCGGATTCAGAAGGCAAAGACCAATCGTGAAACCAATACCTTCACCGAACGCAACAGCTTTCTTGTAGTTGGTAATAGCACCGATGATGAGAGCAACAACCAGGAACAGATTGCCGAGCAGCGGGATGCCAGACAAAAGGCTCAGCACGACCGGAATCAGAAACAACCAGCCGTTCCCCCAGTAAATGTTGAATTCGATGTAGTTGCTGTAGAACGGGACGATGGATGCCCAGCCAGGCTGCCCGGCTTTCTCGAAAATCTTCCAGTTTGCAACAATTTTGAGTACAAAATACGCCACTACCAAAAGAATCACCGTGTAGAGCATTCCGCCCAATAGATTAAGAGCGCTGTAAGAATTATACATTTTATATCCTCCTCTTTCGGCATATGAAGCCGGATTATTCCTTCACTAAGTTCTTTGCCTGTCGCTGCCGCTCTGCAAGTTCTTTGCCGCGTCTGACCAGTTCCGCATATTGCTCTTCGGTCAGCTTGCGAGGCGGCTTGATTTTGACCCATTTCTTGGGCATATCTGCCTCCATACACCAGTCCTCATCCCGCGTGATTTTAACAGCATCAGGGTATTCTTTGGCAAGCTCTTTTAGCTGTTCCATACGAGCTTTGTTGCAGGTGTAGTAGGATGCTTTCTTCTCCGCGTCATTGAATGTGATGATGGTTTCGCGTTCCCAGGGTCCATCAGATGCCTGCGTGGCCACTTTTTTATCGGGCATGATTTTTCTCACCTCAATCGAATAAAATTGCCGACATAGCAGGGCCTTCGCAGATATACCCGCTCGCCTCGGCCCATTTCGGCGTCATGAGCTTGCCATTTGCTTTCACAAGCACCATCTTCCGAGCAGAGGTATTCAGGAATTCCGCCGGAGCCCAGTTATTTCGCACAACGACGATAGCATTGTCTTCCGCGTTCTCAAGCATATGCTTCAGCTCTTTTACCGTCACCGCGTCACCTCCCGTTCAACACATCATCCAGTGCCTGCAAGAAAACTCTGGATTCCTCGTTGATTCCGCCGCGACACAGAACTTTCGCAATATCATCAAATCCTACCAAGTACATATTTTCTTCACCCATGTACCCTTGCGGCCAGGGAACCGCATAGTAGTTGTGCGGGAAAGAACTTGTGTCATAGCCGACCACAATATATTTCTGGTCTGCAACATTTTTCACCGTCAGGATAGTCCCAAGCGGTAATGCGTCTTTCATGGAATGAGTAGTTGCAGGCATGATTCTCTGAATTTTCAAAACAGCACCTCCCTAATTTTCATTTTATGAGAGTCGCACATTTGTGCAACAAAACTAAAAAACAAAAAAGCGGCCGCTCCAAAAGGAACGACCGCAAAGATACGAGTCAGATATTATTCATGGGAATCAGCTTTCCTGAAATCAGAAAGTTGATTCTCAGTGGAACACTGCACGAAAGGAATTCCCTTGCGCGAGTTCACAAAAACGTCTGTGGTAGCAAACGCATTGCCAAAACTCATGTCACAGAAGACGACGTGAGAACTTTCGTCACCAGATGCACGGGGTGCAAAGCTGGTACATGCAAACCAATCCAATTCATCCTGCCCCTGTTCATCATAAAGATAAATGACGGGAGCCGGAATGTTGGGCGTCGGCATAGCCAGTGAGCCAACCTGCATTTCATTGACACAGAGGTCAATGGGCGGGTTCCCGTTCTGATAATCCCATTTTGGGTATGACTGAGCCCTGATGGTGGTGTCGCCATCATCTACCTCGACGCCAAGAGCAGCGATATCGAATGGAATACCGAGCTTTTCCTTGATTTCTTCCGGGGTGAAAGTTAGGAGCTTACCGTGTTCGCCTTGGATGTAGAGTCTCATGGCTTACTTTTCCTCCTTTTTCTTGTCGGCGTTCAGAATCTTTTCCAGAACGTCGTTATAAAAATCGTCAAGGAACAGACCAGTTTCTTCATCTGCTTCCGGAGATGTGAAAGCACCGTCTTCTTCAGCTGCATCCTGTACAGCATCGAAGACACCGACTGCGCCCCAAAGTTCATCGGCCAGATGGTCATAGCCGAGGTCCTTTACTTTCGCCGAGAGGTCAATCAGCAGCATTTTCTGCCGAAAGAACTTGTTCATATCCAGGCTAATGTAGGGTTTTGCTGCGGTATTGCTTTTCTGAGACTTTACTTTGAAAATACCCCAGTCAAAATTGCTGTCTGCGCCGTACATATACCCGGATGCGAGGCAGAAGCCTTCAGCAGCACTGTCCTCAACGTTGATACCGACTTCATAATCGCTGCCGGAATCTTCATCCAGGTTAATCGCAGAGCCTGTTGCCTTTTCGTATTCTGCCTCAATGTCAGCTTTCATGGCTGCCAGCAGGGCGTTGAAATCGGTGTTCTGGGAAAGCAGATTCATGTTTTCGCCTTCCTGGTTTTTAATGAGAATGTACATAGTATTTACCTCCTAACAATCAAATCATGCTGTCAGACAATTTGTCGATAGCTGCCGTGATGGCTTCGTTTTCCATCTGAGCAATACGCTCAAACAGATGAGACCAGTCGATGGCATCATAGACACGCTTGACAAACGCATCATAGGTGCCACCGGCCTTCATCATTTCAATTTCAGACTCATAGTGGCCGGGCTCCTCAAGTATGAACTTGATATCGTCGGTTGGGTTGATTTGTATTGTTGCTTCGTACTCATTCATTTTAATTATTTCCTTTCTTTTATACGCAAAAAGGCGAACCACCCAAACGGGAAGTTCGCCTAAAGCGCATTGTTAAGTGTGCGAAGGGCAGGGTGCCTTTTCGATAACTGTTATCTATCGTACATTTTTGATTATAGGCCGTTCGCATAAATCCGCAACAAAAAACCGCCACCCAAATGGGCAACGGTAATGAAAAATTAAATTTCAGCGCAGAACATCGCGAGTTTCTGCCACAGCAAATAGGTGCTGTACCTCATGCGTACCTTTTCAGGAACACCAGTAACCAAACACCATTTGTGAGCAGTGGCTTTGATGCGGGGAATCTGCCTCTGTTCGGCTTCGGTAAACGTCTTGCTGTATAGTCTGCGACGGCGTCCGGAATTCCAAAAGGCTCCTTCCATCGTTTCGCAAATCAGAGCGTACGCCAAATAGCTTTGGGCTTCTTCGTGAGTCAATGTAACCATCGTTTTCATGGCTGTCACCCTGCCTTTCTCTCATTGCGAGCCATATGCAGCGCATAATCAAGCGCGTCAGGGTCATCGGCCAAGAATTTCGTTTTCTGAAGTGTACCAAGCTTGGGATGCTTCAGAATCGTATAGTTGCCATTGTTCTGGACAAGGGAACCTTTATCATAGACAAGCTCGACCTTTTCGGCAGGTACTGCGTAACGGCGAATGCGGTCACATTCATCCGCATAGTTGATGGGAGTGATATAGCCAACTGGCTTTTGTCCTTCCATCCCTGTCACAGTGACCAGAAAAGCCTTAATGGTCTGGGCTTCTTCCTCTTCCTGCTCATCATAGTATTTGAACGTGATGAACATGGGAGTATCTTTCTTGTACGCATCTTCCTCAGGGCAGAGATACGTTCCACAAGAGCGGCAGAACCAGAGCATCGATACGGGCTTTCCAGTTTCCTGTGCTTCTTTTGCATAGCGCTTGAAAATCTTTATGTCCAGCTTGAAATCCTCGGTGTAATGCTTCACCGTGCTTTTCACGATGAGTTTCAGGAAATCACAGATGGAAATAGCGGTCATAGTCATATTGGAAGTCATAATAAAATCTCCTTTTTAGTCAACCATAACTTTAGAAATATTCATGTCATAGCGGTTAAATTTAGAAATATAGTCAAAAATGGTATTTACTTGAGCTTTTGTTGCGGTTTTGGTCTCATCCATATCGAGGAATGTATTGCCCATCGAAGGATTACGAATGGCAATCCAACCGCGTTTATATAGGAAATCGAGACCCTTGCCGCTCCAGTCATACGCCATATTGAGAACTTCATGGTCAGAAAGACCAAACGTTTCTCGATTGCGCATGATGATGCGGCCAGCCAGGGCAGCGTGCTCGCCAAACTCGCAGGCGTACCAGGTGCCATCGGGAGCAATCAGACCATATTCGGTCAGCTGATGCTGAATGGGTCTATCACTGATATAGCTGTTGTACAGTCGCTGACGGCGTTCAACGGATGTGCCTTTCATGTTTGCTTCAATCCAAGAGGCAAGCTTGGTCCAAAAATCGGTTTTGTAGAATTCCGGGTTGGATTCCTGCTCAGGAAGCGGTTCTCCATTGAATTCTGCAACAAGGTCTGGGTGGGTAAAAAGCCATGCACCGTTGTTGAATGCATCAGAATAACCCGTTTTCCCATAGAGGAAGCACTTGATACCGTCATAGCTGCAATCGATATAATGATGTTTTGCATTGGTGCAGAGCGTTTCATAGCTATCAGTCATAGCAAAGCGGTCAACATAATTGAGCGGATGTGCAATCATATCCTCACGAATTTGATTGACCAGCATCCTGTGTTGAAGCTCCTCAACCTTCTGCCCGAGGGAACGAACATGAACATTGTCATCGACAAGTTCAAACTCATTGACACCAACAAGTCTTTTCCGGCCTTCGATAATGTCCTGGCAAACATGCCTTTTTTCTTCCTCGTTGCCACCCATCATGCAGGAGAGCAGCAGCTCCTCACACTTTTTATACGGCTTGTCCATATTCCAGAACCAGTCACGTGCAATGGCGGTGAGGAACTCACCATCCATACTGAAATGTAGTTGTTCACCCATGTTGGGTAACCTCCCCAATTATTATGTGTTGTTCTCGACAAAGTCTTCGCATTCCTCGCTGGTCAAAACCACGCCGAAATAGGCAACACGCTTGACGGTGGTTTCCCACACGCGAACGGTGCGTGCCATTGGCTGAACGACCCAGGAATGACAGCGCCAGAGCCCGTCTTCGGAAAGAGCATAGCCCGTTGCAATAAAGCACCGGTCTTTGTTTTTATACCAAAGCCGTGCAGAATTGTAATGGCACTGGCAATCCTGGCCTTCCCTCATATAGCTGCTGCCATAAAAGAACCGGCCGCGTTTGAGGATTTTTGGGGCGTCTTCGTCAAATTCCGTCATGCAGACTTCATCCCCGCCAAATGTGAGGATTTTGTCATGCAGCTTCTTCATAGCATCGAGCGTTTGAGTATCAAAACCAGAAGAGGTGTTGTAAATCTGGCTTTTGGTAAGCCGCATTTTCCAATCCTCGTTCATTGGGTTCCAATGAATCGGCGCAGGCATCTGGTTTGCGGTGAGAATGGGGTGCTTAGAACTGTTCCAGCCTTTCATTACAATTTCTCCCTGATAGAACGCAGACAGCTCAGGATTTTTGCATACAAACGGTAACGATTTTCGCCGCTCGGTACAAAGTCACCAAGCTTTTTGGAAATGAGAAGTTTATCAAATGCCTCCATAATATCAAAGACGGTGAACAGCTTGTATTGTGCATTTATATGATTCACACGGAACTCGACATCTTCGACAAGATGCCAATATTCCATGCCATACAACATCGCGCCGCTTTCGTTTGCTTTTCGGTCTTGCTCTTCGTCTGCATCGTCACACACAATATAGACACCGTTTTCGTCGAGATAGTTCTCGAAGACGTCGCAGATATCGGAGGCAACAGAACGGATATCGGAATTTGCCTTCACCTCAGGTTCAGGCTGGGCGGCTTCAACTTTGTACTCGATACTGTCGTGACGAAGTGACTCTTCGATGCCATCAAAAACGATGTCCGCGCAGTCGTTATCATTCCGACACGCTTCGAAAATGTTTTTGACGGATTCGATTGCCTCTTTGGAATCGGAGCTTCCCTCAACAGAGAACTCCAAAGGAACCAAGGCAACAACTTTGTATTTATTCTTCATGATTTTTTCTCCTTAGTTTAACAGGATGCCGCAGCATTTGTTCAAGGCAAGTGCGCTTGCAGCGAGAGCAGCAACCTTCTCAAAGGTAATGCTCTCCGCAATTGCACAGACGCTCATAACAATGAGCAGAACAGCTGCCACAGCAGATACTATTACTATCTGACTTTTGATGCCGGTTTTCATGAGCTTTTTCTCTTTCTGTTTATGCCCTTATCGGAGCACATCAATGATTTTTCCAACCAACTCATCATTGGTCACGAACTGATTACGTCCTTTTGCGCCGAGCGATACAGAGGAGTAATCTTTCATACTGGCGGCATAGCGAACCATGTTCTTGTCAGACAAGGGCTGATAGCAACTCTTTTCAGTGCTGACGTAAACGCACTTATTGTTGAGAACGTTCTGAATGTGGCCAGAGCAGCCAACACGCTTACCGTTGATGATGATGTTGTGTAGGTTATGGGTTAGCATAAGGTCTTTGCTTTCGGTTTCTTTTACCTTTAACTGGTTCAAGAGTTTTTGGGACAGATAAACGGTTGCTTTCATTGTGACTTCCTCCTAATTCAAATGAAGTATTTGTAAGCGGCAGTTAAGCGTTTGCGGTACAGGTCTAACGTGGTCAGCCCTCCTGCATAGACTTTGCGGGAAGAGATTATCACGTTGGTTCCTGCTTCCATATGGGAGAAGAACATCGAAAGGCAATCTTCCAGGCTGTCGCTTGTAGTGAGAGTTTCGTACACCGGATATGAGTATTTGGCGGCTTTGCTGTATGTGCTATTGAGCTCATACACGAAGAACATCACCTGTCCCGTAACGGTGTTGGGGTCATAGCCATTGCCATAACACCAGTTGAAAAGGTCTGTCTTTCGGCTATAAGTCCATTGCAGGAGTCCATAGCCGCCATCCGAAGGGTTTTCGGCCGAGGCTTTAAGACCGCTTTCCATCGACATGCAGCCCATCACTGCGGCAGTACCGGCCTTTGAAAGGCCAGCGGACCGCAGAGCTGTGTAGATTTCAAGCTCATTGTCGTTGAGATTATCTGGAATTGTTTCGGGTTTCGGTTCAGCTTCTTCGATGGCTGCTTCTGCGGTCTCAATCCGTGGTTCCGGTTCTGCAGCATCGGAAGATTCGACCTCAGCAGTTGTAATTTCCTCCTGTGCTTCTTCGGAAGTTTCCGTTATCGGGAACGCTTTATCGAGCTCATTCACCGTTTCAATGGGAGTGGAAAAAGCGATAGGTTCGGTTTTGGGAGCTATGTTTTCCTCTGCGTGTGCAGGAACAGAAAGCATAAAACCCATGCAGGCGATGATGGTAAAAATACACATCACCGCGACGACAACCAGGACATGCTTGTTCCGAAAAATGCTGTTATTATTCTTTTCGACTTTCATTTTGTGACTCCTTTTTTGTGTCTTTTCCTTGTAGCGGAAGATTGTGATTTGAGATTTGTGGTTTGTTTTGAATTCCTCCTTTTTCTGTAAACAAAAAAAGGCAGGCCCATCATGAAGATGAGTCTGCCTTGAATGAGAACAGAATTATGAATTGTACGAGCACGCGGTGTGCAAAGTAGATGTTATCTGTCGTACAACTTTAATACTATGGAATTCGCAAGGATGTGCAAGAGCTTTTGATGTGCTTCTTTTTCAGGCTTCGTTAAGCCATTTCTGAGTGATATCCATGATTTGATTCTGAAATTCCGGGTCCGGCAAGGTTTTGCTGTCTGCCCAAATTGAGTTACGGACGATTGGGTAATCGTACACGACGCCGTCAACGATATAGGGCCAAAGAACAACTTCACCACCCACAAGCCAGAGCTTTTGGACTTTGACAGGCTTCGCGTATCTTGTGAGCCAGCATTCACTGGTCACGACAGAATCCGCCACATATTTCTGTGTTTCTTCCTCAGTTAAGAGATTCGGGTCTTCGTCCTTGATGTTGTACATTCGGACAATGAACGGTAACGGCATGTCCTTGGAGTATTTTTTGTTCTGACGCAGCTCAGCGAGCAGGAATTTTGAGACAAAATGCGCAATGCCGATGCTGGTCAGGCAGTCGTCAAGGGTATGCCCAAGACAAATTCTTGGGATTTCCTGGTCCTCCCCTTTCATCCGATTCGTTGGTATCTGCGGAACAACATCGTCCGGCAGGCATCCGGTGTCTGCCATGATATGATAAAGAATCATTGATGTTTCCTCCTGAAATAAAAAAAATAGCAGGCCCTCAAGAATCGAGAGTCTGCTTTGTTTGCACGATTTATTCTATCGTGCAGTAGATGTTTTGCTTTGTCCGCACACGCAGCCAGCCCAACAGGCATCGTTCAGAACGTCTTGTCGTCAGGAACTAGCAGATACATCCAGGACTGTGGTGCTCGCTTAACGCCGAGCTCTCGCAGCGACATATCCATAGATTGGACATCAGAAACGTTCCAGCAATAAAGAGTGCCGGACTTATTGCCGTATGCAATCAGCTCATTTGCGGTAAGGCAGCTGTCCTTCACGAATTGAGCGGTCTTTTCGGTCACTTCCGTGCCAATAGCATATGCCGGAAGCTCACGCAGGCAATCGAGTGTATTGATGTCACGGCAAACAAATGCGGCAGTCACTTTTCCAGCACCACCGTTAGCTTTGGTTTCGTAGCAAAATACTACAAAAGGATAGCTAATTTCCCACGGCATAGTTTTTCGGACCTCAATAGTCTTTTCTCCGCTCAGAATTTTTTCAAGCCATTGCTTCTTGATGCTGAGAAGAACGGCTTTATTCGAGTTAATTTCAAGGGCTTTATTCATATGTCAACAACCTCCACCTGAAGGAGGGGCTTAAAATCCCGCAGGATTCCAATAATTCTCACTCAATGGATTTTTACAGCACGGTTCCGTCCGTGCGACCAAGTATCTATGAGCTTTCACCGCTGTTGCGGGCGGCATAGCGGGAGTGAGGAAATTGGATTTATGCGGGATATAATCCCAACAATCCAACATTACGTATGTTTATAGCGGCATTGTGGTCGCGGTTATGTGTTGTACCGCAGCCACTGCATGTCCAACTTCTGTCTGCCAGTGTAAGGTCATCTTTTATAAGACCACCATTTCTTAAACTATGTATGCATCACAATGCTGCTTTTTCCAGTACAGGTCATCGATGATATCCGAAAGGTACTGGTTTTGCTTTAAGACGAAAAACGATACCGGATTATGCTTTACGATGAAACCAAGTCCCGTTCGTTCATCGTAAATATCTTTCATGTGGTTCAGCCACTTTGAAAAATTTTTGATATGGGAATTATCTCGAAGTATAAACCTGCCGAACCATTGCTGCTTAATGATTTGTCTTTCCTTTGCTCGCTCTTTGGATTCTTGTTCATTCCATACGATATTGTCAGGTTCGACAATTACATAGGGAATCTTCTGCCTATCCATTTCGTCTATGACGGATTCCGTTTGGCAAACGAAGATAAAATCATATTTTCCTGATTTTGCCTCTTTCATGAAGCTATTTGTGTATTCTTTTTCCCATCCGGCAGTTTTTTCATAAGTAGAACTATCACTATCCCGCATTGAATAGCCATATTTGTTTTGGTGATTCGCGAGCCATGTTTTTCCGCAGCCCGCAAATACGCTTACGACCATTGTTCGTCTCATCAATCAGGGCAATTCCTTTCTTTGAAAATAAAATATATTTTGTATGGCAACAAAGACCATAGCGACTATGAAAGCACCACTACGAATAGAGGCGCTCTGGCAGCTAAAAAGAAGCTGCTCACTCCTCCGAAGAGGGTAAAAATCCTTCCCCAAGGTCATAAACGGTTTAATACAGCCACACCTGTCGGCTTTGCCTCAGCTTTACGTGATGTGTTGTCTTAGAGCGTGCAGTTAGGATTAACGCCACACGGTAACTATCTATTCGCTTATAACGGAGTGCTCGAAGCACTTATGGTAGTCAACATATCCTTACGGACACTTCTAAAGTGCAGACTTGCCGGAGCAAGCCTGCGACTTTAGTCGTGGGTTATTGACTTGTTTTTGGAGCGTCACCATTTATGGAACGGGTTCAGAAGTCCGGGACGGTATTCGTTATCGACATACATCTTGATGTCGTTATCGTCCAGGGCATCCAAAATGTTCATCCAGCATTCCGCTTCGACGTGCATCTCGCCGTCCATTTTCAAGGCCCTGTCGCACTGAACTAAGTCTGCGCGAAAAGAATTCACATAGAAGCAATCTTTTGCGGCAGCCGCGAACCTGGTAAAACTGTTCTTGGTATTTGTGGTCATAGTATTCATCCTTTCTGAAATATTTTTGTTTCTAATCAATACATACAAAAAAAGAAGCAGGCCCTCAAAAGAGAGTCTGCTTACTTGTGCATGACAGATTGTTAATTTAATGTTCAATTAGGAGGTAAGTGATGGTATCTGTTATGCAATTATTATTTTAGGCGGTTCGCACATTTGTGCAAGTGGCTTTTTTAGCTTCGTTTGTTTTTTGGCATCGCGTTGGTCCAGCCCTTAGATTTGTGTTTTTCAGGGGCATCATCAATCATGGCAAGGATACCCGCGACTTCAGTCGTGGGAGGATTTGCCCATTCACTTCCTTTCGATTAAATAGTTTGTTGCAAGCTCTAATAGTCGCAGTTTTTTAAATGAAATGCTATTCGTAATGGTTGTACCATCGAATTTTCTTAAAGCGAAATATCCCGATGACCTGCGTCCTGAAATAAAACATTCCTGCTCGTTATAGAGCACCTTGTCCCAGAGGCGAAATCCTTTAACGATATAGGGCGCTTGATTTGCTTTTCGAATTCCACCTTTCAAGATTTTCGCTTTATGGATTTGCCGATTGTGGTGTCGAATTGCCTTCGTGCGGTAACAAACACTGCAAGGTTTAGCTAGTGGATGCTTGCTAATACAACGGGCATCGTTAACATGGCTTTTCTTGTCGTTTTGTTCACGTAACAACTTGGTTATATAGCCATATGTGTTTTGTACTGGAATATTAAGTTCGTTGCGTAGGCGTGTCAGTAGTGTGTTACGCATGATACCCATAAAAGCCGCATCGCGAAGCGTTTTACCACGTTTTTTGCCGTCAAGTGTTATCTTCCCTTTATGGAGGTTGTTGTGGCAAGTGGTACACAAAGTGATAAGGTTGCTTGGTGCATTACCGCCCACCTTACGGCTTTCAAGGTGATGTACATGCAGCTTGACGGTTTTCTTTGCGGTGGTATGAGCACCACAGCATTGGCATGTATAGTTATCACGCTTCAAAACATACTGGCGAACATTGTATTCGTCGTACATCTCACCGAGTTGGTAGTCGGTTCCTACCGGCAGAGGCTTTCCGGCAAGCATTGCTTTTAAGCGTTGCGTGTCAAACTCTGCAGTTTCTACTCTTACAAGAGTGATAGGCAAAATTCGACAGATGCGCTTGATAACAGTAATGTGCTCTTGGATTTTTACTTCTACCGAAGGTGCAAGCCAACCCTTATGTTTGCTGTGTACACGGTTATTGAATCTTGGCGCACGGTAACGAGTTTTGCGATTTCGCCTTGAACGGCGGTTCTGTCTGCGCGTAGATAGCAATTCTACTACATCGTTGCGAGGAGTGAACTCCTCACTGTAGAGTTCGCGCTTCTCTGTAGATGCAGACAAGCCAACATGCTTGCTGCCCGCATCTACACCAAGAGTGATAGGCTGTTTGTATCCCGCACTTCCATGCAGGAGTTTGATGGTGAACGGCGTGCGTTTTACAACGCAAGCTTTTTGCTGTTTCAACAAGATGCGAGCCTTTCCGGGTGAGCAAGGCATCAAGGGCTCGCCGCGCTTGTTAAGTACATACGCATATTGCATGATGCTATGCTCCTTTCGATAAAATTGCAGCTAAAAGGAAGCTGCTCACTCCTCCGAAGAGGGTAAAAATCCTTCCCCAAGGTCATAAGCGGTTTGATACAACCACACCTGTCGGCTTTGCCTCAGCTTTACGTGATGTGTTGTCTTAGAGCGTGCAGTTAGGATTAACGCCGCACGGTAACTATCTATTCGCTTATAACGGAGTGCTCGAAGCACTTAGGGTAGTCAACATATCCTTTCGGACACTTCTAAAGCGTAGACTCGCTGATGCAAGCCCGCGACTTTAGTCGTGGGTTATTGACGACAAAATCCCTATATGGCAGCCGCATCATAATATCGGAATAAATCGGTGCGTCCTCAGTCTCTGCCAATGTTCTGAGAAATTCCGAAGCGAAATTGTACACGGTTTTTGCTGCACGCCAATAGTTTGCGACGTATGCCATCGAAAATTGTGCGGCAAGTTCCCCATCCATCGCATCGGCGGCAATCTGACCGTTTTGGATAAGGCGGTGCCCAAGCGGAATAAATTCTTTCACATAATAGTCATAGCCCTTATCCAGCAGCTTGTTGGCCCCAGAATTCAAAAGAAACTGACTGCTCTGCTCGGCATACCAAAGAGCGCTGTTCACAATGATATTGTCCACAATGACACCTCACTGCCAATACAGTTTTATTGTTCCGTTAACAAAAAGAATCTGGCTGTACTCCTCGCCGTCAAGGACAATGCAGCGGTCCTCTCCGTGTTTGTGAGCGCCGGTACAATACACAGTTTTGTTATTGATAGCCGGGATGGACGGTGCCTTTGCCAAAACCAGCTGACCGCGCATTGCGCAGATATCTAAGAAAGAAATGATGTGGTCGCCCACCCCGGAAAACCTCCAATCTTGTTCACAGTGCTTTGATTTGGAAAGAACCATCGACATGCGGCAGCGGCTCTTTTGTCACTTTCAGAACGGAGCTATCTCGTTTCTCTGTCGCATATCGAATGGTTTTAAGAATCTCGTATGCCAGTTTGCTGTTGTAGGCAAGTCCTGAATTTGAAATACCAAAGTTCCCATTCCAACCAAGCCTTATCTTTTTGAGCTGTGGAATCAGAAGGTCACGGGCTTCGAGGACCCCCACCCCATTCCAGCGTGCATCATGATACGCCTGGAAGTGCTGCTCATCGTTACCAGAAATATCGAGGGCTTCATAAATGACGCCAAATTGCCCCATCAAAATACGTGAGTATGTATCCAGTGCATCAGCAACTACTTTCCAGGAAAGAGTATCCAAGCCAATGCTGTATTTATACGGAGCATCCTTTTCCGGCAGTTCTCGTGCATGATGCAGTATATCTTCCAGAATGTCGCTGCACTTGTTAGATAAACTTTTGACAGGTGCCGTTACGTTCACAGCTGTCAGAGCAGCGCAAGCACTTGCAATGTCTGCTTCGCTTGCTCCATAAGCCTCTCCAACCTCTTTGCAGATAGAGGAAAAATCGTTGCTATAAAACGTTATCATAACAGCAAGAGCGTGCAGGATGAAAGAGTACTGCTTGCTCGTGAAATCAATGTACATACGGTAAAAATCCTTTCATTTTCTACACTTTAATTATACCGCGGTTCGCAATTTCTCACAACGGAAAGCGCTAAATGGTAACAGTTTATACATATTTTTACAAGCAAAAAAGCCGCCTCCTTATGGAGGCGGCTGGACCCTTATTTTACAGCTTTTCTGATTTCGAGCTCGTGCTCATAGCAGCTTTTGCAAATCAGATAGCCAATGCCAATATCGTTTTGGATGGCCGCAGACGTATATGCGTTGTGCTCGTTGATGGTACGACCGCACGCAGCACAATTGAGTTCTTCGTTGGCATGAACCATGATGTCGCAATGCCCGTTCTGAGGTGGGGTGTACGGCGTATATTGCTTCTTGATGAAATCGTATTTCTGCATTTTATGGCACTCCATTATTCATTGTTTTCTTTCGCTATTATATCACAAATTGTGGTGCTAAACAAGAAAGCAGTCCCCCATAAATTTACGAACAATCGCTGACTTTGGAGATTGTGACGTTTGCTGAATGATTTGTACCTTTGAGCAGTATCCTGCCGTTAGATTTACCAAACGAAGGCCGGGAAAGCCCACGATTTCAATCGTGGGAGGTGTCAAGGACTGATTCCGTGAACGTCCTCACCAAAGCCTTGCAGCTATAGATGAAACATTCTGCTTTCAAACTTTGGTAGGAATCCAATCCACAATTTGCGGAACAAAGTCGGCTTATCGGAATATTGCATCGGAATAATATCAAGGTATTTTCGATATCGTTCCGAACGGATGAATCAGTGGCAAATGAAGGCACTTTTGCTTCCTGGACAATTTTGTTGCTTTGCTGTATGATTAAAGTACAACAATTAGGGCAATACAAAAATCGATAACGGCGAGGTACTGACAAATGGACGCGACAATGCAGACGGTTCTCCGGCTCCATGAGCAAGGTATACCTAGAAGAACCATTGCCAAACGTGCAGGCATCTCATTGCAGAAAGTGCGCAAAATACTGATTACGGCCGGGGCCTGGTCAGATGAAACATCAGAAAAAATCGGGAAGCTGCGTGCGAACGGTATGTCAGTTCCTGAAATTGCAGAAGAATTGGGTGTAAAAACCAATATGTTTGGAGCTATTTGCCATACAGCAAAGGCATGTATAATCAAGAATATCCGACCATTAACGCCATTCGAGTCCGAAATTCGAAGCGAAAAGCAAAAGAAAAAGCCCTCACCTGCACGGATACCGCACAGAATGAGGGCAGTGGCGCTTGCTGAAGGATTCGAACCTTCGGACAGTCTCCCATCGTCGGTTTTCTGGACCGATTTCATCAACCACTCGAACAAGCAAGCAGATGGCGCAGAGGGTGAGATTCGAACTCACATGCCGCGATTTCCGCGACGGCAGCTTAGCAAGCTGCTGCCCTACCGTTAGGCGACCTCTGCATAATGCACCTTTTAACGTAGGTGCGACGTAGTGACCCCTGGCAGACTCGAACTGCCGACTCCAGCTTGAGAGGCTGGCGACTTGGACCAACTTGTCGAAGGGGCCTTATGGTGTGTCGGACTGGATTCGAACCAGCGAACCGTAACGGAGCGGTTTTACAGACCGTTTGCTTTAACCTCTTGCATACCGACACATATGGTGCTCCCGGCTGGAATCGAACCAGCGACACGCGGTTCTTCAGACCGCTGCTCTACCAACTGAGCTACAGAAGCATGGTGACCCGTGTGGGTTTCGAACCCACAATAACCTCCGCCGTGAAAGGGCGGCAACTCTACCAATTCGTCCAACGGGCCATATATAGCCGCAATCCTGCGGCGAGGGTTTATGCGATGACAAGGATGTCATCAATTTTCGTATCGAGCATTGCTGCTAATATCACAAGGTTATCGATGGTGGGAAGCGCGGTTCCGGCTTGCCATTTAGCAACCGCCTGCGGAGACACACCGAGCATGTCTGCCACATCCTTCACCTTTATGCCTGCTGCCTTTCGCAGGGCCTTGATATTGGCACCTGTCTGCTGGATATCAATAGTAGGAACGTTCATTTTTCTTGCTGCCTTTCTGTATTGCAGGCAACAAAAAAGCTGCCTGCCGAAATCTCGACAAGCAGCTATGACATGCAGTTATCGCTTAGAAGACGCACCGCATCTGTACATGGTCTGTTTTTGCCTGTCGAGGAGTATGAGAAATAAAACTGCGTTCAAAGGACATGAACTCAGAATATTCGTAACTATACTCATACGACATGACATTAACAGTGTTGCACAGCATTTTGGGGTATCTCCTTTCGTTTCGTTCTGATATTATTATACCATGTTTTCGCAAGTTCGCAATCAACTTGTGGTTTAGTTTTTTGGTCTGTATACTCTCCAAAACAAAAAGCCGCCTCTTATGCGAGGACGGCTTTTCTTATTGTGGCAGGGGTAACACGACTCGAACATGCAACAAGCGGTTTTGGAGACCGCTGCTCTACCACTTGAGCTACACCCCTATATAGATACTCCAGCTGGGAGTCGAACCCAGAGTAAAACGGGACTTAAAGCCGCCGCGTTTGCCAGTTTCGCCACTGGAGCATATGGCGGGTTGTACAGGGTTTGAACCTGCGGCCCACGGATTAACGGTCCGTTGCTCTACCAGCTGAGCTAACAACCCATAAATGGCAGTTGTTGTACTGCCGGACATGGTACTCCCCGAGGGATTCGAACCCTCAAAACGGTGCGGTTTGAGCGCACTGTGTCTGCCAATTTCACCAGAGGAGCTTATGGCGGGCGTAGCAGGATTTGAACCTGCGACAAACGGATTAACGGTCCGCCGCTCTGCCTACTGAGCTATACACCCACAAAAGTGGCAGATAATGCTCTGCCGGGCATGGTGCGCTCGCGGGAAATCGAATCCCGAACACCCCGATTAAAAGTCGGGTACTCTACCGATTGAGTTACGAGCACTTGTCGCGCATCTTCCGTGCCTTGCTTATGGGAACACAGCTTTGAGGAATCTCACTTCCGATGCGCATGAAAGTGAGCGTTGGTCGAGAATGGTCGAGTCGAACAACCGTTGTCAGGGTCAAAGCCTGATGCCTTACCGTTTGGCGAATCCTCGAATATACATTATGTATAATAGCATACACTTTAATAAGCCTGGCTGGAATTCACTCCAGCGGCATTAGAGTGACCTGATTCTGATTTTCTGCATCAAAAAAGCACCCATCAGGCGTTGTGCGTCTGACAGGTGCTCATATCGTGCAGAGTATGGAAAACAACCGATACTTGGATGATTTTATTCAACCATCACTGCACTATGATTTGCACAAACAGACAACACAAAACAGCCGAAGAGATTCCAATTGCTCCACAGCTTTTGCAATTTGTTCTGTTTGTTCATCATGGCAGCAAACATCGTGCAGTTTTCCTTTCATCAAATTCAGCATCTTAATTATACAATATGTAAAAGCCAAAGTCAAGGCTTTTCATAAAAATAATAGCAGGCCCATGCTCATTGTTTGACCGGTCTCCAAACAGCAATCTGCGCTATTGCATTCGAGAACGGTATGCCCTCACACGAACACAATTCGCTTAAAGCCTCAGCCATCCTGGACTCATAGTCAGCCAAAGCCAGGTCGATGGGCACCTTGATTTCAGCAGAACCATTCGTTGTTTCCAGAACGGGAGTCCTCGTGCTTTTCCTTTTGACGCTCCAGTTGTTTGCCAGCAAGTAGTCGTACAGTGCATACGGATTAACTGCGCTTATGCCTTCTCTCGATGACAGTATCGTATATGCCCGCTTGTATTTTCTGGTTCTTTCCAAGTCCCTTTCAGTTGGAGTGTGAGGGAGCCTGGTTAAGTCCATATTGCTGCGCAGGTCCGAGAGCTTTACTTTGACAGCAATAGAATTTTGCTGAATATACCAAAGATATTCAGCATACGATATACCCTTGCTATGGGTCAACGTACTCACAGTGTCAGCAACCTCTTTTGGAAACCCCGTTCTGATGTCTTCTATTGTGACGGACGTATCTTCGACCGTATCATGCAGAAATGCCACAGCCTCGGCTATTGGGTCACCTTTTACGCCTTCTGCTACAACCGTAACGTGCGCTTTGAAGTAATCCTTCCCCGCCTTGTCTTTTTGCCCGGCATGAGCCTTAACAGCCCAAGCTCTGGCTTTGGCAACCATCTCAATGTCAGACTGTTTTGTCATGGCGTTTCCTCTTAATCTGCTTTTTCTCTAGTATACATAACACTATTCGATATAGCAATCTGTTGCCTTGTGTTGCTCACAAAAACAAAAAAGCCGGGAAGCCCCGGCAAGCATGGCGGCCAGAGTGGGATTCGAACCCACGGACGTTTGCGGCGCCGCTGGTTTTCAAGACCAGTTCCTTAAACCACTCGGACATCTGACCATAAAAGGATGGGGCGGGACCGAAATCCCGCCCCACAGCAAGGAGAAAAAACTATCGATTACCGTTAGTTAGAGGATGGCAAATTAGTGGATGCCCAGGGAAGCGGCATAAGCAGCTTCACGAGCGGCAACCTGTGCCTGCAGAGCAGCGATGGAAGCGGCATAAGCGGCTTCACGCTTTTCAGCAGCAGCCTGAGCTTCAGAGGTAGAAGCGTACTGGGGTTCATTGCCAGCCAGAGTGCCAGCATAACCCTTGACGCCATCAGCGCCCTTGACAGTCAGGACTTCGTGACCACAATGGTCACAGACGTAAACGTTACCCTTGCGGGTCCAGTTGTGATAGCCACAGCTGGTGCAGACGGTGTACTCATTGCCCCAGGTGCCATTGGCAATAGCGGCGGCAATTTCACCGTGCTCAGAGACTTCAACGTTCTTGCGAGGAGCGGTCGGAGTAGTGGTGGTAGTACCGTTGCCCTTGTTGGAGCCGGTAGAAGTGTTGTCCTTACCGGTGTTGTCCTTATCGGGGGCCACTACGTCGCCCTTGTCATCGGGAGTGGTGGTGCCGCTGTCGCCGGTATTGTCGCCCTTGTTGTCGCCCTTATCGTCGGGGTTGGTGACATCGCCCTTGTCATCGCCCTTGTTGTCATCCTTGCCGTCATCGGGAGTGGATGCAGAAGTGGCTTTCAGGGTCAGGACGTTGTCGTGGATGTCGTCGCCCAGGTAGTAGAACAGGCGGTCATGGTTCAGGCTCTTGCTGGATGCGGTGTAAGTATCACCGGAATCCGTGGTCCAGGCTTCAACGCTCTGACCATCAACGCTGCCGGGGAAAGTGGCGGTGTCAGTTTCGGTCAGCACAGTGTTGCCGTCAATCTGATAGTTGATGGTGATGGAACGCGGATTACCTTCGGCCGCATAGCAGGAAGTGATGCCGTCAGCGGTGAACCACTGGTCAACTGCATCGTACGGCAGAGTGTCGCCGGGATAGTAGTTGTAGGTGTAGCCGCCGTGGCCCTGCAGGGTAATCCAGTAACCGTAGTCATACTGGCTTGCCGGGAACGTCATAGAGCCGCCCGGAGCCAGGTCCTGGGAAGAACCGTTGCTGAAAGAGAAATGATAGGTGTCGCCGGTGGCTGCGAATGCTGCGACAGGCAGACAAGTTGCCATCATACCGGCTGCTGCAATCCCTGCGATTGCTTTGATGATTTTCTGATTACTCATGCTGTGTACTCCTTTGCTTTTTTGATTTTTTCGTCTATTTATCTGCATTTATTCAGATACCGGTTTGAAAGAAATCAGCCGCAGCTTTGCTGCGTTGCCCACCATCTGCCACGTGGAGGCTTTCTCATGGATGGTTGACGAAGCAGATATGTGCTTCGCCAGTGTCGCAACCGTCTTCGCCACTCGACACAATTTCGGTTTGAATTTATCCCCGTAAAATCGCATGTCCATGCTGCGCGGAGAGGATAAAATTCTTCGTGGTATGGTTTCGGAGTTCCGCGCCTGATTGGCCGTACTACACGCAATGCAGTACAATACCCCAGATACCTTTGGCGAAAGGAAGCGAAAGGGTGTCTGGATGGAGAAGGGAGATGGCCTCGAACCATCGATACCCTGCTTTGCGGCAGGTGCTTTATCCAGCTAAGCTATCCCTCCATGATGGCGGGTCAAGCCCGCCAAATAGCGTTACGCAAACTGGAAGTCGCCGTACTGAGTCACGGCGCGTTCCAGGCGCAGAGGAATGGTTTTTGTGCTCTTCTGAGTGATGTCCTCGCGTGCTACCTGAGCTTCACTCACGCCAGCCGCCTGCAGGACTTCATACAGATTGGAAGGACCAGTACCAGCATAACCACAGGTCAAGCCATTAACCTGAAGCGTGAAGCCGTGCAGATGCGGTGCCAAACCGGGAACGAAATCGAGTTCAACAATGACCTCGTCGCTCTTGTCGTTTACACGGTTGACAGCGATGGCGCGGACGTTCTGGTTGCCAAGCATCCCAATCAGCTTTTTGGCTGCTGCAGCGGTTTCAATGGTAGTTGTACCTTCGACATTGATAATTGCCTGTTCCATAAGTTTCATCTCCTTTCTATTATCGCTTCATTGGGTAATGGGGCTTGATGGCAGGTTCGAACTGCCGACCTGCGCGTTACGAATGCGCTGCTCTACCAACTGAGCTAATCGAGCACGATAGGGTGTTTTATGCTGGTCACCCCTTGAGCGAGAAGCCAACTCGCATCCAGCACCATTCGGCAGCCACGCCGATAGATTCTGTATTGTACCCTCTTCACCGTTTTCCGGTCTTATTCGCGACTAACACCGGGACTTTCGAATACTTTCAGGCACAGCACCTGTTTGTCTATTATTTTTGAGGCTGTCTCATCGACATTCGGACAGCGGACCACAAGTGGACCATGCTCACCAAGTTTAACGTCGTGGCGTACGGTGACTGCGACGTGTGGAGCAAGTAGCGGGGGTCGAACCCGCGTCTCCGCCTTGGAGGGGCGGAGTATTAGCCGTTATACGATACCTGCATAAGATTGCGGGTGAACCCTCACTTAGCCCCGCCATGACATCCGTTTAGTAGGTCGTCATCCCCGGATGTCATCTTCACACCACCTGACAATCTTGCGAACCTCATCGTTGACGATACGCGAGAATCCAAGAAAGCGCTTGGGTGTTGGTCAACTTCAAATTTTGAGCCCTGTCGTTGATTCCCTGTCAAATCGGGTTAACGGTTGTTGTTGGGCTGTGTGTGAGACTGCGGCGAAACTTACCAGTTGCCGTGCAGCAATCTCGCCTTTACGGCTGTGTCGCGTCTGGATGCGCCCCGACTTGACGGGGATGCTCGTACGTTTGCATGCTTCTAAGACATTCGTCAGCAGCCGCAAGAGCCGCTGTCCGCCACCCGCCACGAGGAGGCCGCCTTAATGGGTGGCATGCTGTCCGCCAGATGTTGTGTATAGCATCGTATCATGTGATTTCGATACATCCAACGGATAGCGTCTGGAGCTGGAAATCGGACTTGAACCGATGACCGACTGATTACAAATCAGTTGCTCTACCAGCTGAGCTAAACCAGCAAATACAAACATTAGCCAGATGCCCGGAACACGGAAACATCTGTTGTCCACCGTCCGCCGCGTGGAGGCTGTTTGCTTGGACGGCTGGCGCGGAGTTACCCGCGCCAAAGAAAGGAAGGATATTACTATGAAACGGATGATTTTCACGCTTCACCTGTGTCAGCTCAAATGAAGCCATGCGACCAAGATTGGGGAAAGGAAAACCTTGATGTCTCAGGAGCCGTTCCTCTTCCTGAGAACAATTGTATTATACCATATATGTGGTATCCGGTCAATGAAAAGACACAATATATAGTGTCTAAATTGTAAACAAACATTAAGATACCACTATATATAGTGGTTGGGGCTAACGCATCAAAAATGCCTTGTGGTTCCGGCAGATTGCAGGAAAGTCAGCAAATCTTTAGCCGAACCTACCATGGAAACCACAGCGCCACTTTTCGCGTACAGGTCGGCAATGGAATCTTCCTGCCCCTATGGTTAGTCCTTCCCAAGAAAACGCACCCACTGTGTATGCTTGATTGGCTTGCTGTCGAAAGCACAGTGCTCGTCATGATAATCCGGCATCAGTTTCCGCTGGAAACACCTCGTACACGCTGACATACAGCATCCCCGGCTTGTAGTCAGCGTACTCAACCAAGCGTTTTTGGTCGTATACTTTCACGTCAGAGTTATCGTCCGCTGTGAGCCAAAGATATTTCACATGTTCGGCATAGCGCGGGTCTTCGATACGATAGCTCTGCCCCTCTTTGATTTTCAAATGACGTGCATTTGCTTGGGCACGCGAAAACTCAACGAATGCGCCGTAGTCGCCAATCACGATTCGGTTATACCCGCTGGCAATGACCGTGCCGCTTCTGGTTTCGAGTTTGGTCGTATCGCCGGACATATTGCACCATTCCGGCAAAGTTTCTTCAAATTCTGCCCGCACATCCTTGAAAAAGGTACGTGGGATGGGCTTGTACTTGTATTCGTCGGCAAGCTGCTCTTGATATTTAAGCATCCGAGCGCCGGTTTCCGAGATTTTGTGCTTCATGATTAACTCATCCACTTCTTTTCCCACTGGTCGTACTCAGCGACTTCTCGTTTTACGGTTTTGCCGTCTTTCTTATATACAGTGATACGTTGTGCATAGTTCACCGTGTGCTTTTGTAGCTGTTGCAGAGCTTCTTCCTCTGAGCTTGTTTTTGTAACTCCGCGATAGGAACCACCAGAGCCTAAGATTTCGGGTTCGTACCAACCTGTCTCATAATGCACAGTCTGTTTGACTGCTTCATCCAGAACAACTTTCCCCTGCTCACCGTAGTCACCCGTATAGCTGCTTCGAATGATTCGTGCGGCACGGTCATTCTCCTGCTCTTCGTAGGCTTTGACAATAAAATCGACATATGCTTTGAACTTCTGCTCGTCACCGTCTCGATGTGCTTCAATGAGTTTTCCAATCGTCACAACGTTGATTTGGTTCATGATTTTTTGTCCTCTCTTTCCATACTTTAATTATACTCTTCCGTCAGACTGAAGTGTGATTTTCTAACGATTGTTAGCGAAAAATTCATAATTTGAAAGGGCAAAAACTGAACGTTGGAACGTCTGAATCCGGGTTCTCAACCTGGTATTTAATGACTCTTTTTTGCGCTCCTAAAGCCTTGTATGTCTGCTCTGCATTCACGCATAAGCCGTTGGCAAAGAAGAGAGTGGAACCATTGCGTTCACTGATATTTTCGGCAGAATACATTTTTGGCTTTCTGATTCCGGGGTCGAGATGGATTCCACCGCGCATCAGCTTTTCAGCATAGAACCAGACATCAACGCGGGAGAAAATGTAAAGCAGCTGCGTGGTTCTGAAATAATAGAGAATCTGGTCCGCACCACTCCTGTATACCCAGCCCGGGGTGTGCCATAAAGGGTCGATGCCATCCCGATACCGCCGCGCCACCCGTTGTTCGTTCAGAGCGTCAGGCACCATGGAGAAGTAGTCCACCGAGGTTTCCAGGTAGAAATTTCCGGTATTGTGACTGTCCACTTTCGCTTCCAGGCCAAAGGTCTTACCATTCTTCTTCCAGACGATGAAATCGGTATCTTTGTCTTGATATGATTTATCCTGAGTCACGTCATCGTAATGGCTAATGCCATGATTCACTTTGATAATCGGGTCGTTAAGGAATTTGCGAGCCAAGTCTTCTCCGAATTTTCCCTCATCGAGTTGCTTGGACATCTTAAACTGACGAGGGCTTTCTTCCCAGGCTATCATACTTTTACACGGCATCTGCCGAATTTTCAGGCAGCTGCGATACGATATGTGCAACGATACGTTCTGTACAGGCATTGACAACGGCGCTGGCAGTCCGCTGTTCACGCAGCGAATGGCAGAGTTCGTCGAGTTCGGATTCCGTGAAGGGATAGTCTGCCGAAGCAAGGAACTTCTTGCACAGTTCTTTCATGTCATCGTCGCCTAAAGGCTTGACGCGGTGTTTGAAAGTGAATCGGCGAATGAGGGCTTCGTCAAGGTTATCGACGCGGTTTGTAGTGCCAATGAGAATGACGTCATTCGGGAGCCGGTCAAGTTCCTGCATCAATGCGATGGTGACGCGGCTCATTTCAGCGACATCATCGCGGCTGCCACGGCACATTCCGATGGCATCAATTTCATCAACACAAAGAACACAAGGCGTGCGCTTTGCGTAATCGAACACTCTGCCGATGTTCTGCTGTGTCCGGCCAAGAGCAGAATTGACAAGGCCAGAGAATTTCAGGAAAACAAACGGTAAATTCGCCTTGTGTGCAATGTAGCGGGCCAATTCAGTCTTACCAACACCAGGAAGGCCCGTCAAAAGCAAAGAGCAAGTATAGTGGATGCCAAGCTCCTTGATGGCTAAAGCTGCTTTTCTGGTGGCTAAGAGCTTGTTGATGACTGTTTCTTCCTCCTCGCGGAGCAGGAACCGGCTCTCAGGGAAATTCGTGGCATCCTCCGCAATCAAGAGGCTTTCCAGGTTGGCGGGCAGCTGAATCAGTTCCGGTTTCAGAAGATTCAACTTTCTGAGTTCGTTTTCTTTGAACCTGGCGTCCTTTTCGGGTACATTCTTTTCAAGCATGATTCGGCACTGAGTCTGCGCGTTTCGAATATCGCCATCCACCACAAATCGAATTAAATTACGTACGTCGTCTGTCATTTCATTTCCTCCTAAAAAAGAAATAGGCCGCCAAATGGCAGCCTGTTAATATGAGGTTATATTCTGATTTTTGTTTCTACTGCAAATAGTGTTTACCGTCGAAACAGAGAGATTATATTCAGTGGCAAGCGCCTGCACCTTCTCGCCTTCCCTGTGGCGTTTAGCAATCAGTGCATTACGTTCCGTGTTTTTTCGCGGACGGCCGCGTTTCTGTAAAATTCCAGCTCTGACATTTTCCTGATGAAACGTTTCATAAATCGCCGCTTTAGAGATTCCGTATTCCTTGGCAATAGTGCTGACCGAGACCCCTCTTTCGATTTTGCTTCGAATATCGGAATTCCTTCGATTGGTCTTGTCTTTCAGCGCCTTGTGATAGTATTCCTGACAGGTTTTTCCAACTTGGCGCATGTCCTTGTAAAGAGTGGATTTTGAAATACCGTATTTCTCACAGATGTCTTTTGAGGACGTTCCTGTCTCATAATCCGCAAGAATCGCCTTGCGCCTTTCATCCAACTTTTTGGAATTTGTATGTAAATGCCCTGCAAGGACGGTACGGACACTGCTTCGAGACAAAAAGTATTTTTTGGCGATTTCCTTATCAGTCATTCCGGCTTTCGCATCTTCTAACATAGCCGCATTGCGAACTTTCGTGGCAGCAGACTGCTTTTTCTTGTTCTTCTTAATCGTAGCTTGAGCGTATTCAGAAACAGTATAGTAGCACTGCTGATAGGTCACGCCATGCTTCTTTGCGATTTCAGCAACCGTCATCCCGGCTTTCGCATCTTGAATCATAGCTTCGTCGAGAGGTGCTCTTTTTGCTCTCTTTGCAAGATTCTTTTCTTTTGCTAGGTCTCTCACCATGGCATAGCAATAAGAGCTTGAAAAATACGTTTCCTTGGCGATTTCCTTGACAGTTTTGCCAGAAAGATACATTTCCCGGACTTTTTCTCGGTCTTCTTTGACCTGCTGCTTCGCAACATCTTTCTTTGATGCAGCCATGCAATTATTCCTCACTTTGACAACTTTTACTTTTCCCTGGGCCTGGACTATACCGCTTCATGGCGCGATATACGCTTCCCTTTTTGAGCCCGTATTCTTCCGCAAGCTCTTTGACAGAAACGCCGTTTTTGTATTTCCTGACCATCTCGGCGTTTCTTTTCTTGCCAGTCTCGATACGGTTTTGGCTGTGGATTTGTCGGCCATTCTTTCCGTGCGCATGAAGAATCCGATAAAAGAGCGTTCCACTGATGCCGTATTTTTCCTGAAGCTCTGGAGATTTTGCGCCCATCTCATATTCATGAATCATCTGGGTTTGCCAGGCTTTCTTCTTTGCTTTCCTCTGCCGGGCCTGTTCTTCGTAAAAGTCCTTCAGACTATATCGGACAGTAGAAACACAGATTTGATACTTTTCGGCCAGCTGTTCCTGGGACATACCGTTCTTGGCATCCTCCAGCATCTTTTCATTTCGCGCCCTGACTTTGTCATGAGTTAGACACACGTGGGTAATCTTGTTAATCGGCATTTTCGCTATTCTCCTTAGCTCTGGCTTTTACGTTATACTGGTAAATCCCATTTTGATGAAGGATAAGATAACCTAGTGAAGGGCTGATATTTACCTCCCTGCTCAACTCGATAATCGATTTTCGAGGATTTTTCTTGTAAGCATCAAGAAAAGTTTGGTTCCGCATCTTTTTCTCTTTTTTGAGAGCCGTTTCAATATGATTGTATTTTTGGCTTTCGTACTCTCCGCTCGAATGCAAGATTGCATAAATACGCTGCATGGAAATGCCGTACATCTTGCCCAATTCTCTGGCCGTCATACCGCCTTTATACTGTTTAACAATTTGCTCATTTCGAGTGGTAAGTCTCTTCCTCTTTTTTTCAAAATAGAGAGGCGGCTCCTGCGTACCTTTTAGAATCTTGTAGCACATCGTTTCTGAAAGATTATATTCCCTCGCGATTTCTAAAATCGGCTTTCCATTTTTGTAATCTTCGATGATGCTTTTATTGCGGTTCATGCGTTCTTCTTTGTTTGACATAAAGCCTCCGATAAAAAGAAAGAGCAGGTTCAAAACTGAGCCCGCCCTAGCCTTTCGGTCGGGTTTTGCCCGACCAACGATGTTTTTTGATGCCTTTCGTTCTATATTTTGTATTATATGCAATTCGCACAGATGCACAATGTTTTTCTTTCTGGTAATTTATGGTAAGTGTTGTGCAAAAAAATAAGACCACCACCCTTTTTGGGGCAGTGGTCTTGATTGCTATTGCTTTTGAAAATCAATCCAGTAGTTTTCCGGCCTTGTATGAGTGGTACAAATAGCTCGGATTACAATAGTAAGTTGCAGTATTAAAATCTGAGATGTCATCGCTAATGAACGAGGAAAATACATCAATTACATCCTGGACACTAGGAGTGCTAGTACAGTCAAAGATGATGCGCTGGTACACTTTTCCGATATCTGTATAAGATGGAACCTTGTAATGGCAGTTAGACACCGTATCATACGTTCCTTCCGGCACAGGAAAAAGCTCACAAATTTCATCGGCAGATTGCTCAAAGCTCTGGCAGTGAAACACATCCGCTGAGTCGAGAATTGCCTTGACTCCGTTTGTGCCAAGAGCAGAAACCACATCCTTGCGATGATTCCTCGTAACGCGGCCGATATATTCAATCAGGCTGCAGGTATAAAAGACATCGTTTTTGCTGTAGGTTGCAGTTTCAGTCATACTTCAATCGCCTCCTTAAAAGAGAGACATTTCAAAGCGACTTCCGTGTGAAAGCTGATTTGATGCGTGGGATGCTTGAATTTTGCCAACGCCCAAAAAGCTTCACGGCTAATATCACCGCTTAGAAAGTCGTTGACGTAGTTCCAAATGGTGTCATCCGCCATGGGTCCTTCCACAATATCATAGTCATGATGTTTGCCCGAGCGACATATAGCAATAAAATCAAGCCACTCATCACTCATTTCGGGGAATTTCTTAATATTTAGCATAGGAGATTCTGTATATTCAAACACGTTGACAATACCACGAGACCTGCCTTTTTTTGACCAGCGAGCGGCTTGTTCGTAGTTGCTAGTGCAATAGAATCCCCATGAAAAATCTTTGGCGTACCTTGTTTTTCTGACCTCAGGGTTGCGGACTATTACATCGCTGCCATGATACAGAACCATTATTATCACTTCCTTGTATATATTATACTTGTTTTTATGTGTCAACACAATCATTTCGTATGATTTTGGTTCCTACGCTTTTTGCTGAAAGAACCCGAATCAAAGTTTCGTTCTAGGAGTATCAGCTGTTCGATTCACCCGGCAGCCACTGCTGAGGATAAGCGCGAAGCAGATTTTTCGGTACGCAGTCATTCAGAGCGGAATTCTCAGCAAGAGCCATATCAATGATGTAGTAATCATTGCCGTTGCGCATTACATCGACGCTCCACTGCCCTGTCAACTCAATGCGAGGAATAACCTTCTTCAGCTCAGCCAGAACAGTTTGAACGCTTTCGTGGTAACGCTGGTTCAGAATGTCTTCATGCATCTTGTAGACAACATAATCATGGCGTTCCTGTGGGCTGCTGACTTTTTTGAATTCGTTCTTCATAACATCGCTGCGCCAATAAGGACTTGCGCCAAGGATTTCCTTTGTATCAAAATCCACAAACACGCGATATTCAGTGTGCAGCGGCAAACCGTTGTAGATGGTGGGGTTATTTTCTTTGTCCTTGATGTATTCTCTGACGACCCACTCGTTCGTGGTGTTCGCGCCGTAGAAGCAGCGATTGTTCAGAGGGGATGCCATCGAGCATGTCAGATGATTCAAAAACAAGAAATACTCGCCCATCTCATTGATTTCCTTCGGGTTATGGATATGAGCGTTGCGGAATTCGTATTTGGAAGAATACGTGCCCGTTTTGATAAAATAGTCTTCGTATCCATCAAGATGGAAGACTTTCTGGCAATAACGGTTCACGATTTCCTTTGTAACGGGATTCAACGTCTCGAAACCAAGGCGGGTAAGCTGCAGCATGGTGATAGGTACGCGAAGAATTTTTGTGTCCGGAACCTTGAAAAATGCGCTGCCGTACAATCCCTCTACCAGAGGAGGAAACCAGAAGCCCATAGAGTTGGGGTTCATCTCAAGCATCTGATAAGTGAAGTCATCAAGGTCGAGGATGTCAAGACCTTGACGGAACATGTTGTAGTAGAACATTTTTGTGCTGTCGTTCTTTGCATTCTTGTAGCCTGCGTAGTTTTGAAGCAGTTCCTTGTACGACGGCTCAGAAATGTCAATCTTCATCAACTTTCCGGTGAGCTGCGGACGGAGTTCTTCGGGGTAGCGTTTCAACTCCTCGTTTGTAACCTCTGTCATAAAGTCGCGGTTGGCAGAGTATGTCACATAATAGCCACCGCGTTCCGCGTTGTAGATGTACAGACGCGTTTCAAGCACCAGTTCTGTGACGATGCGGTCAATGAGCGAATTGAGTTCCGGTGGGAAGTAGACCTTTTTGTCGAGAATTGCTTTGACTGTAGCTGTATCCCACTGGAGCATATTTTCATGCAGCTCTCCGCTTTCAAGAACCTGTGTCTTATAGACCTCATCAAAGGTTTTGAGGGCATCAGGGTCAGTTTTGAGCATTGCTGCAAGCTCCTCATAGGAAAACGGCTTATCTTTCTTATCGGTTAAGATGGCGCTGATTTGTTCAAACATGTCTTTTGTTTCAGTCATTTGTGGTCTCCTTTTCTAAAAAACCACCGTTTCTGTAGGAAAACAGTGGCAATGTATAATTGACGTACTCCCACCCCTCACGGAGTGGGATTCTATGCTGACGCAATGCAGTTACAGGGTTTTCCAACAGCGTAAAGCTGCCAGATACACTATCTTTCGATAGACCAGTGTACTTACTACCCAAAGCGAAGCTTAAAGGCAGGGCAAAATGCCCGAAAAGCCGGCATAAAAAGTGTAGATATCCCCTAAATTAGGGTTTCACCTATCAAGTGCTGCTGAAAGCAACATGTCAAGGCAATCAATGGGGCTACGTCGAAACCCCTTAAATTATAGGTGCTTTAGAAGCCAACGCTACAAGGCAGCCACTCGTGGCTGTTTTGCAAGCGTTCTTTTGTTTTGTCGTGCAGCTTCTTAAACTGCGGGAAATCTTTTTTAATGGTTTTCTTGTTATAGGATTGAAGGTTCTTCCCAAGATGTAATAAAAGGAATGCGGAATACAAATCTCTTTGGACAACGGTTCCGTCAGAAAGTTTAGCAAAACGCTGGGACAATTTTTTCTTGGTAAAACTATCGTCGGTATGGTCAAACTGCGAAGCTTTTGTTTCAAAGGTACTGACCTTGATAACGCTGCCTCCGCAACGACTTGCTTTTTGCCCCAAAATGGTGATAAACAAAGCTGGAGCGCAGCGTCCTATAGATTTGCCAAACCGCTTTTTGGAATGCGCTCTACCGGTTTTGGGGTTGGTTTTCGTTTTCTTGCTGCGCTTCTGCAAGGCTTTGTAGTTCATATCTTCAACTACGAATTCGTTGCCGTATGTCAGCAATTCGTTGGCGAGAATATAATGCTCCGCCTTGCGTACGGCAGCAAGCTTGCGGTTCAAATTCCGCAGCCTGTACAGCAGCCGATAATAGTTTTTGCTATAGTTCCAATGACGAATTTGCTTATATCCGTTCTTGCGTTTTAGCCGTTTGATGGTTCCGTTTTTGTTAAAGTATTGCGGATTCATCGCACGGCGCGAACGGTCCATTTGCCGCATAATGCGAGCGATTTCCTTGGTAAGACCATTGCGAGCTTCCGCTATGGCAGACGGTGCAAGTACACGAAGGTCGCAAACATCTTTACCGCAAAACGTGATAGTCTGTGTGCCGATATCTATACCAATGCGGCCCTGCTTAACAGGGTGTTTTATGACCCCGTTACCGTCGCATTTGATGGGCGGATAGCCTTCCAAAACAAGTTGAGCGTAATACTTCCATTTGGTGCCGACCCATGAGCGAACAATCCGGCAATACTTCACACCGCATTTGAGCGCTTCCTGTTGATACCATCCAGTTTGAGTATCGGGGTTGCGCACTTTGACAAGGAATTCGTGTTTCTCGTAAATGATACGCAGATTACCTTCTCCGATATACGGTTTGATTTTCGCCGTGGCATCGGCAACCTCTTTGTCCATTTGCGCTTTTACTTCATCGGGAAGAACTACTTCTTCGTCTTTTTTAGCGTCGGGTTTTCTGTACGCATCGAAGTATTTTTTCTCGATAGAGTTTTTCGCTTAGCGGATTCCATCGAACTCACCGTATGGTTTGCCGGGCGAAAGAATATACCGCTGTTGTTTTTCTTTCCGGAAAGGGTCACAAAATCGTCCAACTTTTTATAGTGTACGGTCTTTCCTTTTCCATAAAAGAAGTCATCCCACGCTTTCCAGACGGCGGACGCAACTTTTTGAGCGACATCACAATTTACGTTGTATGCTTTTTGGTATGGCACGACCAACTTGTGGAACGCACCCTCAGAAAAGCCCGCTTGCTTAATCAGATTGGAACGCTGCACCAACAGTGCTTTTCGTTCATCACTGTTGACAGGAGCGGCTTTTATGGCTTTTATAAGGTTTTTATATTCACGCGTTTTGCGCAGCTGGTGCCACATTTTTGTAGTTTTTGTAACTATTTGGTTATAAACCGTGCATCCAACACGAAACCTTTTAGAAAGAAAAAATTCGTCCTGCTTGGTCACTTTCATGGGGAGTGTCAACACAAACGATGGCGTGCTATTCTTGTTTCCGAAAGCCATAATAGCCCTCCTTTCTTTGATTGATTATATCGGTATTATAATATTTTTTGATGCAAAAAGAAATCAAGTAGCTTTCTTATTTACAGATTGTACACATTCATCATTCTTGAAAACTCATGCGCCAATTCCTCCCACCGCTCACGCAGTGGGTTTCCTTGGCGCGGATTTTGTGATATGGTTTAGCTTGCAATGTACAACTCGCCGTTGGAAATGTTTTCCAGCCAGTTTTTGTTCATTACATTACCAAAACGATATTTCTTCTGCGACTTGTAGGACCAATCGCAGCCGGAAACGACATCACCGATGGCGTTCAAGTACAGCTCGCCGCTGTAAAAGTCGATATCGCCGGTTTTGTTGAATTCGTATTCGAGCTTGTCTACATGAGGTTCACGCTTCTTATAGATATTCGAATCGAGATTCTTAGCACGCCCTTCGTTCAGTAAATAAGCCAGATGAAAGTCCGTTACCTTATCGTTACGGTTATATTTCAAGCCACTAAGGATACTTTTACTTTCATACGGGATTACTTCGTGGAAGTTATCACTGCTGATGCAAAGACCGCACATATAGTCATCTTTTTCATCGCAGTAGGCCCACCACTCCAGACTCGCCATAGCAAGGTCAGCCATCTTATCGACAGCTTTTCCGTTAGTGACCATGTAAAAGCTTCCAACGGCGATACCGCGCTCTTTGACAGCTTTCAAGGTGTATCGAATTGCCGGTATATTCAGAGAGATTTCCCCACCGGTAAAGGTAAGAGAGCTGATATAAGCTCCCTTCTCAAAGTTGTCGAGAAAAGCATCGATGTACTTCTCCTGAATATCGATGCTTTCGGCATCTCCGCGCAGGCAGTGCGCACAGCACATATTGCATCGGCGCGTAACTTCTATGAATACGTTGTTTGCGCTATAAATACGCATTTTTTCATGCCCTTTCTGTTATTCTTCCTCGCAATCCTCGTAGTCGTCCATGAAGTTCTCGTTGCGGTCGACGATAACATTCACATCCGGCGGAGCGATTTTAGTCAGACCATAGTTCAAGAAGAACGAGCCGGGAATGTCATCGACATCGCCCCAGTTCCAGCAACCACAGTTGATTTCCAGCTGTCGTTTGCCTTCATCCGTCTTGAGATAGTCCTTGACAGCACTGCGCAGGACCGTTTCGGGGTCACGGATTTGCTCCGGATTGTAGCTAAACTGAATCAGTGTGCATTCCGTTGCGGATAAGCCAATGACCTCATTGGCGACGATAGTGAATACTTCCATCGTAAGTTCCCTCCCCTCACGCGTTGACGATACCGCCGTGCTTGGCCAGAACCGCGTCTACGGTTTCTACGGGCACATACCCGTAGACCGTAGCCAGCGGTGCCTCGTCGTCTTCAGCAAACGGCAGAAACTCTTCGACCTCCTCAGACAAGTAGCTGAGTTCGACCTTAGAGTAATTGCCGTCCGACAGGTCTTCGTTCGGTATGCAGTAGTGCATGCCGCTTGCCTGAATCGACAGGGTGAAGCCGTCTGCACAAACTGCTTCCGGACGAAGTGCAGCAGTACCAAAGATGGTCTTGCTGAAGGTTTTGCGGAGAAATTCGTTGGTATTGAAAATAGCCATAGTAATATGCTCCCTTTCTGTGTGTGAGATGTTTCTTAGATGTACTTTTCCCAGAAGCGCTCGAACTCTTCGTCCGGCATCTGGGCTTCGGTTTCATCCATCACGCGGTCGTAAGTATCGCTGGAAATGTCGGTCCCGACAAAATCAGCAACAGCCTCATGTCCGCGCTTCTGGATGGCATCCTTCAGGATAGCCCAACGACATTCGTGAATGGCATCATCCAGCGTTTTGTTGCCATCAGGCTGCCAATACTCGCCTGTCTGCTGAATTCTATAAAACTCATCCAGCGCATCATCAACATTGTTTTCGAGAAGAATATCGTCAATAAAATTGATAGGATAATCCTTGCCGTTGATTTTCACTTCTGCATAACTGAACGAGTCATCATCATCGGGGCTTGCGCAGCATTCGACAGCAAAAACTTCATGGGTTTTGCGGTTGGCTTTGCATGGCAGATTGAACATTGCACCGGAATCAAAGCAGGACTCAATGCAGGCATTGACCACATCGCTTACGGGAGACTCTGCAGCCTCCTGATATTCCGGCATGTGCCAGATGTCGATGCTTGCCTTGTTGGTATCCTCAATGTTGCGGACCTTCAAGACACGGACACCCTTCTTCTCCATGTGAATGACGGCACGGCACAGGTCCACACGGATTTCGTGTGAATCCATAATGGTGCCACGGTCATCCTTAGGTAGGAAGATTTCGATAACTTTGTTGATATCGGGGGTTTCGGCGACGAAATAGACTTTGTCATCGTGAATTTTGAACATTGCATTACGCTCCTTCTTGTTCATACAAAAAGGGCGGGCTCCCTAAAAACAGGAAGTCCGCCCTTTAAGCGAAATTGTGAATGTACGAAAGGCATAAAACCCTTTCGATATGGAATGTTATCTATCGTACAATTTTTATTGTAGTCGGTTCGCACAGCTTGTCGAGTAAATCAGGTGCAATTTTTATGGTTTGCAAATCCCACACGCCGAATACCCTTCCTGGATGAGCTCATCGCGGGGGCCCATATAGTCGATTCGATTCTTTTGACTCATCGATTCGACTGCAGAGCAATCGGGTTTGTGAAACTTCATAGTGCTCGTGTTCAGAACGTATGTCTCGTCTATGACAAGTGAAGCTTTGTCCTGTTCATCCTTGGAATCTGCAGCACTACCGGCTTCAATCCGATTTTCATCATGATATTCACCGGAAGTGAAACTTACCTCTTTGCCATCCGAGGTGCAGTAAATATCACCCAGCAGGTCTGTGCGATAAACCTCTACACCTTTGTTTTGCAACTTGTCGAGTGTTTCCTGATGTGGATGACCGTAACTGTTCCCTGTGCCACAAGAAATCACAGCATATGTTGGATTTACCGCATCCAGAAAAGCCTCTGAGGTAGATGTACTTGAGCCATGGTGCCCTACTTTCAGAACTGTTGACTGAATGTCTTGTCCCGATGCAAGTATCACGTTTTCCGCTTCCTGTTCCGCATCTCCGGTAAAGAGGAACGAGGTGTCTCCATAGACAATACGCAAAACAATCGAAGTATTGTTCGTGTCATCGGGAACAGAATTAACACCAACTATCGTGAATTCCGCTTCCCCCAGAGTGTAGGTTTCACCCACATCCGGTATCGTGATGCCTCCGCCTTTTTGCTCCGCGTAGCTTGCAAAGTCCCGAAATGCTTTGCTGTCGTATTCTGTCACAGGGCATAGAGTCATGTTCGCAGTGACGGCCTCAAAAGCACCGGACAAGCCGCCGATGTGGTCTTCGTGCGCGTGAGTCCCAACGACATAATCCAGGTGCCCATCGGTTTCACGCTGCATAACAGAATATAAGAGGTTAGAATCATCGACATTACCGCCATCAATAAGCATTGAGTGGCCGTCGCAGGTGATAAGGGCGGAATCCGCCTGCCCTACGTCTATAAAGTGAATGGTAAAGCTGCCGTCCACCGAACCGCCAGCCGTCTGTTCACTGCTTGCAGTGCTTTCTGAGACGACCCCGGTGCTGGATGGACTTTCCGATATTATCGGATTCTGACCGCAGCAGGTGAAGCTGAGTGCAAGGAGCGTAGCGATGATTGCCGCCGTGCTCCGGAATAGATTGTTTTTGAGTTTCATACTTTTTCTCCTTTCAACAAAAAAAAGCGGACCTACCCCGCTATGGGATAAGTCCGCTTAAAATACAGATTGTGAATCCTACTGATTTTTAGTATCTGTTCACATTTTATATTGTACTGCGTTCGTATATTTTGGCAAGCGCTATTTTTCGCCAAACTTAATGTCGATATATACGATTTCAAAGCACAGTGCAGCGCTCAAAATAAATCCGAAAACAATGTAGGATGGATGAGTCAAGGACCAGCCAGGATTCGCTAGATACCCATGCCAATATCTAACGTTAAGTACAAAAATAAACACCGGCAGAATTAGATACCAGATGCTTTCCAGCACAATTTTGATGTCTTTTCGCATCTCACTCGCCTCGAAATTCGAGCGGAATCAGAGTTCGGCGCTTCTGACTTTCTGTATACCAAAAAATACTAAGTCCGGCCAGGATAGCGAAAATGATGATTTTCAAAAGCCTTTTCATTTAGTCCTCCTTTATGCTGCAGATGCAAAGATGTCACCGCACGGAGCATTTGTAAACATATCAGTTCGTGAAGTCACATTACTGATATTCCAGTTTTGAATAGGCGAAGCATCTTCGAGAGATGTGCAATCATAAAACATATAGTTCATTGATGTTACATTAGAAGTATCCCAGGATGCTATCGAAGATATATCTGATAATAATGTACAGCTACTAAACATCGAATCCATAGTTGTAACAGCTTTCGGGTTCCAGCTTTTTAATGCATTCAAATTCGTTAACTTTTTACAGCCAGAGAATGTACTTTTCATTGTCGTCACTTTTGAAACATCCCAATTGGAAATTGGTGAAAAATCTTGAATTAACGAGCAGTAACCAAACGTTTCGCAAATGTCAGTAACATTCATCGTATTCCAATTTCTTAGGGCTGCAATATCTGTTAGTTTTGTGCAGCCAGAGAATGTTTCCCGAAAAGAAGTAGCTTTTTCGGTTTTCCAATTTGATAGTGCGTCAAGGCTGCTCATTTTGCAATATGTAAAAGCATATGAAAAATCGGTAACGTTTCCAGTGTTCCAAGATTTAAGTGCGGATATATCATCAATTTTTGAGCAACCATAAAAAATATTCGAAATATTTTGCAAGTTATCCGTTTCCCATGATTTAAGTGCTGAAATATCAATTAAATTGTCACAGTCCCCAAACATATTGTACATAGAGATAACGTTACTTACCTCCCAATCTTCAAGTCCCTCCAATGAGGTCAATTGGGAGTGTGTCCACTGCAAGTGACTTCTACCCATGTAAAACATGCCGCCCGTATATAGTGTATTACTGGTGTTCCATGTTTTCAAAAAATGAAGATTTGAAATACCTGCGCAATATTCAAACATACCGCTCATGTCTTCGATGCTGCGTGTATCCCAATTGGCTAACGTTGAAAAATCAGTAATCTTTCTATCATCTTCGAACATGTGTACTACGCTTTTTACATTGCTTATATCCCATTTGCCAATATCTGGTAGTCTTTCAAGCTTTGTACACTGCTGAAACATTCGCCCCATATCTTCTGCATTGCTGGTATTCCAATTGCTAATATCTGGGAGTTCCGTTAGAGAACTGCAGCAACTAAACATTCCAAGGCTTTCTGTATTTTTGTAGCCGAACATTTTTACATTGCCCGTATCCCACTTCCCGATATCAGGCAACTTGCTTAGCGAGTAGCATTCCGCAAACATTCCATACATTTCAGTAACATTGCTTGTGTCCCAATTACTGATATCCGGCAATTCTTTTAAGCCGCTATCATTAAACATGCATCCCATTGAAGTTACATTTGAAGTGTCCCATTTCCCGATGTCCGGTAAATATTTTAGTCTACCGCAATCATCAAACATGTAGTACATTGTTGTAACTTTACTTGTATCCCATGCGTCAATCCCCGAAATTGTCGTCAGCCTTTCACAGCTCCAGAACATTTTAGACATATCAGTGATGTTTGAAACATCCCAATTTTCAAGTCCATAAATTTCTTCTAGTTTTTTCCAATATTGAAATACCTTATTTACAATTGTTACCCTGCTGGTATTTACATTGTCATAAAATAACTTTGTTACTTTATCTACGTTTCCCCTTATAGAAAGGCTATCTCCACTTGCAAATTGTAAAGCTCCGCCTTCTGCATTCGTTACCCATAATTCAGTTCCATCGCAAAATGCTATAATGCTTCCGGACTTGTCACTTGAAACATCGTAAGTTGTGGCATTATTGGGGATTTCATATTCTCCGAAATGAATTGCAGTAATTGAGTTATTTGCAGCTTTTTGTTCATCTAATGCCGTTTTTAGCATTGATGCTGTAAACAGCGGTCTTTCTACCACATTAACAACTTCTATGTATTGCTGTTTGTTTCCTTCTTCGTCAACGTAAGACACTGTAATCGATGCAACTCCAGCTCCAATAATTGTCACCGTTCCATTTGCATCTACTTTTGCCACTGCCTCATTATTGCTTTCAAATGTTTTGCCATCAGATGTTTCGCCATCTTCCAGAATGCTAAATGGGTCGCTGTCTGTAAATTTATTGTAGATGGTAGCTTTGTTGAGCAAGCAATTAAACACAACCGTTCCAAGCCAATCACCCGGAGTAAGTGTGGCTGTTGCAGAGTAATCAGAGGATGTTCCATCACCTAGCAGTTCACTGCGGTTCCACTGGGTCTTGCTTGCCATGACAGACATTGGCGCGTCCTTGGAACCGGTTCGCTGCATCGGGGATGCGTCTGTCGTGACGTAGACTGCTTTACCTTCCGGAATATCCCCTTTTAGAAGAACCGGAATCGATGCGCTCTTTTCACCAGTACCATCCGCACCGGTCATTGATACGTTTTCCGGAACGACAAGAGTATAAGTGCTCTCTACCGACGCCGTGATTTGAGTGGCCGCCGTTTTATCATTACTATCGGCTTGAAGCGAGGAACCGCTATCACCTTGCGTTGTAAAGGATACGGTGTTTCCTTCTTCTTTAGGTTCGTCTTCCGCTGTTTCTACAGAAGTACCGTCATCTTCTGCACCTAAAGAGGCACTGCCTTCGGCTGCAGTATCTGAAAAAAATTGCGGGGGGTTAGGATTTTCGTCTTCATCCAGAACGTCTGTATCAGACGGTTCATCGCTGACCGTATCTGTTAAATCATTCGTTACCACAGAATCCGTCAGCTCTTCTGCCCATGCTGGAGTTAGCGCCATTGAGGCAAACATGGCAACCGCAAGAAATCCAGCCGCCATTCTTTTGATTTTCATGGTTTTTTTCCTTCTCATTGTATTTGACTAGCATTACGACATGGAACAACTAAATGTTGCTGTGCCGGTCCAGTCGCCTGGTGTGAGTGTAGCTGAAACGGTATATTCCGATTTTGTGCCGTCTTTCGAGTTCGCCAAGAGGTCATCTCGGCTCCATGTAGTTTTCGGTGTCTCAACCGTTGCCGTCACATCTTTTGCTCCGGACCGTGTCATAACGGGCGGAACAGTTGTTACGGTAACGACCTTGTCCTCGGGAATGTCTCCCTTGAGGGTAACATCGAGCGATGCCGTTTTAACTCCCGTTCCCCCAGAGCCGGTCAAGGTTACACGTTCTGGAACCGTAATACTGTAGTTTCCGTTTACGCTTGCATTTACCGTGGTTGTTGCGCTCTTTGCTGCATCGTCTGCGAATGCAGTAAAAGATGTAGCAAGCATTGCTGCCATGATAAATGCCATACTTTTCATAACATTTTTCATTTTCTTCTCCTTTGCTGTCACTTTATAATTTAGCTTTTGTCTAAGAGTTCACTATATCTCTCTCCTTTTTTAGAAAATTTTTATCGCTGCGAATATTTTTATGGCATCGTGATATTCGCAGAATAATTGTTTATGCTTTGCTCATTTTTGTCAGTCGCTTAGCAACTGACATGATGAGCCATTTCTGGGTTTTCTCCGAGAGTTGGCGGGGCTTGCATTCGATTTTCTTGCGAATCCCGCATGTATTTTCGCCGTTGTAATATAGCAGAACTCCTATACCATCAGGAATCTCATCTTTGACCTTCTTGTATAGCGCTAACGGCATCACATAGTAGTTACAGTGCCCCACAAAGTTGTGGCCATGGTCAGAGTGAAAGTCGCTCACGGAAACCTTAATTTCTACGCAGGTGACGACAGTGTCGATGATGTATGTATGTTTCGTTTTGTACAGCCTGCAGAACCGTTCCGTACAAGGTTCGTTTCGAAAATTCCAGTCAGAGATATCTTTGGGGCATGATACCTCCTGCATCCACTGCCGGATGGACGGCATAACTAAGTCTCTGTCCTCATCCCTGTACATTGAGAGTTTGCAGGTCCCACATTTTGTTTCTGATGTGAAGCACTCTTGAACCCGAACGAAGTCAACAAGGCCGGATTTTATCGAACCGCACTCGACAGGTACTTCCAGAGCGTCGAAGCCTTGACGGAACGAATCAACCCGGTATCCACCATAGTTGGCAGGATGCCAAACCTTTAGCGCTGATTCTATTTTTTGAGTCAGAAGAGTTTTTGCCATGGCTGCTCCAATCCTCATCGAATGATTTCGTGCGCAATAACGTCGGATTCCGTACAAAAGATATCGCTGTAATCGGCCTCATCATTGCCCGCACAGACCTCATGCTGATATGGTGCAGTACCCTTTCGCTCGATTTCGATGCGCCAGATACCGTTCGTATAGCGCACTACCAAAATCGTGTCATCATCCAAGAACAGCCGGACTCCCTTGACATCGAAGCAACCAATTTCATCGACCCCATAGTTGGAATTATCCAGGCAGACAAGGTCGTCACTGGACCCATAAATTTTGACCACGTTGCACCTCACACCGTTTTCTGTTCGCTGGTGACAATGCGCGGGATGAATAGAAATTCAGTTTTTCTTGTTTCAGTGTTGGTCCTCCGAATGACCGTGCCATCCCGGATGATTTTCACGCCATCCTTTTTGATGACGGGCTTTTCATCGCCGACAAAGTTCATCAGTTCCAATTCCTCGACAGTATAGTTGTCCCGGTGCAGCCATTCCGTGAGCTCACCGTCATCGTCGAAAACCGGGACAGCCTCGCTTCCCAGCGTGCTCCTTGCTTTGAATTCATTCATAGCTTTCGTCCTCCTTGCAACAATTTTCCATGCGTATTATCAGAATTCCGGGATTATATCTGAGCTTTGCAACATCCATACAGCTGCAAAGACTCAAGTTGATGGCATTACCCAGCTTTCTTGGTTTTCTTGGTTTCGGGTTTCACGATACCGCCGTTGGCATCGTAAACATTGTACGGGAAATCCCCATTGTTGACACGCTTGGCAACCCGTTGCCCGGTGGCAGTCTTATAATACTGGTTCAGCCGGTTTTGGCGGGGTTGTTGACTGTGTCGATGTGTGTTTGCTTATTGCACTTATAATTCTAAGCCGCTCGCATAGCTGGTCAACTGCCTCACCACCCAAAAATTTCTTTGTAAACAAAAAAATAGCCCGCACAGAACTGAATCTGTACGGGCTGGTATTAGTCATGAGGATGTTCGTGGCAGGGTTCAGGCGGCATACCATGCGGGTCAGGCTCGGGAAAGCGACCATGGTCCCCGATGATTTCCGAAGTGCGGATACCATTGGCTTTTCGGCAAGCCTCGATGGTCTTAGAAAGCACTTCCTTGACATCGCGCGGGTTCTTGATACGACGGATATCGATTTCCGGTGTCATGGCATCCGTGGAGCAGAGATGGATGCTGCCGACACGGCAAAGGCGCTCATAGAAGTTCTGCTTGAACGCGATGTCCCGGACACGGTACAGCTGAATCTCATCCTCGCGCAGGTTGAAGCAGCCACGCTGGATGATGAGTTTGGTCTCAGTCAGGGTGTACTTTGTAAAGGACAGCGGCAGAGAAAAGATGGTGTGGCGTTTGCGGTCAGTCCAGAGAATTTTCTCCTTGTCCAAATCGATGCCGAACTCGCCGTTTTTGAGGGTGGACATGGTATGACTCCTTTCGTAATGAGATTTGTTTTGGTTGTTGGTATTTGAATTTGGTGCGGGATGGCGGTTTGTATTATTTACATTATACCATTCATTTTCTTGATATGCAATTATCATTATCAATAACTCAGTCAATATCTAAGTTGCCAAAATCCTCTGTGAGAACGAAGACGCTCTGGATGGATATATTTGGAAGGCTGGACATCCACCTCGACATCGAGTGCCGGGATGAAGACCGCGATAGTTCTGGTTATGTGTCAGGAGTTACGGTGCCGTGATTTTGCTTTTTGATTTCTTTATTTAGAAATTCGACAGACATTATAAGGGGTTCAATAATATCTTTATAGATATATATTTTTCTTCTATGCCGAGAATCGTTGTTTGCGCTGTACACTATCATGACAAAATCCGGCTTTTCAGAACAACTAAAAGATTCGTCTTCACAAAAACCATAACTTGATTCAGATAAAAAGTCGTCGCACCATCCATAAGGCCGAATATCGACAAACCATTCAGTACCCCCTCTACCAAAGTTTTCCTCCCCTCCACTCGATGTGTTAAAAGGGTGGGCTGTAGCAATGCTACGCAATGAGCGGAATCGCTTTATACTTGCTTTTTGACTTTCTGTTAGCAGTCCTAAGTATTCGTTTCCTTGTTTTAGACTCAGCAAATATCTAATTGCATCCATACACATATTTGCTTTTATTATAAGTAGTAGTGCATCATCTGCAGAATGCTTTTCTTTCCTTAGTAGCCGTTTGATATCTCCGAGATAATACGTCAGCATTTCTTTTGCTGCTAAAACTCTATTTTTATCACCTTGCTTTTCTTCGGCGATACGTTCGATTTCTTTATTAGCTGCTTTTGTGATATTTAATTTTGATTTGGCTTTTTCGTAATTATTCATTTTCCAATTCCTTTTTATACGTTCGCAGGTTTATGTCTATATCATTTCCAGTGTCGAGGCTTCTGATGTCCAGGTTACCGAAAGGTTTTTTGACATATTCATCCATACTACACTCTCATGCTTTACACGGAATTCAAAAAACCAATCTGTTGTTACTCCTTCCATCAAAACAAAAAACCTCCTACCGCAGCCAGTGTGATACTGATTACAATAGGAGGTTTAGAACTTGTTGTGACGTCTGTATTATAGCATGTTTTGAGAATTGCGCAAGCCCCATTTTAATGATACTATTCAGTCAATACATTGGTTTCAAACAAAAATCGCTGCATTTTGCCGCCTTATTTGTTTTTGTATATTCTATTATAAAATGACCTTGCCATGTCTTCAAAAGAGCATACAAAGCCAACCGCAGAAAACAACGCGAGAATTGCAAACAGTATTCCAACAATGGTTACAAATATTCCAGCATTACAACCAATCAATTTCCATACCATATCAAGAATGTCAGCGTACACAAATCCACACGCTGTAACAGCGAAGGAAACAGCACTACTAAAAGTCACTGCTTTTGATACATCTTTTTTTGAAGGCTTCATCTTAAAGGGCAATGCGAAAAATGTAACGCAACTTATGAAAAGAAAAATCCATTTCAATGCGCTAAAAGTTTCATTACTAAATTCTGCTAATTTCTCGAAAATATCCATTTTAATTTCTCCTTATTTATCCGACTTTGCCGCATTGCACTTCTTGCACAGCATCTGCAGGTTATTGTCTGTGGTATGCCCGCCCTTGCTCCAAGGAATGATGTGGTCACCTTCCATATCCTCAAAGGCATACTCGGTGTTGATGCCATTTGCAACGCACAAGGGGCACTTGTGACCCTGCCGCTCATAGGCGCGAAGCTTCTGAGATTCAGTAAACGCACGAAGGGACAGGTGCTTTTCATCACGCCAAATACGGTCAGAGAGGATGAACGGGATGATGCCTGCCTTCTTAGTTACATCATCATCCAGTACGAGTTTCTTAATGTCCGTTTCCAAAGCGTTGCTATTGTACTGCTTTGAATGATATTGGTTGTAGAGCAGTCCCCATGCCTGTGCATCCGTAATTCCCTTCCGCTTAGTCGGGAACAGCATTTTTGCCCAGTTGATTACCGACTGGAAGTAAAGCCAGAGGTCATTGGCGTCCTCGTCATGCTGGTGAACCGCCATGTACATCTGCCCGGATTCCAGACCATCACGGTCAGCAATCCACGCCAGTGCCTTTTCCAGCAACTCCTGCCGAATAGGGTTCCCTTTCAAGTAACCATCAGCCATCTTCGCGGCCACACAGTTGCGCTTTGATAAGTAGTTCTTTGCATCAGCCAGCCACGGACCTGTATAGGTAGCGTTCAGCAGCTCTTGCGGAGTCAGAACTTCTCCAGCGATGTTGATGCGCTTGAACCATGCCAGTTTCTCGGCTTCGGAGCCCTCACAGATATTCACGGTCAACTCGTAGTCCAGTATCGTCCGCTTTTCCTCGTCTGTCAGGTTCTGGAAGAACTTGTCATTGCCGTTGATTTTGACGGGGTAGTCTTTGTTGACATACTGCGCAATGGAAATTGTCCGCTGCTGACCATCGAGAACCTCGTAGGAATCCGGACCGGTCTTAGACCAGTACATAAGGTTCAATGGAAATCCGTTCATCACTGAATCAATGACGGCTGCACGCTGTTTATCGGAGAAGCAGAAATTTCTTTGGTAGCTCGGCCTAATCGTGAGCCGATTGTTGTAACCGTATACGCCGCCGTCTCCATCGTTCGAATAGTTCTCTACGAGGTCGGATACCTTGATTTTGGTTTCTGTAATTTTCATAAGATGTTGTTTCCTTTCTCTATTTCTTCTATAATTCTTCTGCAATTTAGTCTTCCAAAGGCGTCAAATATCCCTAATTCCCGTAATCTAAGACATTCATTCCACATCGATTCATTCTTTCTGCACCAAAGATTTTTGCCGCACAGCATATTCAACTTGATTAAAGCATCTTGCCTATTTTGTAAATCTTCTTCAAACGTCAAACCGCTTTCTATGACAACACAATACTCATTATGTTTATTATCAGGGATACTTTTAATAGCCTCAATATCATATATAGGTTTCTTTCTTATCGGCTTTGCATTCAATTGGAACGGATTGTTATAAAAAGGATGTTTTTCTTCTTTGATTTTTTCTTCATCACTTTTGCCAATTTTATTGATATATCGATATTGGACGCTGTCATAACATACAAAGTCGAGTGTAAGCACTTGTGGAAGATAATCCTTACATTTTTCTAAAATGTGGCGCAATTCCTCTTGTAATGCAAACGCTTCTTGTTCCAAATTTGTCCACGGATAGTTTTGTTTATAATCACTATCTTTGTGAGCGTAGTGCTTATCTCTTTCGTAATAGATGTGCGCAATAACATTGTCGTTTTGCGTTAATTCCTTTTTCTTTCCTTTACCATCACACACAGTTTTATCTAAGACGGCACAGGTGTTAATGTAATACTGACTTCGTCTATCGTTGCATAATTGCCTGACATCATATAATTCGCTGACATGGTTTGATATATACCATAAAGAATCGACAGCCTTTTTTGCTTCAATTAAATAAAAGGCAATTTCCCATTTTATATCCATTCCATTTTTCCCTTTCATTGCGTCTTGCAAACAAGAATTCGTCCGTATGTTCTGAGTAAATACCCGCTGCAATTTGATGCCGTATAGTATCTTTGTGCAGGAATTACACTAAAGCACAATGCAGCGCCAGTATTGACTTTGCCCCCACTTGTAATACTACCGTCTGGGTTGTGCTGCTTACATTCCAAATATTCTTTTGTGGTTTTTACATCGTTTTGGCTATTCCATCCCAAACCGCCTGTATAGCCTAAAATTTCAAATTCTTTCGGATTATACTTATCCAAGAACGTAATCGGCACACCCATAACGCCCTTGTAATCCACCGGGATATCCGCAACCCTGTCCACATTGATGGCGTCGTAATTATCGTAGTGGGGGTAGCGCTCATCCGCATCCGGCAGAGGATTCCCGTCATCGTCATAGTACCGCTGCCAGAGAATCAGCTTTTCGTGGCGCTTTTGGATGTCGAGGTTGGTGAACCAACGCCCAAGACCGGCGACTTTCTTTGTCATTCCAGACGGCGTATCGAATTCAGACGGGGACATGTAGCCAATCCAAACATGATTGTCCTTCAAAAGCGGGAAAAATTCTTTGTATGTAATGGAGTTCTTATTGCCAATGATAACAAACTGCTTTTTGTGCTCCACTAAGAGCGAGACATATTCTCTGAACATTGACCACGGCGGATTCGTTACCACGATATCGCACTCATCCAGCAAGTCAAGGCATTCCTTGCTCCGGAAATCGCCGTTGCCTTCCAGCGGGGTTTTTACACCGACTTCCACATCATTATCATCCCCACCCTCATACTCCATCTTGTAGGTGGGCTCGGTGCGGTCATAGTGCGTGGAAATCAGCTTCTTTAGACCAAGTTCGGCGAAGTTCAGGTGGAAATACCGCCAGAAAGCAGACCATGTCGGGTCATCACAGTTGCAGAATACGACCTTGCCTGCGAAATGCTTTTTGTAGTGCCGCAATTCCTCTGCGACATCCTCGATTCTGGTGTAGAACTCGTCGTTTTTTGCGTCCTTTGCCTTATGCAGGTTATCGTTCTTTGCCATCTCCGTATCCTCCCAAAAACAAAACCCCCGATGCCGTAACATCGGAGGTGTAAAAATCAATTATTTATCGTTAAGAATATCCAGCAACTCATCGAGGATGCCGATATAGTTGTCGTCATTGATATACTGGATGGTGTTAATCATGGTTGTTTTCAGTGCATTGAGAGGCTCTCCGCGCATTGAACCGGAAGTATCGACAACGAACAAAGCTATTTCTTAGTCTGTGCGGGTGTATCCGTGGTCAGCTAACCATTTATGTACTTCATTCGTGACGTCCAATGTATCGATGGAATAGCTGTTAACTCCCAGTTTGCCATTGGAAAGATTCATGCCGATATTATAAATGAGCTTGTGGCCTTTCATTTTGCCGATGGTCGTTGTGCTTCCTGCGGCGAATGTTTTGACTCCGACGCCGAGTTCCGAGTTATTCTCGTAGTCCAGCTCTTTGTAAGTAAAATTGTCTTGTACAAGAATCAGTTTTTTGAAAATCTGATGACTCTGCAAGATGCCATTATGAATGGAAAGGCAGTTTTGCCAATCGGCTTCAAAATCAATCCAGTTCCCGAATGTGGAAGCTGTCAATGGAGCATTCGGACTCTGGTTGATAGCTGCTGCCTCTTGAAGCAGCAGTTTCTTAGGTGTTTTGTATTCCGCTACCGGATAGTTAATTTCACCCTTGCACAGTATTTTCGCAAATGCTTTGACGGCAAGCTTACCAAAGATAACGCATAAACATCCGCAGAAACCAAAAAATGCACCAAGCAGATAGAATACAAGTGTTGCTGTATGGATGCTTTCGGGGTCGTATCTCTGCGCTGATGCCTCCGAGATAACAAGGCCAATTGGAATCAGCAGCAAGATAATGCCGATAATTATAAAGGCGATTCCCATTGTTACCCACATCCGACCCGTACCTGCCGGGGTCGCATATTTCAGTGCTCTTTTCCGTTCTTTCTCAGACGGAATCATCTTATCCTTTTTGGCTGCCATGATTTCCTCCTCCTTTTAATTGTGAAATCTGTTGTTGATTTTCTGAATCAGCCAAAGCTGAGCTGCTCCGAGTCAGTTGAAAAGAAAGCCGCCTTTTTCTTTGCCTGCTCTTTTGCACTCTTACTTATCGGTTTCTTCGTGCCGTCCAGATGATGCTTGCTCTTGTACGAATAGCCTTTCCAGGCAGCCTGATAGGAAAGGTAGCCATATCCGTTAGCATTGTCCAGGACCTTATCAGTAGCGGTCTCGACCACAACATAACGGGGCTGGTTGGGCTTTGAGAGTTCATCGCTTTTCACGACACGATAGCTCTTCTTCTCATCTGCGCAGTACTTGGAAAACGGTAATGCGGATTCCTTTTTGGGCTTGGATTTTGCCTTGGCGCTTTCGATGCTTCCCTCAACGGAATCCACCAGTTCAGAGTCAAAGAACGCCTCATCAAGCGGTACATTGGAGCTGTTCTGCTTCTTTGCTTCTTCAATTTTCTGATACATGGCATCTTCGACACGGCGCATCTTCCAGACCTTGATGAGGACCTTTTCCGGGAACATGATGGTCAGTCCCTTTTCGGCCAGCATCTTTCGGACAGCGGGAGCAGCAAGAGACTTATACTTTGCATACGGTCCTTCCTTGTGCTGTTCGATTTCATGGCTTACTTGCGTCATGTATTCCTCAAACGCCTTGTTCTGGTCGAGCCAGAATTCGACTTCGGAATAAGGAGAATCATGGTCCACGATTTTCTGGAGTTCACAACTCTTTGCATAAGCAAGGCAAGCATCTTTTACATCGGCAAAGCCCATCCCGAAATTATCGTTCAGGGTGTTTCGACGTGCTCCGTCCATCACAAAATAGCGGCTTCCTTGCTTGATGATGGCAATACCGTCGCCGGAAGTGATAGTGGTGGGCTCTTCCGCATATCCGTCGTCAGTCCATCGGTCGATAATCGACGCGGTATCCTGTACAAAACCTTTCCTGCAGGTGTAGTCATCTGCGCTATCATAAACCCGTTTCGTAATGCACTTGGTAATTGCGTCAATCAGAGCGTCTATATCCTTGATTTTTACGCTGTACATCAGGTTACTTTTGACGTTCCAGACAACGCCATACGGCAACCCCAATGCCATCATGGAACACGCACACTGCAGAAAATGCTTATGTGCCAGGCTGCTGATGAATTTGATGCAGTAGACGGTATTATTCTTTACGACATCCGCAAGACCCGAGGTATAAATTACTTTATGGTCCTTAGTATGAATGTCGATATCGCCGCGTGCCTGAACATATTCATCGGGAGTGAACACGGTTCCAAGCCGCATACTGAGCGACATTTTGGCTTTTGCGTTCACAAAAGGAGGCTTGACCTGTTTTACATACCTGCACTGATTCGTTTCGAGTGCTGTGAGCAGTAGAACCTTATCCTCGACCGTTGCGCCCTTCTTGATTTTCAAATACTGCATGTCTTTATGCAGGTCCATATAATACGCAAGTGCGTCATCTATATCGTAGGAATTAAAGAATCCTGCCTGCATGTAGATACTGATGCAGGGAGACAAATCAATCATTGCATCTGCCGTCTGGATATCAATGGTCGTGGTATCATTACGTTCAATCGGTGTGACTTCCAACAGCTTATAGCAGGTATCTACATCCTCGATGAATTTATGGTCAAACATTTCAGAGAATGCGAACGGATGCGGAAATCCGCGAAGAGTTTCAGTTGGGGTCATCAGAGATTTATCGCTCAACGGATGGTCTGAGTTTACGAAAATGATTCGCTGCTTTCCTCGGCTTGCTGCGACACAAAACAGATTCCGAAGAATCTCATATCGTGCCATCGGTTTGTTTGTGCGAGACGACCAGTATTCTTCCGTGAAATCAAACACAACGCAGATAGGCCGCTCCATACCTTTGCTGCCGTCAAAAGTCGTGAAGATACCAACATCCGAGGAGGGCGCTACTGCTTTATTCCCGTCATTGTCTGCGATACTTGCATAGACATGATGCTTGTCATAGAGGTTCCCCGGTCGATTCTCCAAGTCGTTGAGCACCTTCGTCATGGCTCCAATTCGAGCACCCAGGCAAAGGACATTTTTGGGGTTCTGCTTATTCAGGAACTCTGTTACTTCATCGACCGACATCTGTTCCACGATACAGGAGCTATTTACGCCGTTGATGGTCTTGCCCCAGATGTTGCCGAGTCGTTCTGCCAAGTCATGAGAAATACGGAAGCATTTCGTGAAAACCACCTGTTCATGGCGGCCGAGAAAATCCTGCATGAACTCCCAGACATCCAGCGCTGTATCATCGTAGATTTTCTGCTTCATATCGCCCACTGCGACGATTTGAAGGCCCGGATTCTTAGAGCGGATATATTTGAGCAGTTCTGCAATCTCGTCATTGATATCCTGATACTCGTCAATGATAAGAGTATCAATCGGCGGAATCGGAATTTTCTTTTCCAATACCATGGCAAGCTGTTCGCCCTGTCCGCAATTCCGGATTCCCTTTTTGTTCAGCAGCAGGCTTGCAAATCCATGATAGTTCTGAACCAGGACATTGCCATTCTTGATTTTGTCTTTGGCATCAAGTTTGAGTAATCGGTTGTAGGTCAAGTACAAAATACGCCGTTCTGGTGGATATGCATCGCAGAGTACGTTGATAGTCGATGTTTTTCCGCTGCCGATGCAGGCGTCACACAATACGTTTTTGCCCGACAATGCCAAATGTACGAATTCCTGCTGTTCGCTTGACAAGTCGTTCAGTGTCATAGCCAAATTCTCCTTAACAAACAAAAATGCCCCGGCAGCATCCAATTCAGATGCCGTCAGGGCACAATTTTTATCTTATTAGGGTTATTATATCTGATTCGCACAGATGTGCAAGCTTTATTTTACAGTCCCCGCGCCGGGAAAGCCCACTCCGTAAGGGGTGGGAGTGCGTCAAAAAACGCGTCGCAGATACGACTTATTGATTTCTACCAACAGTTCTTCAATCGTCTTCTTCACATCATACTGAAATCTCTTTTCGAGTGCATCAACAAGCTCAAAGAATTCGGGTGCGTACGACCCGTCTTCACGCAGGTACTTGCCGTTGCGAATCGCCAACAGTTCCTCGCGTTCCTTGTCTCGGCGAGTGATAATCTCGCCTTTTTCCAGAATATCGAACGCCGTGTAGTACAACCGCACAATGTGCATCGCGTGTTTGTTGATGTGGGCAGCATCTTTTTGTGCTTTTGGATGCTGCGGCTGCTCATACTGGTCGATGGTCGTAGTCAGACTCTTTAGCAGCGACTTTAGAGAGGTGACTGGATAATCGTTCAAGCTGCCAGAAATCAGGAGCGGATGTTTGCCTTCTTCATCTGTATCCTCACTGATGGAAATTTCAAAAATGTCATCCTTGCCCCATCCGGTAATCGACCGTTCCAGGCTTCTCTTTTCGAATTTGTTCTTGAATGCTTCCGGCGAGGCCCCATTACGAAGGAGTCCCATCTGCAAACGTCTGAGCTGGTCGTTCGCAAAGCCGCCATAGCTGTAGGCAATGCGCCGAGTCAAGAACAGTTCCCTATTGTCAAGCAGCATTTGGCCTTCCGGCGTCATGTTCACATATAGCTCCGGGTCATTGCCAAGAAGTTCGATAATGCTGGGATTACCCTGCGCAAGCAAGCCGACGAACTTGTTCACAGCGTAGATGACTGTATCTGTCCGGTTGTCAATGGCCTGCTCGAAGCGGTTAAACCCTAAGATTTCGGGTGAGCCTGCCACGCCACGTATATCGATATCGGAGCCTTCGACGTTGGTTCCGTAGGCATGACTGCCGCTAAGCGTTAGGAATAAAATGTTGCTCCCCAAGTGTTTGTTGGTGTGCAGGAAATCGTATTCCTCGCGCTGGACGATTGCTTTTAGTTCTGCGTTTGTCATAGGCTTTTTCACTTACTTTACTGATGATGTTGTTGTTTCTTTACTAATATTATCCCACTATCGTGCTTTTTCTGCAACGGCAGGTGTCATTTGTTTGCAATCTGTACATATTTGCATCCCTACAGAAAAGAAAGACCCCTACCGATTTTCGGTAAGGGTCTTTCTGCTATTACTGTTGGAGTTCCCAAATCTCAACATTCAGATTCCAGGCTTTTGCTGCATCGCTGATGATGTCCAGAACCGTATTCCAGTCACCTCCGGCAAGTCCGCAGCCTAAACCATATGGCAACCGGATAGTTACGTCCTGATACTTTTGAGCGCAGTCTCTAAAAAACGAGAACAGCGCAGCCGCCAGTGCAGCATAATTCGTCTGCCTTTCACCTCGGCTATAACCATTCTGCCCGAACAGATTCACGACATACAGCTTCGGTTCTACCAGAACCTCCTGATAAGTACCGAGCTTGTTGCCGTCGTTTCCATAGCAAAACTCCAGATAGCGCTGATATACCACCGGCCATTGGATGCAAATTTGCATGGCAAGTCCAGCTCCCATTACACCTTTACAATTCACTTGTTGGCAGATATATGTCGTCTTGTTCGTTGACAGTCGTGAAAAAATATTGCCATCAACAAAATTTATGCTCATCTCACTTACCACCTTTTCCAAATTTCGAGGCATTCCCCGGATAAACCGCATAGCCCGTGCGATAATCAACGCTATCGTCTCGGTATACGAGCTCTACATTCGACATGCTGGTATAAAAAACCTTGTCTCGATAACGACTATCGTTGATTTCAAATTTTATGTTTTGGCCGTTGTCCACGATTTCGTAGTTCACGAGGGCAGATACAGTCCAGATGTTGTCGTAACGAAAATGGATGTAATTGTATTCCGGTTTCATCTCAGCACTTTCCGGTGTGGCCAATATCTGGTTCGGGATATCTTCGAGTTCAGACATTGTGGTACTTGTCACAGTGCTGATTGCGTCCTCACAGCCAGCCAAAGGTAGAGCCAGGCAGCACAGCACCAGAGCAGTCCCAATAAATTTTTTCATAGTTGTTCCTCCGTCTGATTTTTATTGTACGCAGTTCGCACAAAAGAAAAAGCTACCCAATAGCCATAAGGCCACTGAGCAGCTTAGTGTGAATTCTATTGTGTGCATAGTATCTTTCGTACAGATTTGATTGTATGAGATTCGCACGCCGGGTCAAGACACATCGGCAGCTACGCATCCTGGCACCTACGGTTTCTGCGGACAAAAGGATGCAGCTACGCAAACAAAAAAGTCCTACCCGCATTTTACTGCAGGCTTGGTTTGCTTTTTGCTCTGTGGTGTTTAGCCCTCAATAACAAAGGTGTAGCTGTCTTCTTTCATCGCGACAAGGCCCTTGAACGTCTGGTACTCAGCTTCGTCCAGGAATGCCTTGATGGTCAGGCTAGTATCCTCATTATCCAGCCATTCGGGACGCATTCGGACAACGAGGTCGTGTAGCTCTCCGACAACATAGGCCATCAGGTCATGGTCGCCCAGAGCCTCGCCAATTGCTTCATCATCGCATTCGACGGGAAAGCTGATGGATGCGGCAAGGCCGTCAAGTTCATCATCGTCTTTGGGGCGGATTACAGTGGCTTTGAGTTTCAAAATACTGGTGTTCATAGTGAAATTTCCTTTTTTGTGTGTTGTGCTTTATCTTTCGACATCTTTAATTGTATTTAATTCGCACGGATGTACAAGGCAAAACTGTGGTAAAGACAAGGCGCATAGAGCTTGTTCCGTCACCAAGCCGGAAAGCTCAAGAATCAATTGCTTTGCTCAAATATGTCATCTTGTGTGTTTTATTGTCATTTATTGTAAATTCATGCTTGCTTTTTGGCGAGAGATGTGCTATTATAATTACAGAAGATGACATTATTATACAGCAAATGACACATCTGAAAGGAGTACACCATGATTTCTGTTAACCTCGCCACGCCCGTGATTTTCTATAAGCAGCTGCCCGGCATCGCTAAGAATCTGGATGTGGATGCTGATTTTTTGAAAGGCTTTCTCACCAACGCCAGGTGTTATGTCGAGGATGCCGGAAAAGGTGAAGTGCTTGAGCTGGACAACTCGGCCGACACGATAACGAAAGTTGTCGCAGCCCATGAGAAGCGTTTCTATGGCGCGGAAGCCATTGTGGAATTCGCCAAGAGCAAAGGCGTGGATATTCCTGCACTGAACCATTTTGAACTTGGTGCAGATATCTCTGCCCATGCAACGGAAGACCAAGTTGCCAACATCACTGCATTGGCCGCACGAGTCGAGCGCCTCAATAATCGGTACAAGAGTCTTGCCCGGCTTGAAGCCCCGGACGTCATCCTGATGAACGAAGCAAGGATGGTGCGTGAGGCAGTAGAGCAGCTGGAAGATAACAGCGGTATTTACTCCCCGGCTCTTGACCAGAATGGGGTTGCCTATCAATCCTTGAAGGATATTGGGTATTCTCTTGTCACCGGTTGGGACAAGTCGGTACTTGAAAAGAACAGCAATAAGGATACGGAGGCCACCTTTCCCAAAGAGCCCGACTTTCAAAGGCTGGCATCGCTGGTCAAAAAAGCCATCGGAACCCGCACACAGGGTAAGTTTGCGTTTCAAGCGGGGCTGACTCGTGGATATATCAGTAACCTTGCGAACGGCAACGCGAAAGCTCAGCCGACCGAGAATACCATCAAGAAAATTGCAAGCGCAACGGATGCTGTCACGGAGAACGAGCTTCGTATCGCCTGTGGGTATGAGCCCTTGCCTGACGACGGGAAAGACAAGCTCTCTATGCAGCGTGCAAGCATGTCTGATGACGCATGGCAGAAAGACAACGTGGATGCATTCCTCTCTTTTCTGAATGAAACGATTCCAATGTCCACTCCTCTTTCGTCCACTGAAATTCTTCAAGCTCTTTTCAAGGAAAAATACGGTGACAAGAACGACCAGATTCTGCTGGAAAAGGTCTCTGCCCCCGGCACCTATCGTGCGGAAGGTACGGCTGCTAATGTCATTCTACCTATTCGTCTTTGTTGGTTCAGCTTCAAGCGGATGCTGATGCAGACCCTCTATGTGGGACTTATCGGGCATTACAGCAAAAACGATGAGCTGTACATTACCGGATACATTTCTTCTGTGAAAGAGCTGCATGACGCGGTTCCGACGCTGCGAGGCGGCATTGATGCGGCCTATGACGCGAGTCTGCCGGAGGGAATCGACATCATGAAGTTCCCGGTATTTTACACGGCTTCCAATGTTCAGGAAGCATACAAGCGGGTCCAGCAGAAAATCGTCTCCAAAATTGACGATTACTTTGCCAGCGAAGTGAAGGTTCGCGTTTCCGGCATCGGCTTTTATACCGATACCCTCTCGGATGAAAAGCTTGTGGAATTTATGCGCCTTCATAAAGCAGCGCTGACCGCTCCTTCTGCTCCTATCGAACTCCGGGACATCTATGAAAACGTTGTTGAACGTCACGGCCGCCCTGAGGATTTCCTTGTGGAAGACAGCGACTTTGACTGTAAGGCTTCCGTTATCGCCTATGCGATGAACAATGAGACGATTCTCTGTGCAGGGCAGGACATCTTTGACGGGATGCTGGGCAGCAAAGAAACCGATGCAGAAAATTGCTCTTGCGTTTCTGTCTCTGACAAAGAGTTTGCCCGTCTGCATTCCAAGTTTGGCCTCAAGAAAGAGGACGTTCTGGAAGCTATCAAGGCATACGCGCAGGAGCTCGGTCTGGAGTACGGCCCCGTCAACTACTTCATGATGTGTGACCCGAAATATGCAAACGACCTTGGCGAGATTGTGCAGTGAATCGTTCTGAACGCGGTAAGATGATTTGCTGCCCTATCGGTTGATACAAACAAAAAAAATAAGGCTGCTACCCATTACTGGGCGGCAGCCTTTTGCGTTTGAACAAAAGAAAACGAGAACACCGTCGGCAACGGAGTCCTCGCAAAAGATAGTTCTTTTTGATTACGGTTTTAATTATATGGAACCCGCAATGCATTGCAAGCATTATTTGCCCGCTTGCTTTTTCAGCTTATCTCTCGTTTCCATGAGAATGATTCCGAGCCGATTCTGACCCGGGATGTTCCGGCATTTCTGGCAGTGGCAGTTGCCCCAGTAATTGTCATGCCAGCTGGTAGTATCCTCCTCAATAAGCTGTGTACCCGTTTCGAGGAGGCGCTGTTTGAGGTCCTCATTCTGCTCGAACTTGGCCATCACCACGCGGCGCATCACGTCGTCCCGAGCCTCATCCCAGTTTGCGGGGATAGCTACATTGCGGCCAAAGCGCTTGGCAGAAGCCGGTGGCATGTCCGCAAACTGTCTGCGCTCTTCCAGTGGGACCTTGTGACTCTGGAATGCTGCCTCGGCGTTCTTGTAACGAATCCCATTCATCACAAATTCGCAAGGATAATAGTTGCTCATGAACCAACTACGGTGGTTCTCTTTCTTAACTCGAATCATGCAAACTCCCCTAATTTCTAACTCAGGCGGCACTTTTATCGCCGCCGTTCTTTTTCTCTGCCGCTGCACTCAAAAGACCATCAAACAGCTCTATTGCCGTAGACACAAACATCTGGCTCTGAATCGAGATTTTTCTCCGCTCCGGAGTCTGCCCTTTCATGTGTGCAGCGGCACTATAAATTGCTGCCAAAACCTTGTGCTTCATCAAAGCAGATTCTTTGATATTCGCGTTATCAGCAGCAAGGTAGTTGGCAAGGTTATAGGCCCGTCCAAGCATCAGCTCATCGTACAGCGGAGCATTGTGCTGGACCATGGTAGTGTAAACAGCAGGTTGTTCTCCGAAAGTGCTGAATCGGATGCCTCGGAATCCAGAATTCAGCTCATACAAAAGCGCGAGGCGTTCGGTCAGAAATACTGCCGTTTCGGAGAGTTTTTTTGCCATTTCGTCAGGCAATGAAGCAGTATTGTCCTGCCGTACCGCGTGCAGAGTTTTTTTGGCTAAAAGCCGTTTCGCATATTCCTGCACATCGTGGTCAAGCTCATAGTAAATATGGCTTGCCGTCTTGTTTGTACGCATCTTGTTACCTCCTGGTTCTTGCCGCCTTCTGTTGTTCGACCCACGCTTCGGCTTCCTCTACTGTGGCATACACTGCCGTCTCACCGCGCCGGGCAATCTGCTTTCGGGCATTCTGAGCTGCCTGCTCACTCTTGTAAATCTCATAGCCAATGTAGGACCCATCCCATCGGGCAAGGCAGCAATAATATTCGTGGCTCTTAGCGGGAGCTGTCGGGACAAAGGGAGGAGGTACTGCGGGTGTTGCCTGAGTCGGCTGTGCGGCAGGAATCGGTGTTCCAGTCTTTCTGGCAATTAGATTCTGCTTTTCTGCCATCCAGGCATCAGCTTCCTTCGTATAATAGAAGTACTTTGCTTCGCAAGTATTGAACAGTGAATAATACAGATTCAACATTTCTTTTTCACTGTTGCAGACCTTCTTGCGAGCCAAATTGTAGCTTGCATCGTAGTAGCAGCAGATGAAAGCATCCCCACGCGGTGCTTTCTTCGTCTCATCTTCCTTGTAGTCTGGATACAGCTTGGCGAGGTCTTCTGCCGTATTCTTTTCCGGGTCCAGCGTGGATGCGTCGAACCCATTCGGAAGTTTCCAGTCATGAGAACTGATGATGTCCAAAAAGCTGCTTGCATAGCGCAATGTCCAGCGCCCAACATGGACGAACCCAAAACTTTCAAGACACCGAATCTGTTTCGGGGTAGCCATTCCGCTGGCTCTGCGAGCAATGAGTCGTTTGAGAATTGCAGCGGCAAGGCCCTGAGATTTGATGGCATCCCCTTTTACGCCGTAGCACGAAATACTATCGATGATGTCATCGGAAGGCTCCTGCCTCTCACTCTCAAACATCGGCTGATAATCGTTGAGTTCCGGCGCTTCGATGCTGAAAATGTACTGCAGCGGGTCAACCAATCCTCTCGGCTTTTGACGCTGTGCCTTGAGCTTGCGCTGAATCGTATCCTGCTTTTCGAGTTCACACAGTGCTTTCCGCTTTTCCTCGTCCAGCTCAGTCTGTGCTTCCTCGATTGCCTCAATCAGCCCCAATTCGGGACTCCCGAAATTCTCCTGGCTATTCGAACCGGTGAGTGCCGCATCCGCCAGCATATCGGTGGTCTTTTGTGCCACTTCCGGGTCTTCACAGAAAATATCAGCAGGATGGCAAAGACTATGTTTCTTTGTCAGCCACAGGAAATCCAGCACGAGAAGATTCTTTTTCCCTTCACATAGGCGTGTTCCGCGTCCCACAATCTGCGCATACAGGCTACGGCTCTTGGTAGGACGCAAGCAGATGATACAGTCAACGGTCGGGCAATCCCAGCCTTCCGTCAGGAGCATCGCGTTCGTCAGCGCCTTGTACTCGCCATTGTCAAACCCTTTCAGAACGTCCTTCCGGTCCGCAGACGCGCCATTGACTTCTGCGGTCTTGAAGTTTCGCTTATTGAGGATATTACACAGTCTTTTGCTGATTCGTACCAGAGGCGTAAAGATGACAGTCTTTCGGTTCTGGCATTCTCGCACAATGGCATCCGCAATCGTGTCCAGATACAGGTCAAGAACATTGCCGAGGTCCTGAGCACTGAAATCACCGGCATTGATATGAACCTTGCTGATGTCTACCTCGACCGGAATTGTCTTCGTGTTAATTTTGCAGAGATATCCTTCCCGAATTGCATCCGGGAGCTTATATTCAAATGCAAGACTATCAAAGATATCAGATAGGGATTTCATGTCGCTTCGGTCGGGTGTTGCGGTCACGCCCAACACTTTGGCATCGATGAAATGCTCGAGAATTCCCTTGTAAGTTTTGGCTGCCGTGTGATGCGCTTCATCAATGATGATAGTCCCGAAATAATCACGCGGATACTTCATTAACCGATTCTGCTTAGAGAGAGTCTGAACACTGGCAACCACGACCATCTTATCGGAATCGAGCGCCGAGCTTTGCGCTTTCTCTAACGCGGTCTCTAGCCCCGTCACCATCTTGAGCTTGTCGCTTGCCTGCTGTAAAAGCTCTTCCCGGTGCGCAAGAATCAAAACGTGTTCACCCTTTGCCACCTGGTCGTTCACGATGCTTGCAAACACAATAGTTTTGCCGGTTCCGGTCGGCATCACAACCAGCGTTTTCTTATTCCCGGCATCCCACTCTCTATGAATCGCCGCAGCAGCTTTCTGCTGATATGGCCGTGGGTCAATCTTCTTTGTTGTAATCATATTTCACCCAAAAAACAAGCAGGCCCGAAATGAGCCTGCCTTACTTTTTCTCAATTTAGTTCATTGCCCGCTGCATCACAAATATAATGCCGGTTGCCAAAACCATAACGCCAATGTCTCTGACAACGGTTCCGACCCGTTTATCATTGGTAATGTCCTGATTCCATTCAAATCCCCAACCAATCATAGCGACACCAACCACAATCAAAATAACACCAACAATCGTTAAGCTTTCTTCTGATAAACCGTACATAGTGCATTTCCTTTCCGCAAACAAAAAAGTCCCGCACAAACAACTCATGCGGGACAACGATAAGATATATTTTTGGTTTATATTTTTCATTGTACGTAATTCGCACAGATTGACAATAGAAAATTACAAAAAAATTCCCGCATGAGCGTCGCTGCTCACACGGGAAAAAATTTCTTAATATTCAGTGCAGAGAACCGTCAAAAGGCTGGAGAAGTAGTACATTGCGATGGTCGTGATTTTCACAGCATCGCTTCCCTGCCCGTTTGCAAGGCGTGTAAAGGTTCCGCCGTTCTTGAGTCGGGTCATGGTCAGGTACATGAGCATATAGGTGTTCACATAGACGTCTGTATATCGCTGACCGTCGTCCTCGTAGCGCTGCGGGATACATTCCTGACTCAACATTTCAATGAGCTGATACCAGGATTTCAGATACAGAGGGCTCTTCGGTTCATTCAGAGCATTCTGAGCCTGCTTCTGGTATTCTTTCAGAGTTTCATCAGTCAGGGGCATAAACTCGACGTTTGCAAATTTGTCACGGTTGTAGTAGAGCCACAGCGTGGCATTGGACAGGTCCATGCAAATACCGGCAAGCTTCTCTGCTTTTTCGTCCTCCAGTTGAGTCACCGGAACGCTCGGGTCATCGATTTCGGCATCTTCGGAAGTCATGTCCACAATCCTGTAGCTGTTCTCTTCTGCCCGAATTTCAGAACTGACGAAGCGCTTGAAATCGTCAACGAGCTTCCGATAAGCTTCGAGCTGAGCATTGGTATTCTGTTCACTCATGGTATGTATCTCCTATTCATTCGTTATTTTGTTTGTGCTTATTGTACGGGTATCGTACGTTTTTGCAAGAGCTTTTGACCCAAGCACCTTTTTGGCTGTTTGTCAATACCCGCAGAATATCAAAGTGCTGTTAAAGTTCAGGTGGGAAGACGTTCTGGAACCATGAAACACAGGGCCCTGCCTCTTGCTTATGGCTGCTGACTTTTTTCAGCCTGCGTTCTGGCTGTTCTTCTTGACATCGGCTGCAACCTTCAAGCGGCGTATGTACTCTTCCAGTTCCTCCAGTGTATAGGTTTCTTCCGTCTCAATCGGCTCTTTGGCATCTTTGGGCAGATAGCTTTTCGTACAGACAAACTCAGGGCTCGTTACAGGGCAGTCCAGGACAGTTTCATCGTACAACTCTTTCTCGATGTTGTGGTAGAGAAAGAACGGGATATGCCGCCCGCAATCGTCATCCGATTCTGTCCAATCCGGGAGTTCCTGGATTTCGCGGCCGTATGTTTCATACAATACCGTGTTTGCCCGAGCATTGCCAAGAAGAGTGTTGAACAGCTTAAAGTTTTCTCTCACTTCGCGGCGGAAGAATTTCGGGAGCGAGAACTCCTCGTATTCCAGCTTCGTATCAGAACGTAGATAGTAGCGGTACTGCGCCTCGACCGGCATGAATTCAGTCGTGTTGTTCAGCTCTTTCAAAGCGTTGAGTCGTTCACTCGTTTTTTTGACATTATGTCTTGCAAAGCCCAGATACGCTGAAACCAGAATCATCAGAAGAAGAGCTGCAAGGATAATGACAATGAGCCATTCCTCGCCTTCCATATGCGGCAGGTGTTTCAGAATACTATCCTGGATAGCATAAGGAAGGTCATCGAACCATTCATAGAACCCAATCGGGTCCTGATAAGTAGGGGGAGCCATGATTCCCCCTCACCGCCATCAGTAAATAAACTTGCATTCCCGGCGTTCCCGGCCATTGCCGCACCAGTAATGCCGCCAGCGGGGGGGGGTTGCCTTCCCCATTCTTTTTGTATTCTTTGGCCGCATTCTCACCAACGGTATATGTCTTGACGTTGATTCGCTGTGCCTTTCCCTGAAACACGAATACCGGGCGGTCACGCTTTTTGGAAGTTTCAAGGCGGACATCTGGGTTCTTGCTGGCAAGATAGTTGGCGCACAGGATTGCCAGCCGGACATAAGGTGTGCCGCCGTCAAAGACCGAAGGAACTGCTTCCATCACAGCCGGTACGCTGATACCATTTACTTGCCGCTGCCCTGCTGCCTTTTCCAGGTATTCTTTCGTACTCCGGGTTGCTTCCGTCAAACTCTGGTTTTCTTTGGCCCAGGCAGGCAGAGTCAGGAACGTGAAATCATCGTGGCTGCCCTTAGTGGGGCCGACAAGAACGATACCGAAAGCTGTGGTTTTCTCTTTTTCGTCGAATTCCACATGCACGAACATACCGTTGTAGTCGTAGCTGTCATACACCGGGATAAAGAAATCACGAACCGGGAGTCGCTGCAGGATATCCTGATGAATTGCCACGTCATCCGTATCCATCAGCATTTTCTGAAACTCGTAGTCAAAATCATAGACCGTCTTCGTCTGATTCCAGCAGCCAATGGTAAAGCAGGGAAAAATCTGCGCAGCCAAAACACGCTCAAAACCCGGCGTGTTCATTCTCTGCGCCGCTGTCATGCAGCACAGCATCGCGGACTTGTTGTATTCTTCTAGCGTTTTTCCACACGGGTCACTGAATCCAAAATGGTTTCGGGTTTGTTTGGTAACGGCATTCGCCGTCAATGCGATTTTCAGCTGTTCATTGGTCATTTGCTATCCTCCAAAAGTTTATTTTTTGTCATATGCAAACAGCGCTGGACCATCCCAATGGTGAATTTGCGAGTCGTCAGTACTGTCATGAGCTTGCCTTCATTACCCTTGATAGTTCGTTCCAGAATGTTCCAGGATTCGGTTTCAGGCTTGACATTGGTATATAAGTCCAGCGGAACATACAACCACGCGATTTCACTGTCCCGCATCACGGCATAGGATTGCAGGATTTTATCAATTGCCTCTACGCCGACCTTCCAGCTGGTGATTATGGTCCGGCTGATATCGTATACAATCAGGTGCGGTGCTTCATTTGCTTCCGTATCAACTTCAATGACATGAGCAATATACGGTTTCCCGTCCACCAGCTTATACCGATAAATGATGGACGGGATTTTCTCTCGAATCAATCTGTCATGTTCAAGCGCCAAGTCCGCGTACTCGCCCGTTGCATCAATGATGATGACTCGTCCCTGACAGGTCCTCAGTGTCGCTCTAATTTGCTTGCGGCACCAGGCAGAGCAGCTCTCTTTGTACTCCGTCGAGACAAGAAAGAAATTCCTGCCCGGTGTGATAATGGGTTCATAGCTCATTGTTTATCCTCTGTAGCTTTTGTAATTCATTCACTTTTAATTGTCTGCGATTCGCACAGTTTCGCAACATGATATTGTCTGTGAATACCAGTTATCGGAGTCATAGTCCTTTGACAAAATTCGGGTCGTAGTGGGACAGGACTTCCTCGTTCAAGCTGTATTCGCAGTTGATAGTCGTTGCGTCATCCACATACACGCCTCGGTTTGCGTAGTATATCCCGTCAATGTAAATGGCGAACATAACGGACGGCAGCAGAGCCATTTCATTGACCGCGTAAATCAGGTATTCATCCAGATTGTCCTTGACCACCGCGCTCTTATTGATTTGGGCGATTTGCTGTCCGCCAAGAAATACGGGACAGCATACTCCTTCTTTTCCAAAACCAATTTTGTAGCTCTGGTATTCCTCGCCATACAGCTGCATGGCGATAGAATTGTATCCTTGGAGGAATCCGGTTTTTGTATGGATGACGGAAATCTCGCCTACCGTGCAGTTGTTCTCACGGATAGCAAAAGGGTGTCTCAGAATATCTTTCGTGTTGATGCCGCGCATGTACGCCCTTGCGTCAGCAGCTGGCATGTATTGCAGCAGGAACTTGGAATCATTCAGCCGGATGCCATAACCCTGCCGTAGCAATTTCGGGATATAGTGTGCCTGCCCGATAACGGCCTTGCCTTTCACGATATCGAAGGTGAACTCATATCCTTTCGATTTGGTTTGCTTCACAATCCATTTCATCAAATTATGTGCGCAGGGTACACCGTCTATAGTCGCTTGCGACTTAGGCGGTGAGGAATGCGCTAACCAAGAGGCAATTTGAAGTGTACTCAGTTAGCACAAATACCCTGCTACTCCTTTCTTTAAATGATTAAGATATTTTTTCCCATGCAGAATGCATGGAATCTGCTGCTTTTACAATTTTAAGTTTTTTAAGGCTTGCAGATTTTTGACCGCTTTTTCCGGGTGTTTTGAATTCTACATTTACAGCACCCTTTTTATTGGTATGAGTGCTATGCACAACGAGAACTTCTCCGTTGAGAGAGACTAAATCACCCGGATTAAGGTTTACCTTTTTGCGTAATAGAGCGCGATGCCCTGCGTATGTCCTCTTGCCACGGTATCTGTGCAAATTTTCCGAATCCTTTTTGTGGTTACGGTTAATTCTACCGTTGAAGAGTTCTTTTCCAGTAGCTATTTCTCCTGTACGAATGTCAATGTAGCGAGAATCATAAAACTTTTCAAGGATGCGATTATTACGCCTTACCTTTTCATAATGTTCAAACGTACAGCGGCAGTTTGGATGAAACTCGCCCATTGCATACGCGTCGTTATTATGGCTTTTTTCAAGTCGAAGTGCGATACGCTTTTCTTTTGTCATTGCGCCATAAGTGACGGTGACAAAATCTTTTCCAAAAGCAGCATAGAGTTCATTGACAATTTGCCACCTAACGGTGTTCATAAAAGCCGCACCGGAAAGGTCGGCAAACTTTACATTTTCTCCGAAGCCATAAAGCTTACCGCCTTTTTGATGGTTAGCTGGTGTATGGCACTTTTCGCATACCGTTAGAAGTTCGTTCAGGCTGTCGCCGTGACGACCTTTCCAGTAGAACATGTGGTGCATATGTAAAATGGCACCATCCGCGACTTTGCGTCCACAAACTTGGCAGGTGTAATTATCACGGTAGAACACTGCCTCACGCAAGGTTGCCAAATTGTAGCGAGGACCTTTTTGATAGTCTGCTCCCTCAGGAATGGCTTTTCCTTCCTGAATTGCTTTTACAAGCATTGTGTCGAAAGAACCAACCTCAACTGTTGCATGAGTAATGGGCATTACTGCACAATACATCTTGACAACGTTGACATTGAGTTCTTTCTTATGCCTCAAAGAAGGAGCAAGCCAACCTTCGCCGCGCTTGCGGTTATCGAAGCGCGGTTTACGGTAACGCAGTCTGTTTCTGCGTGTACGGCGCAACTTACGACAACTGTCGTGGCAGGCTTTCTCGTCCTGTAATGTATCATATTGAGCAGATACATACTCGTGAGATTGACTTTTCACACTGATGCCGATGTAGTTGTAGCCCACATCCTCGCAGATTTCAATAGGCTGCGTGTTCGTTTTGCTGTCATACAGCAGCTGGATGGTAAACGGGTGATGCTTAACGATTTTAGCCTTTCCGTCTTTCAGAAGATGGCGCACCTTGCCAAGACGGAAGGTAGGCATTAAGCGTTCACCACTGTTGCTGAGAACGCAAACGCAAGTGCTCATGCAAGGTACTCCTTTCGTAAAATAGTAATGAAACTATAAGTCAGGGGTTGCGCCCTGTGGTCCACTTCGCCAATGTTATGCACTGTTTTAGCCTTTCGGCATGGCAGCCGCACATCTCCTACCCTTAGAGATTTTTAACGTAATACATATCAACGGCTTGCGCCATTGATACATACACTGCCCGCAAAGCCCGACACTTGTGGAGCATATCGGGGTGCCTATATTATGAAGATGATTGCTCATCAAATGCATAACGGAGTTCGCAGCAACCGAAGTTACCGTTCACTGAGGCTAATCAACCGGGCTTACGGGTTGCCCCGCAAGCCCCGTCTATAACCGGCGAACCGGTTTAGGCGGGGTTGTTGACCTGCCACGTTGAATTTCGCAATCATTTCCTTGAGAGGGACACTGTTCTTGTATGCCGCAAGGATTTCAGCTTTTCTGGCATCCTCTACCTGCGCCAACTGAATTCTGGCCTTCTGTTTCGCGTCGTCTAACGCTCGATAGCATGTACGGACGCTCAACCTGTATTTTGCGGCAAGCTCCTCAATGGAATAGCCGTTGCCGTAGTCTTTCATGATATTCCAATTTCGCTCAATCAACTTTTTGCTTGCAAATTTTGAGATGGTACTCAGCTTCTTTGCTTTACGCTTTATTTCTGATTGTCTGCAATTCGCACAAATGGGCAACTATTTTTGCGAAATAAAAAGGCAGGCTCCGAAAAGAACCTGCCATGCATATTAGAGGTTAAAGATGCCCAGCCAGCGCCGAAACTTGATGCCGAACAATTCCTGTGCCTGCTCGTAGTTCATGATAAGCTGGTTGCCGCCAGAAATCTCTGCTTCGAGGGAGTTCGGCAGCTCATCTGCAATGTATTTCAGTTCGTACCACGGTCCATCCGGCGGATAGGAGTAAATGAGCCTGTTCTGCTTCTTATCAACCCGGAACTTGCTCGGGTCAGCCTGCCATGCCAGTTCGATTTTCTCAATTGCAGCACGACCAATGCTCTCATCACCCATATAGTCGTTATAGTACAGGATACGCACATAGTCCGGCAAATCGATTCCGCATGCCTCGAAGATATCTGCAATGACACTAGACGAAGCGTGGAAGATATCCGGGAAGTATTCCTTGCCATTCGCATTTTCACGCATTTCCGTCGTCATCTCATCGATGCAAACAAGCATTCGGCGGACATATTCGCCATAGAACGCGGTTGTCAGCTCCGACATACTCTCATTCACACGCTTCGAGTTCTTGGCACCGCGCTCGTTGTCGATTTTAGCACCAATTCGACAGATGATAGCACGTTTCGAGAGGTCTTTTGTCAGCGAGGTAATTTTATTCGATGTGATAGATACAGCAGGATAGTTCACGAGCCTGTCCGAGATACCCCATTCATCGTTCTTGATTACCCGTTCTGAATGGTTCTGAAACTGGGTCTTGGCGAGGTCGTCGATGTTCAGCGGCAGCCCCTCACAAACTCGTTTGAGGCCGTCGATTCTTGTGGCTGTGAAATCCTCCGTCGTGTTCATCTTAACGGTCTCACCGCACATGAGTTTGACAAGAAATTTTATAAAGGTCGTCTTGCCGCCGTTTGAGTCACCGTAAATTACGCCGTACATCGGGAACAGCTTCGTATCGTAGTTGTTCCTTGACGCAAAATACCGAAGGTACGCCATGAACGGGGTAGCCAGATACCAGGTCATGTACTTGAAGTAGTCCTTCTTGGCCTGTTCGACATCGCCGTAAAAGTAGTCCATGCCTGAGAAGAACTTCTGGATGCTCTCGATGTTCTTTGCCACCTCGCTGAGATTCGGATTGAGGTCGATATTCTCGTCGTTGAAGGTCATGGTCCCGGCATCATAGTCGATATGTAATTTCGGGAGCTGCTTAACTGCCTCAGCTGCCACACGCCGCACCTCGGTATATCGTTTCCCGAAAACGCGCATCGGTTCCGCTGCCACTACAATACGATTCGCCTGTACCGGCATCTTAGGCATGATTGGCTTGACGAGTTCCTGCATTTTCTTGACATCGGCAACTATCTCGTATTCGACCTCATCCTCAGGCTGTGCCTGTTCCAGAAAGACAAGCTTCTGCTTTTCAATAGACTGAAAGACGGGCACTTCTTTGATGTTCTCTTTCAGATAATCTTCCTGGTTCATGGTGTTCACGACTGCCTTATAGGAGACATTGTCGGAGCAGGTCTCCTTGAAGGTCTCGAACAGAACCTTGTAATGCGAAAATGCCGCCTCGTCATCGAAGCAGACGATATTCTCTCGCTGAATGCCGCAAAACGCCGATGCCGACATATTCGCACTGCTGGTGATGACTCGGACACGCTTATGGTCAGCGCTCTCCAAGATAAAGATTTTCTCGTGCGATTTCGTGTCCCGCGATACATACAGCTGCAAGGACCCGTCATCGAGGCGGTTCGCAAGGTTCCCTGCCGACTTAGACTTAGCGAGCCGCTGCACGCTGTCGATTTGCACCGACATGATGGCAGCGATGTCGTTGGCGATGATTTTCTCGCAGCCGAACACGACTTCCGCATACGAGAACTTGTTGATGACCTTATTCACGAACTCGATACCGGACGAAAAAGTGATAGCATAGAGTCTGTCGAACCCGTCAAACAACTCTTCCCAATTCGTTTCGACCGTATCAGCATATACCGCCTTCACAACATTCAGCGCCTGCGTGGAGATGCTCACCTTTGCCTTCGTGGTCTTGTTCGCCACGAGTTTGAAGGGCTTATCCGTCTGCCCTTCACTGTCCCCCATGTCCTCGCCGGGGTCCAAGAGTTCTTCCGGGCCTTCTTCGGTATATTCGGGGCTTTCCGATGCCATCATGTCCATGAGCGACATCTGATTTTCCAAGTCGTTTGTTTTCCTTCTTGCCATTTTGTATCTATCCTTCCTAAACAGATTTGGGTCATTTGTTGGTTTGGGTATAAAAGCGAGCGGTTACTTTTTAGCAACCAATTATTCATTCATGGTTTTTGTTTTTTCGGTTAAATCTGATTTTAGGTATTCCTAGTTTCATTTTACCACTTTAGCTGTCCCATTGTCCGGACTTTAAACTACTCGGCACAAGTATTATCCGCCTCAGCCGGATTTCATTCATCTTTTCTTGTATTCTCTTCGCGTTTCGTTTAATTTCGTGTTGTTTCGCGAATACCAAAAACAGCCGCTATATTTATTACAAATACATCCTTGCATCGCTTTTTTTGTTCTCCAATTCCCATTGTATGCAATTTGCACGGCTGTGCAACTGCCCACAGAGTATCAAACTGCTGGAAATCATGCCGCAGAATATCAAACTGCTGGTAAAATCGGCTCGCTTCGCCACTGAATCGCTGGATTCACAAAACAAAAAGCCGTCCACCCAAAAAGATGAACGGCATATATTTTTGCAGGATGGTTATGCTTGCGCTGCTTCTGTTTTTTCTGCCATTGTACAAGGCGGCGACCATATCGACCGCCTCATCCATCGAGTGGCACTGGTAGCTGACGGCCGTGCCGCTTCCGACCAGCATGTTCCCGCTGCTCGCCGCGTGGAGGCTGTCTTTTGGAGCAGCTGCGCGGACAAAACCGCGCTTTTGAGTTACATCTCTGCGTTAAACAGGTTGCGGAGCTTGTAGGTGATATCCTCGCTGTTGCCGACGATAGCTGCCGCTTCGTTGATGGAAGCGAGCTCCGAAAGACTATCCGCTGCGTAGTTGTAGCTGATGGTGTAAATGGGGATATCCATACCGGCAATGATGTTTTTCGTATCGGAGAAGCCATATCCGGTATTGTTGTCACCATCCGTGAGCACAAAGATGATGGGCGTGCAATTCCCACCCAGTTCCTGAGATTTCTGGTAGATGCGGTCCATAGCAACGCAAAGACCGTTGTACATTGCGGTGCTGCCGTTCGCATCGAGGGAGTTCACGGCACCCTTATACAGAGTTTTCTGGGTCAGAGAGAACTGGTCAATGGGCAGGTATTCCCTGACATCTGAATCAAAGCCAATGATGCCGATATAGTTTTCGTCATTGATATACTGGATGGTGTTTATCATCGCGGTTTTCAGGGCATTCAGGGGTTCGCCGCGCATCGAGCCGGAAGTATCGACAACGAACTCTGCCACAATAGGAATGCCTGAGTCCTTCTCTTCTTTCCAGACACTCTGAGCCTGTGCGATGGTGTTGCCGTCGTATGCCTTGCCTGTATAAGCATAGTCGTCAAGACCATTGAACCCGTCCTTCGTCGCTTCTGCCTGATTCTGGGCGCAGAGGGAAACGAACGCAGCAATAACTTCCTTCTTTTCGGCCGAGATGCTTCCAATAGAATACAGGGGGTTATCATGCCGCACACCGAACGGGATGAACTCGTAGTTGCGCTGTAAGGTCGGGTCATTCTGATAAGACTGGTACTCCATCACGACACCGTCCACGATACCCTTGTCAGCCGACTGGACCATCTGCTGGGTCGTGAAGGATACGAGAGGGACGTTTGCTTGAAATTTCTGGAAATTCTCAACAGCAGCCGTATCGACAATCGTATCGCTGCCGCTGCTTGCCAATGCAGCAAGCAGGAAGTTAAGACCAGTTGCGCTGGTATATGGGTTGGAATACCCCATCATGAGTTTGCCATCGATGGTTGCGTTCAGAACGGAAGAAACAGACGCTTCACCGTATTCAGAGCGAAGCATATCCCCTGTCTTCTTTGATACGAGAATACCCGCCACATTGCCGACCAGACGGTCAGCCTCAACGGTCAATTCTACGCCCTCGTTCTTCACCAGCTCGCCAAAGAGCGTATTTGAGGGGGTATAGCACTCGGGCTGATACTTTCCCGTCGAGATGTACTCAGCCGCCGTACCGGACGGAATGGAGCGCAGGGAGACACTCATAGTCTTGTCTCCGGAAGTCTTGTTGTGCTGGGCGTTGAACTTTTTTGCCATGCTTGTCAGGAAAGAATCGGAGCCGGATTCTGCTGCTTTCTCGCCGGAAGAGAAGATTTCAATGTTGACATCACCGTTCCCCTCCACCACAAACGGGTAGGAGGAGTCGATATTCGGCAACTCATCTTTTGCGTCCAGAAACTCCGATACATCAAGCTGCTGCGGATTGACGGATACTTCCTGCACCCCGATACGTTTCATCTTACTACTTAAATTGGCATATGCCTGCTCGGAAGTCATCGTGCTGATGCTGACATTCGAGTCGCGCAGCACAGTCGTCGAAAACACGCCGAGAACAACACCCACCACGGCGATGGTTGCAACTACAGGGAAAATATTTTTCTTCGTCACGTTAAGACTCTCCTTTCAAAATATCATATTGCTTCATAGCCTCGCGGCTGATTACTTCATCCTGCTCGATGTCCTGCGTCGTCTTGTTAATGACAGCATCGAGCTTTGACATTGCGAGCACAACCTCTGTATCCCACGGATTCTGGGCAGAACGTTGGTTCAGAGCGTATGCTAAAGAATCCAATCGGAGGATTAAGCGCTCATTGTCATGAACTACCTTATCCACGGTACTTACGATACCATTGTAGATTTCTTTCTTTTTCTGCGCTTCTTCTTTGTTTCCAAACGAGATAGAGCCTTGACAGAAAGCCTTGTATTCCGTTTCATCAAACATTGAAGCCGAGCGAATCGCGTCATCCAGTCGGTCATAGAAGATACGTTCTGCGGATTCCAATAACGTTAGGCACTTGGCTTGTTCCCCGGATGTCTTGCTATCCTGGGTCATGCTGTAGGCAACGGCCATTTTTTGCCCGAAGCGCCGTACCTGATACAGCATTTGGTCAGCCTGCTCTGAGAAGACGCTTTTTGTCTTTACTGCCGTTTGAATTTTGTTGGTATACAGCTCTTCTTTGCTTGTAGGCCGTTCAGATGCAGCAGAAGCCGCAGCTTTCTGCTTTTTGAGGAATTTGCGATATGCAATGTAGGCGCAGAGCAGCAGGAACAGGACTGGCGTGCCATATTTCGCAAGGAGGATAAGGAACAGCGATGTTCCGTGCATGTATTCGATAGTGTAATAGGTGCTGATATAGGTTTCGACCATGTAGACTATAGCCGCTGCTATGATAATCAAACTCACGCCGAGCATTAACTTCACCTCTTCGGTTTCAATCGATTTGATACAAAGCATCTTTTGTTTTTAATTATCTTCAATTCGCACAATTCAGCAACAAAGCCTTAACATGCAAAAAAGACAGTCACCCAAATTGGATGGCTACCATGAACTTTTCGTTTGCGTCACAACAGAAAAAAGGATGGCTCTTTCGAGTCACCCTCTTTTCATGTTGTCTTTAATCTTTGGCTTTTTTGTCTTTCATGATAGCCTTCTCTTCTTCGGTCACATCCGGTCGAAAATGAGTGACTTCCTCACCGTTGAGATTCTTCTCATGAATCAGATAGCCGCCTTCTACGCGTTCCATTGCCTTGGCACCTCCTTTCTCTTTGTTATTCTCAGGCTGTTCACATTGAGTCATAATGTTGATGTTGCGGTCTGTCTTTGCCTGGATGCTGTTGGCACGGACAATTTCGCCCATGTCAATGCCGGTCGCTTCTTTCACCGTCTGCATGGTTTGAGCCATCAGGATAGGAACGTTCCCGGAAACGCCGGATACGCCGGAGGCATCACCGCCAATGATAGAAACCTTATCAATGCTGGACAAAGGCTGAGCCACGCTCTTGGCAATGTCAGGAAGAACCTTGATGAGCATTTCAGCCACAGCCGCATCGTTATACTGCTTATATGCCTCTGCTTTCTGTTTCATGGCTTCCGCTTCAGCCAAGCCTTTCTGACGAATCGCTTCAGCTTCGGCCTTACCGACAAGCTCAATGCCTTCTGCTTCCTGCTGCTTGGAGAACTTCTGTGCCTCAGCTGCACGTTCCGCCTCATATTTCTTGGCTTCTGCCTCTTTCTGGCGGCGGTACAGGTCAGCATCTGCCTGTTTGCGGACTTCCGCATCCAGTTTGCGTTGCTGGACCTCGGCTTCCTGTGCGGCAAGGTCTACCATTTTCTTCTGCTTGGCGATTTCAGCATCCGCTTCCGCTTCTTTGATTTCTTTGGCGCGGAGATTCATCTGAATCTGACCGGCAGCATCTGCGTCAGCCGCAGCTTTATCAGCTTCAGCTTTCAGCTTTGCCTTGGCGAGCTGCAATTCATTGTTGCGTTTTGCAATCGCAGTCTGCGCTTCAACTTCCTTGGCATTTGCAGCCATCTCAGCATCGGCCTTCGCGCAGGCTACATCACGGGCAGCCTGAGCACGGGCAATTTCAGCCTGTTTCTTTACGAGCTCTTCCTGTTCGATGCCGATAGCTTCGATAACGCCGTGATTGTGGCCCTGAACATCCACTGCATCCCTGATGTCCTGGACATTAAAAGTCACAACCTCAAGTCCCATCTTAGCAAGGTCGGGGCGAGCATTCTCGATAACGCTCACAGCCATCTGCTTGCGGTTCGTCAGAATTTGGTCAACGGTCATATCGGAGACAATCTCTCGCAAATTGCCCTGCAGAACGTCATTGACTTTGTCATTGATGCCCTGCTCGTTCATGCCGAGAAAGTTCGAGATGGCTGCCTGCTGGCGGGACATGATGTACGCCTTGGCGTCTTTCAGACCGGATGCCTTCACTTCTTCATCCAGAACGGTAGAGTTTTCGCTGTAGACTTGAATCGTGACAACAGAGTCAATCCAGAGACTTACGCCGTTCTTCGTCTTAACACCTGTTTCAGGAGTCTTGACATCGATTTTCAAAAGGCGCATATTTAGTCGGTCAGCCCGTTGAAGAACGGGCAGAACAAATGTACCCTTTCCGCAAACCACTTTAGGCTTAGACAGGCCAAAGCCAGTTACAACGATAGCCTCCGTGGGCGGAGCTTTCTTGTAGCAGAGAAATCCAAAGAGAATAATCAGGGCTGCTACAATTCCAATCACGTATACCATAATTTTTATTTCTCCACATTCAGTTTTTTAGCTGCTAAGATTCTCATTCCTACTGCATCGGTATCGCCCCATCTCGCAATCGCTCTGTCTTTAATTGTCCGCAATTCGCACGATTCCGCAATAAACAAAACCCACAGGTGAGAGAATGACCTGTGGGCTTCGAAAAGAGGTAATTATGCGCAAGCAGACACGGCATCGATTCGTGGCGACCAACTACAATCACTACAAATGTCTCTTGCCGTTTCTCTTGTACAATTCTTATTGTACGAAGTTCGCACAGCAGCGCAAGGGTAAACTTGCCAAGACTAAGATATTTTTGAGTTTGACTTCTGGTGTTTGTTTTTTGCACTCATTTTCGAAAACTACCATACAATACCCCTGGCACAAAATGAGATACACCTCCAGCTACAACTCAAGAGCCCCATCCAAGATGACGGGGCTCTAGTTTTATACATTAAGGCAACAATAAATCTCGTGCATAAAGGTTAAGTATTCATGAACAAAGTTGCGATTTTGGCCCGTCCATCTGTAAAATATGATATAATTATGTTAGAAAGAATTGTGGGAGGAGAAAAACAATGACGGTCGGGGATATTCTTGTAAGCATCAACCAAGCAAGTCTCGAGACGATGTTACCCCTCACTGCAGTGCAGACAAGTGCTGACATTGAACGGTACTACAAAGAAGGCTACAGTGTCGGCTTAACGGCCAACGAATTTGCTAAGAAGTATCCGAGGCTTCCTGTCGACAGAATCTATGTTGCGCACAATATGCTTGCTCCTCTCTATTATTGCGAGCTCGATAGCACGACCGTTCCCATTGTTCTCTCTCTGAACATTTACGGGGACAAGCGTCTGGCTGTGAACAGCGAATCGGACGAAAAGTTTCAGCAGAGAATTCTGGATATGGCCGAGAAAATCTCATTGGGAAACGTCCCCTTCATTCGCGGCTACCTCTTTTCCCTGGAAGACAGCCTGCGTGTATCGGTTCTTTCTAAATACATTGAGTTGTCCAGTCCGGGTGAGAATCTATACGCACTTTTTTTGGACTTCTATCGTACCAGTGATTTTGGGTTCTCGGCTCTCAAAGAGGAAAACCTTCAGAAAGTCTTTTCTGGAAAGTCTCAGAAACAAAAGCAGAACACTGAAAAGAAGCTATCCAGCCTGCCGGATATTGTGACCATCTATCGTGGGGAAGGAAGCAAATCAACTCCATACGAGAAATCTTTCTCCTGGACCACAAGCTACAAGGCAGCCTGTTTCTTTGCCTGCCGCATCCCGAGTCTCGAGAACAGCAGAATCATCACTGCCCATGTCAGCAAATGTGACATTATCGAGTATTTTCCGAATGATGAAGAAAAAGAGGTTCTTGTCCCACCGGCTGCCGTAAAAGATAGAAAGGTCGATACACTATACGGCATTAACGCCCTGACAGATGAAATTCAGGCATTCTACCCTCTCTACCAGCGCTACCGGAGCCGCATTTCCACTCTGTATGATGCTTATGGCCGGGCTAATGATGAGGAGCACAACGCCGAGCATACGCTGCGAGTTCTCTTTGATGCGCTGCTTTTGGTTCAGGTTCAGGGCATTGCCTTAACAAAAAAAGAATCCCACCAGCTATGTGATGCGATTCTTTATCATGATATTGGGCGGACAAACGATGATGTCGATGACAGTCACGGAGCAAAGTCTAGGGACATTTATTATGACACAGCCTCCGACTGCAATTCGGCAACTGCTTTCCTCATCGAGTACCATTGCTTGGATGACCGCAAGGCTCTTGCAGACCTCAAAGTATCCAATATCCGGGACAAAGAACGGGTGTGGCTGCTATATACGATTCTCAAGGATGCAGATGCTTTAGACCGTGTGCGGTTCGGGATGCGGGCCGTGGGCCCTAAGTATTTCCGCAACGAGATAACCCACAAACTACTGCCCACTGCGCAGAGCTGTGTAGGGCAGCTGAAACTATGAGGAGGATACTGTGCAGAACGAAAATGGTGTTTTGGCAGTGCAGGAAGATTTCGGTAATGCCTTAGTCGATAAATACGCACCGGTATGGGATAAGAAGTATCGGAGCAAAGGCGAGTCTATCTGGGTATTTCAGAGAAGAACCCTGTCCAGCGCTTGCCAGGTTGCGACGACATTGCATGACATGGATTTTGGGAAAGCATCTACTTTCCTCTTTCACCTGGTCCGTGAAGCTGAGGAGTGCAAACCCATTATTGAGGCCGTCAGCTCTCAGGTAGAGCTTGCCATGGCAAACCCCGACAAGTTCATTAAAGGCTATCATCAGTTTTTGCAGGGGCTCACAAAGCCCATCAAGAAGAATAAGGACTATGCTCTGTATTTCAAGGCTATTGCCTATGCGCAGGAATGTGTTCATTCAGGATTATCCATTGACGAAAATGTGGAACGTAATGATTCTGTCTTGTACGCGGTAATCGATATGCTGATGCAGGGAAGCGAATACCTCAAGCCTCAGGAATTTGACATTGTGAACAACATTGTTGGCATTTCGACTGAGAATGAGCCTATTATCATTCGGGACCCCTATCCCCTTGCGGATGTTCCAGTCTATTATAGTGAAGCCCTTTTCAATAATCGGCCATACGATAAATGCGATTTTCAGATTTCTGAAGATAGACGCCTGGATATGGTCTTTTCGTACTACAAGCATTATGGCTATGAGAATGTAGCAGATTTCGATAGCATCAACGACCTCGCTTTGCTCTCGCATTTGTATACAAACACGGTTCTTTCGATGGCCACCTATGTGAACGAGTATACCGTGGACATGCTGCCGGACAAGCCGCTGATTGAGAATACTCCGAACATGTAGTCCTGGTGGCCAAAGCCCATCTCACCCAAATATACAACAGAGTTTCTGAAAGATACGCTGCACCATCGCCGCAGAACTCTTCCCGCCAACGGTGCATTGTTTCAGTTTGATGTCTGCCAGCTGATACAGGAAATTAAGCTGAAAGAGACTTGCCGCGACAACGAGATTGTGTGTCTGTATAAAATCGTAACCAAGTTCGGTGACCTGGCCGGATACTATAACACAAGCACCGAGTGGTTTTATATTTTGACTGACCGAGCTCAATTTCCAGAGCTGGTTGACAGCGTCACGAATCTGATTCTCTGGCTGTACACTTCTCTCGCCTGTGATTTGCCGGATGTCCTGCCCACTGATGCGTCGTTCCGGTCTTCGTTTGTGACACACGCGGATGCTCCATTCGGGATTCGTTGTCTGATGATTGGCGGAAAGCCCCGCGATTATCGCAAGAAAGGCAATGGTGGCGACGAGCCGCTGCGGGGGTTCGACAAGTCCAAATATGATGCTTCGTCCAAAAACATCAATGGTTTCATTCGCCACCTGCCTGCCGGACAGAAAGCAAGCGAACGTGCCATCCTGATAGCTGAAAGCTATGGCTATGAGCTGAAGAGTGATGAAACTTATGTCACGCCGTTTGTGAGAAGACAATGGCTGAAAAAGAAAACTGAAGAGTCAATAACCCACGACTAAAGTCGCGGGTCTCCTTGCCCTGATTTATGAAGAAAAGCGCCCACCGAAAAATGGTGAGCGCTTTTATTTTTTCATTCCAAAAAGCCGGAGAGTTTTCCCATTCCAGAAAACTTTTTCCAAAAATGCCAAAAGTTTTCTGAACTCAGAAAAGTTTTGCTGCTATTCCAGAAGTTTTTGGGTTTCGGAAAATCATGCGACTATCATTGGGGGTTCACTATCGGCGTTGCAGTTCTTGCCTGCGGGTCAATAGAATAAGTGGCATCAATGTATACCGTATTGTTCCCTGTGTCTTTTCTCACAAAAACTGGCATTACAATTTCTGTGATGGATGTTGGGTCGTTGCCATTCTCTGCATAAGTTTCAGCATATTCTTGCCAACGAATGTCAACATAGGCGTTGGAATGTGGTTCCAGTAGTGCCGCTCCTTCCGGGGTACATTCAAAGCCGTTGATAGAGCCTTTGTCCAGAATGACATCGATACGGTCATCCGTCTTGTTCTGACAGTAGGCTTTCGCCGTATAGCCCATGAAACTATCAGAATAAAATCCGCAAACGACCATGCTGCAGGCATCATTGTCGAACAGCACAATATCCGTGGGCTGAATCTCGTGTTTTGGTTCTGTCGCGTTCTCTTCACCTTTCGGATAAATCACAAAGTTATCATCGACAGGGTCATCACGATTCGACACATCCCATTCTGCTTCATCATAGACATCGATGTGAAGTTTGACGGTATCGATGTCTTGCGGTTTCACTCCATAGATTTTCAGTCCTGCTTTATCCCACGAAACGACCTCGGTGGTTTTCACTTCTGGTCCAATTTCCGGGAACCAACTGGTATCTGCCGGGATTCCATTCAAGGACGAGCTGCTTGTGATAGCGCAAAGAGTTTTGTCATCCGTTTTGTTCTGGAAGTTAATCTTCCAGTAGTATCCGTAGTCATCATCATAGCCAACGCTCTGCAAGATGATGGTACAGGTATCGTTGTCGGCAATCGTCTGTGGCTGGAAGCTCTCATCGAACTGGATGTTAGGTTCAGCCATTGTGCTATCGGCAGCGCTATTTGCGGTACTCGGTGAGGAGCTGCTGGTGCTTTCCTCGGAGGATGCAGCATCAGATGTAGCTGCACTGCTGGCAGCAGTACTGGTAGTGTTAGAGCTGCTACAGGCGGCCAGGGAAAGTACAAGCAAAGCCGAAAGTGCTAATGATACAACCTTTTTCATGATTTTCTCCTTTTTTCTTTGTATAAGGCTATTATACATCAAAAGCGCTTCGACATTTTACTTTTCCACCGTGTTTTCCAGAACGAAACCTTTACTTACAAAGTTGCAAACGAAGTCCGGGAAAGTTAATAATTTTAATCGCAGGAGGGCGTCAAATTATTCCGATGTTGTCACGGAATTTGTCTGAGGGTTAATAGTAAAAGTCTCATCTACATAGATGTCCCGAGTATTGAAATTGTTTATAACGATTGGCATCACCATTTCGGTGATAGAGGTGGGGTCTTTACCGTTGGCCTCATAAGTATCCAAATAATCGCGATAGTAGATGTCCATATAGACATTAGTATGTGCATCGATTCCCATTGTATCTGTTTTAGGGAAGCACTCAAAGCTATTTATGGAGCCTCCGCTTCTAAAGGCAAACATGATTTCTTTATCTGTTTTGTTTTCAATATAAGCTTTAGCCGTGTAACCGAGCAGACCATCGGGGTCAAATCCACAAATCATCAGGGCGCAAGCGTCATTATCAACCAGGACGAGGTCTGTGGGTTGAGTTTCATGCTTTGGCTCGGTTGCGTTATCTTCCCCTTTTGGATAAACCACGAAATCGTCATCAACAAGGTCATGTCGTGGGACAGCATCATCTAATTCGTTATAAACATTGAGATAAAAACTTACCGTATTGATATCCTGCGGATTGATGTTATAGATTTTAAGCCCAGCGCTTTTCCAACGACAAACTTCCGTTTCTTCTTGACCGGGCTCAACACTCGGGAACGAAAGGCTTGCACCCACGCCATTCAATGTGCAGGAGCCAAACCAGTTGTTGAGTTTTTTATCCGATGTCTTATTCTTAAAGTAAATCTTCCAATAATAGCCATAATCATCATCGTAGCCAACGCTTTGCAAGATAATGGTGCATTCTTCATTATCAACAAGTGTCTGTGCCTGGAAATCATTATCGTATGTGATTTTGGGTTCAGGAGATGGCGTAGGCAAATCGTTACCTGTACCAGCTTCCACTAGAACATGCTGCTTTCCATCTGCGGTGGTATATGTATCTCCTATTTTGACCCCATCGGGGACGTCGTCTGGTGTGCTATCGGAAACACTATTTGACGAAGTACTTGACCTGGATTCACTTGCGGCTGTTGCAGCAGAACTATCTGCCTTGCCACAGGCGGCCAAAGAGAGGACGAGCAAAGTCGAAAGTGCTAATGATACAACCTTTTTCATAGTGTTCTCCTTTTTTCTGTTTGTCAGAGCCATTATACACCAAAAGCGCTTTGACTTATTTATTTTGGGAATATTTATCGCCAATTTGAGCGGATTGCACAAATAGCAAGAAGAAAATCAGTGCATATATGCTTCGACATTTTCCTTTCCCCTCTGCATTTTCCAGAACGAAACTTTTAATGCAGGCTTTCCCAAACGAAACTTTTGGGAGTTGTGATTTGAACTTGACAGCATTTGCGGCAGCTGAGATTTTGCTATTCGCCTGTTCCGATTGTCTCACCACAGATACGAAGCAGCGCATTTCGCTTTTGTGAGATACATCTCATATTCGGAAAGGCTGCGACAAAATTCTGAGGTTTCAGCGGCTCGCTTGCGACATTTTTCCAACTTTTTGGGCAGCAAAAAAGCCCTACCAGAATGGTAGAGTCTTTGCATGTTTTCTTTCGGTCATACGAGTAGGAAGCGTCACTTATCCGATATTCTTTCGCGCAAAAAAATGAACTTGCTTCGAGGTGAAGCGTAGCAAGTGCTTAGCAAGTTTTTAGCAAGTTCGTAGCAAGTATGCAACAAGCTCATGACAAGTACAATGTCTACTTTTCCGTAGCAAAAAGAAAAGCCACCAAACGATTTCACTCGCTTGGCGGCTTAGCTATATTCCTATACTGTTTTATCCAAATAACTCATCCAGCTTTTCGCTCAACGTCCCATCCTTTGCATAAGGCAATGCATCGCACATACGAAAGTTATACTGCTTTCCGTTATGCTCCTCAGAGAACCCAAGAATATAGTTGGTTGCAATGCGATAAATAATTTCGGACGGAGCCAGACCGTAGACCTGCTTTTCAAAGATGTGTTCGAGCCGCTCCTTGGAGTTCGGGAACGCAGCTTTCATGCCTTCGCTCTGGTACAGACGCTTCACGATTTCGGTAATGTACAGGCCCGATTTCATGTACAGGTCAATAAAGGTCTTGTCCGGGTCATTAAAGCATCCGGGATTTTCTTCTTCCAAAAGCGATACCATCTTTGCCACGGTTGCTTTCGGGG